ACTACCTATATTAAGAATTGATGAAACTAATAAACGTATATATGTTAATTGTAATAATATGGGAACATATAAAAAATACTTTGTACCAAATAAATATGCTAATGTATATGGATTCTCATTTATTTATACAAATGAAGATAGTAGCGAAACAGAAATAGCCCTTATTGGCGGTGCTATGACTAGAGATGATTTTATATTGTGTGCAAGAAATACTGATACTTTATTTATACTTATACTAGGTGGTACAGATAAATACAAATATACTAAAAGTACTAAAACACTAGAAAAAGGTTTATATGGATATTTAAAAATAGGAAATACGCAAGAATATGCACCAACAGAAAATTATAATCCTGCAACTAAGAAATATGTAGATGATAAAGTCACTAGTTTACCTCAACTATCCTTTAATGAAGCTGGAGAATTAGTTGTAACAATAAATGGCATTAGTAAAACATTTGTACCTAAAGAATAATAAATAGAAAGGAAAAGATAGATTATGTTTGATAAAAATAATAAATTTGGTTTTATTGTTAATAACAATAATGAAACAGGTGGAGTAAATGCTAATGATTCAAAAATGATTCCTATAACATTCACTCCAAATTCATATGGTAATGCTACTATTTCACCAAAGGATGTAGATATTAAAAATTATTAGATATGGGTGGATATATACACGTTATAGTTGATGTTGGTACATCAAGTATAGATGTTCCACTTTTATTCGATAAAAAGAATTTACTTTCTTATGATTCATATGAAGAAATGCCAGTTTATATTGTTAAAAAAAATGAATTAATATGTTATAGAGCTAGTCAATATGGTACTGATATTTCTTTTAAAATTTTATATGTTAGAACAAATGATATAAGATTAAAAGAAATAAATGATAAAGATAAAAAATTATATATTTATACAGATGTATATAATTTAAATGCAACAGATTTGAATGATAATGATAAAAATATAACAGCAAATATAACTAATGTTTATTTTGAACCAAAAACTATTCCAAATGCAAATAGAAAAGAAGAAGAATAATGATAGATTTTAAATATAATACTTCTATATGCCTTATATGTAAAGATGAAAACCTTATATTAATGAATGGTTAGAGTATCATATTGGTATAGGTATTAATCATTTTTATATATATGATAATATGTCAACAGTACCAATTAAAGAAAGTATAAACAAGGAATATTTAAATAAGTGTACTATAAGAGATTGGAAGTTAAATGTAAAAGAGCATGGTAACATTCAAATAAAATGTTATAATAATTGTTTATATAATTATAGTAGAGAATCAAAATGGATAGCTTTTATAAATGCTGATGAATTTATAAATATAAAGGATAATTCTAATATAAATGACTTTATGCAACAGTATGAAAAATATGATGGATTATATATAGATTGGTTAACTTATAATGCTAATGGCAAAATAAAAAAAGAAGATGGATTAGTAAGAGAAAGATTTACAAAAGTTGTACCTTATTATAATGATATTAGAGGAAAATGTATAGTTAAGGCTCATAGAATTGTAGCAATGTCACCTCATTTTCCTATGATGTCTAATAATTATAATACTATTGTTGATTCAGATTGCAAAAGAGTTTATAGTCCTATGTCATATGGATTAACACCTATGGATAAAATAACTTTAGACCATTACATAACTAAATCATATGAAGAATGGATTGAAAAATTGAATAGAGGTTCATGTGTAGATGATTTTGAAAGAAAGATGGATGAATTTTTTTATTTCAATGCTGACTTAAAAGACAAATTAAGATAGCAATAGAAGTCTATTTTTATTACTTTTTTAATCTTTTTATATTCTATCACTTTTATATATCATTAATCATGTATTTTATTTACTTCAATTTCTTGCGTACGGTTAACCATGTATTTTTTGTAGGATTTTTTCCTATTCGGTTAACCGTACATTTTTTTTATTTACCCTATAAAAACGAGACTTAATAGTATATAAAAATAGACATATTAATATTTTCGTGATTTATCGTTATTTTTAATCCACATCATTCTGTGGATAACTTTGTTGAAATTGTGGATAACTTTATATGATTACTTTTTATATGGTATATCGTATATTTTATGGTTATTTTTGGTTAAAAATGGTACAAAAATGTACCAAAATTGGTCAAAAATGGTATGTTTTTGGCTAAAAATAGACTGAAATTGGTCAAAAATAACACGTTTTTTATAGTTATTTTATTATGGTATAGTTATTTTATTGATATGAGATATATGGATGTAGGTAATATTATTGATTTAGTAATTGATATTATCATAAAGTACCCCCCTCCTTTATTTTGTTTGTTGTTTGTTATAAGGGTGGATGGTGTATGGATAGTGTATACAATGTAGAGTATACAATATAGTGTATTTTTATAGTATTAATTTTACGTGGTGTATGATGTAAATATATTGATTGTTTATTTAGTTATTTTTAAATTATATTTTAATAATACTTTGATAAAATTTGATAGTGTGTAGATAAAGGGACTATACTCATATAATTGTAGAATTTTGTCGAATTATACGTTAATATCCCCCTTCATGTCGAAAACGCAAATAGTTCTCTAAGAACTCTTTTTTAAAACACTGTATACAAAGAATTTATAGTGGGATTTTTTCCGACCCACCCCCCTATTATATGTCCCACAAAATTTCAGAGTCCCCCTTATCAGTTCCTTAAAATTCCCTACAAATTCCCCACAAAATCCCCTTAAAATTCCCTTAAGTTTTCACGTGGGACAAGGCTCTATATATTACAATATTCTACAAATATAAACAAAACTCTTTCAAATATATCATACATTATAAACAATTCACCATACAATATACAATAAACATTAAACATAATACATTATAATCAATACAGTATACAATATAAACAATTCACCATAAACAATTCACCATACATTATACACTATAAAAAATACTGTATACAATAAACTATAAAAAATAAGTAGGACATATTTTGTCCCACTTATTCTCTTCTTATAGATAATATAAAGTATTTAAAAAGTCAATCGGAACAATTACATTCAAGTTAAATAAGTTCCCCACAAAATCGACGATATCCATTAAACCTATTAATATACAGTCTTTAAAAATCACCATAACAATAATTAAACTTAAAACTATTAATAATTTTTTCATACTTACCAATCCCCTTTATCTATTTATTTATTAATATAATGTTAGCAGTCCTTCTCTTATTTAGCAACAATTTTTAAGAAAATTTTTTTCTCTATACACTATTTTTTACATATACTATTATAAGACAATACAAGGCAATATAAGAGAAGAGACACTCTCAACGATGTAGCATAAGGAGGACACAACGCCAACGCCTTACAATCAATCCTATGCAGTTCGTTCTTTGTATCATATGTTCTTCTAACATAGAACATCATAGGAACAGTTGTTCTATCATACTATCATATGAACCTATGAACAGTCACTCATATGTTATCATATTGATAATGATTGATTATATGAACACTCACTCATATATTATCATATTGATAGTAGTTAACATGTTAACTATATATTGTATACATAGTACATAGTACACTATACATAGTATATCATATTGTATACAATGCACACTATACAGCATACATAATACTTAGTATCTTATACACTATACATAATATAATATATTGTATACATTATACATAGTATATCATACATAGTACAGTATATATAATATTGTATACATTAAACATTATACACTATACATTATACATACAATATATGAACATTTATTCACACGTATACACCATATATTATACTGTATACATTAATCATATTATATGAACAGTTACTCATATGTTATCATATTGATAATAGTTAACATGTTTACTATTTACATATTGATAATTAAACATATGAATAAGTATTCATATAAGATACAATTCTATATATGAATACTTGAATATCTATTCATATATTATCATTATGATAATAAATTGTATACATTAAAAAGTATACATTAAAAATTATAGTCACCTTTTTAAAAATGCAAGTCGACCTTTTACCGTCGATTTTAAAGCACTGTATAGAGTGACTTTATATAAAGGATAGAGTATAAAGTAAAGTTTTGTTCGCCCTCTTAGAATCAATTTAAATAGGTCATAAATTTTTCTTAGTATTTGTAAATTTATCAAAATGATAATATAGTATTTTCAATGGTTTCACGTTTGCAATGTTTACTTATACTAAACTTTTCGGGCAAAATTAACTGTTGACAAACATCATAAAGTATGCTACGTTCGATTATAGAACACTTGTTTATTTGTCAAATATTATTTATTATCAATATGATAATAATTAACAAGTAAACTAATATAATACAATATACATAATATTACATACAGTATATTATATATTGCATACAAGATACATTATACATAATAAATTATATTGTATACACTATACATAATATAACATACGTAGTACATAATACATTATACATGATATATTATATTGTATACATGATACATTATATTACATATTGTATACAATTAAACATATGAGCAGTTATTCATATATACAATAAAAAAATAGTAGAAGAGTCTACTATTTTTTTTCTTCTATTTTTTTAAGTTTTTTAAAATAATGATAGTTCCAAAAGTTTAAGTCATTCAATTGTATACAGTATTTTAATCCACTTAATAATTCTGTTACATTATATTTAAATAGTCTCTTTTCCTTGCATATATTAACAATTAATTCTTTTGTCCATATATTGCCCTTTATTTCTATACTATATTTCTTCAATTCAATCAATCTCCTTTATTTAATTTATTATCTTTAGTATAGCATAACTTTATTTAATGTCAATAATTTTTTAAAAAATTTTCATATATCCATATAAGGCAATAGAAGGCAATATAAGAGGATATATTATTCAATTGATTAATTATACACTAACTATCTTAAAAGTCTTTAAAACGCCTTATATCACGTCATACGGCAACAATAAAAAAATAAAATAGAAAAATGATTTTAGAACTGATAATAAAAAGAATATAGATATATTGTATGCAATAAACATTAAACAAAATATAATATACATAATGCATTATATTGTATACAATATTCTTTAAACAAAATACATAGTACATAATATAAAATATTGTATACAATATACAAAATTTAATATTTATTTTATTGTATACAAAAAACATAAAAAAACATTATAAAAACAGTTGACAGTGAAAAAAAACAATGCTACAATTAAGTTAATAAAACAACTTAGGAACTACTTAAAAAAAACTTAAAAAAACTTTTAAAAAATGCTTGACATTAGATAAGAGGTTAAATACAATTAAGTTAATAAAACAAATAACAACTTAGGAAAGGCAGTTAAAAAAGTTTTAAAAAGTTTTAAAAAAAATACTTGACATTAGATAAAAGACCTGATACAATTAAGGTAATAAAACAACTTAGGAAAACAGCTTAGGAAAAGCACTTAAGAAAATTTTAAAAAATTTTTAAAAAGTGATTGACATTAGATAAAAGACCTGATACAATTAAGGTAATAAAAGCAATAAAAAAATCCTTAAGCTATACGCATAAGGTATATAATAGAAGCTTAATATATCATTAGATAGAATTAAGCATTATCTTAAAACTTTTAAGTAACTGATAAAAGGAAAAATTTAAAAAGTGCTTTTGGTAAAAACCCTATTACCAAAGGTTATATAGGTAAACTGTTAATCAACGATTAATAAGTACTTACGAAAACATACTTTTTAAATCGGAACTTTTAAAAAGTGCTCAAAAGGTTATAAGGTAATAATCAAAAGTTGGATTTTATTATCCAACAGCCATTGAACAGTTACAAGGGCGTATGAAGTGCAATGGTAAAAATCCTATTATATAATTGAATATGTTCCCTCCTCCTAAAAACGGAAAAGGAAAAAATTCCTTTTCAGTTAATCGGAAAAGGTATAGATTTTATAAAATCCCTTGTTTAAAATAAGGGAGGTTTATAATATGTATGTTAATTCTAAAAACGGGAGATATGAATATAGAAAAAGACTTGAAAAATTTGATAATGAGATTATTGAATTTAAAGGAACTTTCAATAAGATTGAAAAAAGAGGCTGTAGAAAAATAGCACTTGTAAACAATATTTATAAAGATAATGAATTTATATGTTGTCATTGTTTATGCGACATGATAAGCAACGTCACTAAAAAAATGTTTAAAGAAAATATTCAAGAAGGACAAAAAATAAGTTTTAGAGCTAAAATAAGAAAATACACAAATAGAAAGGGACAAGAAAATTTTGGACTTGAAATTAAGAATTTTAGCATTGAAGAATAAAAAATATAAGAAAAAACAAGGGATTTTATAAAATCTATACTTTTTCAGTAACAGTAATTCAAAATTGATATTTGAGTTACTGAAATAAAATTTATAATTTTTAGGAGGGTTTTTATTATGAAAAAATATAGTGAATTATTAAAAGGATTATATGGAGAAAGCGAATTAAAGGATAATGTTATTGATATCATTTTAAACAATATAGAAAATTATGAAGTGGAAAAAGGATTTTTAGAAGACGTTATAAATTATGGTTGTGCAAGTGGTGTAGTACCTGAATTAATATATTTCAATGAAACAAAATGTTTCTTCATTAAACATATGGAAGAAATATTCGACATTTACAATCAACTTAAAGATAACTTAAGTTCTTATTTTGAAGTAAACGCTAACAACTTAAGTTGGTTAGCCTTTGAGTATGTAGTAAATGAAATATATAATGAAGTTGAAACAATGGAAGAAGAAGAGATTTAATTCTCTTCTTCAGTAACAGTAATTTTAAATTACTGAAATAAAATTTTAGGAGGGTTAAAAATGAAAACAAATAAGGAAATAATAATAAATAAGATAAAAAGTGAAGGGTATATTATAGGAATATATGATAATCAATTAAATAAACTTAATAAACAAAATTTAAAAAAGGTTTTAGATAATATAAGATATACTTCAGACACTAAAATTTTTATCAATAGAAAATCTTATATAGTTGAAATATCTGAAGTGGATAATGAAATTGATTTTAATGTAATATCATTAAATGAATATGAAAGCAGATATGGAAAATTTTTAGAGGATTAAATTAATCCTCTGTAGCAAAAGTTTAAAACTTTTGATAAAATTAAAATTTTAGGAGGGTTTTATATGAGAAAATATTATAATGTCGAATTAAATAGAAAGGACACTATGTTATTAATAGATTTTCTTCATGAAAATAATATAGTCTTTGAAAATAGTTACATTGACTCAAAACATTGTCATACTGAAATATTATTGAACACTGAAGAAATATCAATTGTTAATAACTTTTTAGATACATTATAAGAAGAAGAGATTTAATTCTCTTCTTCAGTAACAGTAATTTTATTACTGAAAATAAATTTTAGGAGGGTTTATATTATGAATAATTATGAATTAAAAGAAAAAATATTTAGCGAAGAGGAAATAAAAGAAATAAATGCTATAAAAGGTGAAAAAAGAATTATACCTTTCATGAATATCTTAGGGTATAGTCCTAAAACTTCATACTGTAAGGGTAATTTTTTTCAAGCATTATTTGTAAAATCCTTTAAAAGTAAAGTAGGATTTTTAATAACTTGCAATGGAAATACAATTACAAGCATAGAAGTTGAAAACTTATAAGAAGAAGGAATTTTCCTTCTTCAGTTAGCAAAAGTTAAAAACTTTTGTAAAAAAATTAAAATATTTATTGACTTTATATAATATCCTTATTATAATATAGTTAATAAATAAAATTTTAGGAGGGTTTTGTATGAATAGAAAACAAATAAGAGTTGAAATATTAAAGAATATGGATAAAATAATTGACATGATTAAAAGAGAAAAGAAAATTAAAGAAGAATTATGGATAAATAAAATTAGAGTTGACATTGAAAACGATTTAGTTTATTTTCAATATGAAGGCGATACAAGAGTTGGATTTTTAGTATATAATTTAATCCACAATACAGACAGTGAAAAATTATTCATGTATGATACAGACCAACAAGGCGAAAGTGAGATTGATTTAATCAAAGGACATAGAAAAGAAAATATATTTGAGTTCAGATTTAGAAAAGAAGAAGGAAAATAAACTCCTTCTTCAGTTATCCAAAAGTTAAAAACTTTTGGTAATAATTAAAATATTTATTGACTTTATATAAACACTATGTTATTATATAGTTAATAAATGAATATTTAGGAGGGTTTTATATGAGAAAATATAGTGAAAATTTATTTAGAGGAATAATGGAAGGTAACATTAAAATGAAAATAGGGAATCATGCATTTAATAAAGTTGGTGATAGTTACTATCTAATGTATCATGAAAATATTATAATGGTAATTGATACACTTGAAAATAAAATAATTGTTGATAATTGCAATTATAATACAAGTTCTACTACTCAGGCGATTAATTCGCATCTTGAAGCTGTAAAAGAATATACTTTTTACAATGAATTCAAGTTTTATGACGTGACAAAAGATAAAAAATTCGCTAAAAAAATAAAAAGTTTATTTAATAAAGAAATAGAAGAAGGAAAATAATTTTCTTCTTCAGTAACAAAAGTTAAAAACTTTTGATAATAATTAAAATATTTATTGACTTTTTATAAGTATTAAACTATAATATAGTTAATAAATAAAATTTTAGGAGGGTTTATATTATGAAAAAAATAACTAAAAAACAAGGTATGATAGAATTAAGAGAAAGCATATCAAAATTAGTTTTAACTGGATATGTTAGTCTAGAAAAAGCTGAAGACTTATTAAATATGGATAATGAAAAATATGTAAAATTAACAAAAGATATAAGCAAGAGAAAAGGTATTAGATATAATAATAATGAAGTAGTATTTGAAATGCTAGAAGGTGAAGTAAAAGGTAAAAAAACATGGTTAAATGGTTTGACTGGCACAAAATGGTATAAACATAAAAGCAATAATGGTGAATTCATAGTTATTGATTTTTCAGAACAATATAAGGATAAAGATTTTAATATGACTATGGCGTATAGCTTAGAGGATTAAATTAATCCTCTGTGACATGAAAGTTAAAAACTTTCATGAAAATTAAAATATTTATTGACTTTATATAAACACTATGTTATTATATAGTTAATAAATGAATTTTAGGAGGGTCTTTATATGAGTATGAGTTTACAAATAAAAGGAACTTATAAAAATAATAAAAAGAACATAATAGGAACACACTGTTCACAAAATAGAATAGTTTTCACAATAGAAGAAAGTAAACATTTAAAGGATATGTTTAAAAAATACTTTGAAAGCAACTTAGATAAATTTAAAAAAGTAGAAGTGAAGGCGTGGTGTGATGGACATGAGATTTTAAATTCAAAAGTTGATATCAATTGTTTAAAAAATGAACCTTTTACAACTCTTAATCAAATAGTTAGACATATAGAAGACTTAAGTTATGATTATATAAATAGAGAGGAATAAAAATTCCTCTCAGTTATTCCTGAAAGTTAAAAACTTTCATGAAAATTAAATAAAAAAATAAGATTATTTAGGAGGGTATATTATATGAAAAATGAAAAATATTATGAAATTAAAGATATGCTAGAAAATAAAGATTATTTGGTAAAAGATTTAGTAAATGAAATAAATAGTTTAAATGGAGATTTTGAAAATTATGTTCTATATGACATGGATAATTTTAATGAAATAATGGAAGGTTATACACCTATGGAAATATCACAAAAGATTTACTTTGGAGATTTTAATCCTAATGCTGATTATTTTTATTTCAATGCATATGCAAATTTAGAAAGTATACATGAAAGTGAATTAAGAGAACATTTTGAAATAATAATAGAAGAATTAATTGACGAATTAATTTATCATTATCCAAATATATATATTGATGATGATGAATTAAAAGAATTAATTGACGAATACGTAGAGGAAATGAAATAATATTTCCTCTGTGACATGAAAGTTAAAAACTTTCATGAAAATTAAATAAAAAAATAAGATTATTTAGGAGGGTTTTATATATGAAAAAAGAAATTGAAATAAACAAAATAGATTTAAAAGTGTTTTATGCAGAGGAAAAAGATTATAACAATATTAATATTCTATTAAATGCTATGGAAGAACAAAATATAATACTATCATGGGCTGTAAACAATGAAAAGGAATATAGTATATCATATTTGAATCATGACGATAAGATTTTCATATTAGATAATATAGAAACAATAAATGAGAACTTAGGTTTTAAAATGACAAGTTATAAAGAAAAGGGATTTTTAACTTATTAATCCTTTTTCAGTTATTCCAAAGTTAAATTTAAACCTAACTTTGGATTTTTTTATATCATTTATTGACTCTATATAAAAGCTGATATATAATATAAATGATAATTAAATAAAAAAATGAAAATATTTAGGAGGGTTTTATATATGAAAAGATATGAATTTAAAGTAACTGAAGGGTTTAAAAATTTAATAGATAGATACAGTATAAAAGGAATATCCGATTTAGACATTGGAGAAGAAGCAAAAGAACATAATGTAAGCTATAAGCATCTCGAAGCGTGGGATTTTAATGATGATATCTTAGAAATATTTGTAGAGGATTAATTAAAATCCTCTGTAACATGAGAGTTAAAAACTTTCATGAGAATTAAATAAAAAAATGGAAATATTTAGGAGGGTCTTATATGAATAAAAAATTCGTTGTAAATGGAAAAATAGTTAGAGCTGAAAGCAATAGACGTGCAATTATTGCATTATATCCTTGTTTAAACTATGCAGTTGAACAAGAATTAATAAGTCTAACAAAAGCAGTTAAAATAGCAAATAGAACTTTTGGAGTGCATATAAGCAGAAGCTTAAATGCATATAAAGTTGCTGAAAGTTGCTATGTGAATAGCATAATTAATTACAAATACTATTTATAGAGGATTAATTATAATCCTCTGTTACATGGAAGTTAAAAACTTTCATGAGAATTAAATATTTTATTGACTTTATATAGCTAAAATGCTATAATATAGTTAATAAATAAAATTTTAGGAGGGTTTTATATTATGAAAAAAATAAGATATAATAGTATTGAAAAAGCTATAAACATGATAGATAAAAAAGATAATGATAATATAAGAGTTGCGATATATGTTAATGAAGAAGATTATTTAAGTGCTGATTTACAGTTAGAATATGAAGACCAAGTAATAATAATAAGTGGTTATAGAATAGATATAAATTTAATGTATTTTTGGGACTTCTATGATTTAGCTAGAAAAAAACTAAAAAATGAAAGCGAAAAAATAACTCATGAGTTAGAAAAGAGAAATTTTATAGTAGAGCAAGTAGCTTATGTATCCTAAAATATGTGCGAGAAAAAGGAAAATTAAATTCCTTTTTCAGTTACTGAAAGTTAATTACTTTCATGAAAATTAAATAAAAAAATGAAAATATTTAGGAGGGTTTTATATTATGAAAAAATTAATAAATTGTACGCCTCATGATATTAATATAATGGATAGTGATAATAATATTATACTTACCATACCAGCTTCAGGAACTCTAATAAGAGTTTCTCAAGCTACTACTAATGCAGGAAGTATAATTGCTGATGGAATAGAAATTCCTATAACTGATAATACTTTTGGAGATGTTATAGGATTACCTCCACAACAAGCTGATACTATCCTTATTGTATCTGCTATGGTTGCCAATGCATGTAAAACTAGAACTGATTTAGCTTTGGTAAATGAATCTGTGAGAGATGATAAGGGAAGAATAATAGGCTGTAGAAGTCTATCTTTTCCAAATAGAGGATTTTAATTAATCCTCAGTTATCGCTGAAAGTTAAAAACTTTCATGAGAATTAAATAAAAAAATGAAAATATTTATTGACTTTATATAGCATTTAGGCTATAATATAGTTAATAAATTAAATATTTGGGAGGGTACATTATGAAATACTTTAAAAATTTAGAAACTATGGAAGAAGTTAAAAAACAATATAGAAAATTAGCTATGAAATTTCACCCTGATAGAGGTGGAGATGAAGAAATATTTAAAGCAATAAATAATGAATATGAAGAAGCGATTGAATACGCAAAACAAAATGAATTGAACAAAACTAAAACTAAAAAAGAAGAAGACTTTATAAAAAGTCAATATAGAAACTCTAGTAATTTTAGAAACATAATTAATAAATTAATCCAACTTGTTAATATTAATATAGAAATATGTGGCACTTGGATATATATCACTGGAAATACATATCCAGTAAAAGAGTATTTAAAAAATGAATTTGGAGCATTTTGGAGCAAAAGTAAAAAATGTTGGTGCATTGCTCCTGAAGGAAAAAATTTTAGAAAGTCAAAAGGATTCAAAGGAAGAAATATGAATTCTATAAGAAATACTTATGGAAGCAATACAATAAAATCAGAAGGCACTTTATTATTAGAAACTAATTAATATCAATCCTCTACTATTATGGTAGAGGATTTTTTTATGCCTATAATTAATAGAATTGACAAGAATTAAATTTAAATATGAGTTTATAATTCAATGAACAACTTATTTATTAAGTAGTTATAACTATCTTAGAATCCATTTAAATAGCTTAAAATAGTACATTCTTTATGGAAAATTAAATATTTTTATGAATTTTCATTGACTTTTAATAAAACTATAAGTATAATACAAGTAAAAAATATAAAAGGAGTTGGTAATAATGGTATTAAATGATATTCTAGAAAAAGAGGAATTAAGACAAGAAATATTAAATAACAGTAGAAGTTTAAATATAATGAATAAATATAAAACTATAACTACAATTAACAATACAGAATATGAAACACTTGATAGGGTGGCTGAATATTTTGAAGTTGATTATAAGTGTATATCAAAATTAATTGAAAGACATAGAGAAGAATTAATAAATAATGGTTTATTAGTTTTAAGTGGAAGTAAAACAAGAGAAATTTTAGGAGGAGACAATTTGTCGCTTACTAACTACAGAGGTTATTTTATATCAGATAATAGAAGATTTGCCAATAAAAGTAATACATTAGTAAATAAAAGATGTTTTTTAAATATGGCTATGTTATTAAGAGATAGCAAAGTAGCACAAGAAATAAGAAGTAAGATGCTTGACATAATTTTAAATGGAAATTCTAATAATGAAATATCAACAATAAACAATACAGAACTACTTGATAAAATAGAAGAGCAGAATAAAACAATAAATGAATTATTAAAAATGATAGAAGGTTTATCTGATAAGATTGATAATTTAAATAAAAATTCTAAAAATCTAACTACTAAAAATAATGATGTGACAGTAATTAATACAACTAATTTAGATAAATTTAAAACTTATTTAAATAGTTTAGATGATAATACAATTATGGGTAAAAAAGAATACGTAGATTTATTTAATAAATATGAATTCTATCATAAAAAAATAGGAATAACATTATTTAATAAATTTATGATAAAACAAAAGCAATTCAAAACAAGTGAAAGATTAACAGATAAAAATAAAAAGAAAAATTTATTTATATATGAAAATATAAATAATAATTCTAAGGGTATCTGTATGACTAAAAAAGGTTTACTATATGTTACTAACTTAATTGTAAATAATATGAATTATTATTTTAAATAAAATATCTAAAATCCATATATGTAAAAATATATGGATTTTTTTTATTTAAATGCTTGACAATATATAATCACTAATATATAATACATAGTATAAAGATAAATAAAAAATAAATTAAAGGGAGTTATTATTATGAAAATAGAATATGATTATGAATTATATAGAAAAAATGCTTTTGTTATAGCTGATGGAAAACTTATAGAAAATAGTTTACATTTTGAATGTTTAGTTGATTCATTAGCAAAAGATGAAAAAGAAAAAGAAAAATTATTTGAAGAAGATGATTCTGTATTGGAAGATTTAACATTGGAACGATTTAATAATTTTATTATTGGAGAAGTTGCTGAAGTAGAAGGTAATATTTATATAATAGCATATGATAAAAACGATATCGACATTATAAAAAAATATTATGATTATAAAGTAACAATGTTAGAAGATAATGAATTCTTAAATATCTAAAAGAGAATACAATTCTGTATTCTCAGTTATGAAAATTTAAAAATAAAATTTAGATTTTCACTTGACAATAAATAAATGCTAATATATAATGATAGTATAAAAATAAATAAAAAATAAATAAGGGAGTTGTTATTATGAACAGATTTGAATCTTTAAGAAAGAATTTAGAAGATAGAGGTAATTATACTGATTTATTAGAACTTGTTGAAGTTATAAGCTATAATAGTTTTTATTTAGATTGGTTAATAGTTCATGATATGGAAGAATTCAACGAATTAATGGAAGGTTTAGAGCCACTAGAAATAGCAGATAAAATTGAAAATGGTAATTTTAATTCTAATGAAGATTTATTTCATTATAATGACAATGGAGAACTAGTAAGCTATACAGAATGTGACTATGAAGAATATGTTTATGATAGTATAGACTATATAGAAGAAGACATAGAATTAATAGTTAGAGACAGTAATAAAAATAATGATTTAAAAAATATAATAAAAGATTTAAGCAATGATAATGTATTTAAACAAATACTAATATCTTTGGAGGATTTTAATTAATCCTCAGTTATGAAAGTTAAGAAAAATAAAAATTATTTTTAAGTTTTTACTTGACAATAGATAAATACTATGATACAATTATAGTATAAAAATGAATTAGGAGGGTTTTAAAAATGAAAACAAATAAAGAAATAATAGTAAGTAAAATAAAAAGTGAAGGATATACATTAGGTATATATGATAATATATTAGATAAACTTAATAAACAAAACTTAAAAAAGGTTTTAGACAATATAAAATATGTTTCAGATACAAAAGTTTTTATCAATAGAAAACCTTATATAGTTGAAATATCAGAGGTAGATTCAGAGATTGATTTTAGTATAATAACACTAGTTGAATATGAAAGTAGATACGGGAAATGGTATTAAGAGGATATTTAATATCCTCAGTGAGAAAATTTAAAATTTATTTTTAAGTTTTCAGTTGACATTATATATAAGCTAGTATATAATATAATTATAATAAATAAATAAAAGGGAGTTGGTTATATGTTATTATTAACAGTAGAAGCAAAAAATAATATGTTTTCAGAGGATAGAGAGTTGGATATGAATGCAATTAAATTTGACAATTTTTATTTAAGCTATTTCAATGAAGGTATAGAGGATTTGTTAAGCAGTGTATCCGATGAGTGGGTAAAAGTCAACGATGACATGATACATGATGACATCAATAGAGTGAATTTCAATTTTTACTTTAAGAGGATTTTATAATCCTCAGTTATCACCCAAAAGGTGAATAAAAAAATAAAAAGGAGTGTTTTTTTATGAAAAAATTAATAAAAAAAATTACTATGGTAGGTTTAATAGGTTTAATGGTTTTAGGAAATACAGTAACAATTAATGCTAAAGTAATTCAAGGAACAAAAGGAAGAACTTACATAACACTTGACAGCATAGAAAAAAGAGAAAATAAAGAAGTATTAAACTATTTAGGAATTACAAGTTATAACTTAAAAATGAATAAAAAAGAATATGTAGTTAAATTTAGAAGCAATTTAAATAGTACTAAAACTAAAAAGATAGTAAAACAAGTAGCAAATAAATTACACGGAACAAAGATAGAAAAAGACTTAAAGGAATACAGAACTTATAAAATAGTAGTAAAAGGAATTGATAATAAAGGTAAAGTTCATACTTATAGTATAAATGGACATAAAGTAAAATAAGAGGATTTTAATTAATCCTCAGTTATGAAACCTAAAATTTATTTTTAGGTTTTTATTGACTTTTAATAATATGTTAAGTATAATATAATCAAAAATAAAAATAAAAGGAGTTGGTAATATGAATGAAAATATGATATTAAATTTTGAAAACAACGAGGTGAAAATTATCAATAATAATGGCAAACCTTTATTTGAAATTTATTCAACTGGTATGGCATTAGGGTATATTAAAAGCAATACAATAAAAGGAAAAACTTATTATCAATGCAGAAAAGATAGAGTCAATAAAACTATTGAAAACATTGAAATAGAGCCATTAGTCCACGATGGACTAAAATACATAACTGAAGAACAATTGTATGATTTTATGTTAGAAGCGAAGACTGATAAATGTAGACAATTTAGAAAATGGATTACTAACGAAGTCCTTCCCCAAATAGCTAGAAAATCTAACAATATAGTTCCATTCAAAGTGGGTGAAATATGTTATTATATAGATACGAATGGAAACGTATATAATAAAAAATATAAAAAATTAAAACCACAAGAAAATCATAAAGGCTATCTTAGAGTTAATTTATATGAAAACTCAAAAAAACATAAACTTTATTTTATACATAGATTAGTTATGAAAACCTTTAAACCTATTGAAAATATGGAAAATATGCAAGTTAATCATATTGATGGTAATAAAAAAAATAACAATATTAATAATTTAGAATGGTGTACTGGATATGAAAATATGAAACATAGGTATGAAAATTTAGAAAAGTCAAAATTAACAAAATTTCAACAAGAATATATTATAGAAAATATGGATAGAATTTTTACTTTAAAAGATTTATCAGAAGAATTTAATATAGAGTATGGCAGAGTAAGAACATTATGCAGAAAAAGAAAAGTAAAAAATATAACAGAAAAAGAAAAATTATTATTACTTAAATACGAAACAAAATTATCTTATAAGGATTTGTCAGATTATTTAGGTGTTGATGAAGGTCTTATAAGATGTTTTTTAAAGGAAAATAAGTATTTAAATTATAAAAACACAAATAATAATACAAAATCTAATTTATAATATAGAGAAAAAATTCTCTATATTTTTTTAAATTTATATTGACAATATATATAATCTAATATATAATATATAGTATAAAGAGGATATTTAATGTTCTCAGTTATTAACAATCAATAAAAACAAAATAAAAAATTTAAAATATTTTTTTAAAAATAGTTGACATGATATAAATTATACTATATAATATAAGTATAAATAAAAAAATAAATAGTCTTTAAGACTTTAAACTTGGAGGTTTATATGTTTGGAAGAATAAAAATAGAAGATGTAAAAAAACAATTAGAAGGAACTTATGATATAAAAGAAAATGAATTGACAGTTGATATAATGGATATATTAAATGTTTTAGAACCTTATGAAGTTGTTAATGGTGTTATATATGATAAAGAAGAAGAAGCTGATTATGAATATTATATTGATGATTATTTAGAAATAGGAATTGAAAAAGGTTGGATAGAAGAAACAACTGCCGATAATACTTATAATTGGAATGCACCATTAATTAATCATATCGATTTTAGAACTTATCATGATACTAAAGAAGATGAATATATAGTTGGATTTAGAGTTCATTGTGGGCACGGAGATGTAAGAACAGGATATTCTGAATGGATGTATTTGAAATTTAATTATGAAGAAGAATTTTTAGAATTATTCTTAGAATGTTCTAAATCAGTAGAAGTTGAATTAAATGATGAATTATATTATGTAGAAGTAAATGCTTTAGGGGATGAAATAAATTTATTTAAATATAAAAATGGTTATTGCGAAGATGTATGTGATGATGATTTATTAAATGAAATGGAAGAATTGGATTTAATAACATATTAAATTAAAGAGGATATTCAATATCCTCAGTTGATAACAAAATATAAAATTTAAAAAGGAGTTGAAATTATGGCTATATTAATTTGGAGTATTTTATTTGCAATTGGATGTTGTCTTATTGCTACTGAAAAAGGTAGAAGTACTGTAACTTGGTTATTATTAGGATTTTTCTTTGGATTCTTTGCACTACTTGTAATAATATGTTTACCTGATAAAAACAAATAAAGAGGATATTTAATATCCTCAGTTGTATATTCTGTTCAATAATGGGATATAATGGATTTAAATGAATTTAAAAATTAAAGGAGGAATTTATCATGAAGGTATTTAGAAAGGGCTTAGGATTGATTTTAGGAGGTCTAATGGCTATATCTATGATAGGATGTTCTAATAACCAAATAGAACAAGGTGAAGAATTGTTAAAAGAAAATATACAAAATGAAATTGAAAGAAATTTAGAAGAATATGAACCACAATATAATGAATTGAATGATAAAGAAAGACTATATTTAAATTCTACTAAAGATATCGATATGGATAAGATTAATGTAGAGATAAAAGAATTAGATGATAATTATGAAGCAACAGTGACTTTGGGTTACAAAGATGAAGATATAGAAAATGTAAATGATATATTTGTTTTAGAAATTGCAAAAGATAAATTAACAGAAAAAGATTTAAAAAATGAAGATTTTTTACATGAAACAACTTATTTAGAAACAGTAGTAGCACATAGTTCAACTTATAAAGGAATAGATGGTGAATTAATAACTTGGTTATATTGTGAAAAAGGATATGAAGGACATACAAAAAATGAATATGGCTATGAAAATGAAAACAAAACTATTATGATATGTGATAACTGGGAATTAGAAAAAGATTTTCTTTTATGCTTAGGTGATTTAATGTTTAATATTTAATTTATATGAAGAAAGGTTTAAATAGCCTTTCTTTTTTTTATTTTTATTATTGACTTTTAATAAAATTTATAGTATAATATATATAAATATATAAAAATAATGTCCTTATAGAACTGTTATGGGGACAAGAGGAGATGATAATATGAAAAATAATTCTAAATATCTAAGTGAATTAATGGAAGGTATAGAAATAAAACAAAATACATTAATCATTTCACCAACTGGAAGCGGTAAAACACATTATATTTTAAATGAATTATGTAAAAATAAAAAAACATTATATCTATGTGATACAACAAATTTAAAATTACAAATTTTAAAAGAAGAAGGCACTCAAAGTTATGATAAAATGATAGATGAAGATAAAATAACTGTTATGACATATAGTAAATTTGGAAAAGAAATTAAATATACAAACGAAGGTATCATAGAGCAATTCGATTATATTATATGTGATGAAATTCATAATCTTATAGATTATGAAAATATATTTCATGATATAAATTTAGATAGAGCAATGGAATATTTAACTAGAAGTTATAATAATACAATAATAATGTTTTTTACTGCAACACCACAATATTTAGATTATACCTCAAGAAAATACCCTTGGTTTGACAATAATTTTATTTGTATAGATTTCAGCAACAATACTGAAATTAAAAGATATACAGAAAGAAGTATAAGTTATATATCACATTATACAGATGTTAGAACTTATTTAATTAAATATTTAAATTCATTTAATCAACTTGGAGAAAAATGTTTAATTTTTAGTGCCTATATAAAAACTATGCGAGAACTTGAAAGTATATGTGGAGAATTAGGATTAAGACCTATTTGTATATGGAGCGAAAACAATGAAAAACTTCCTATGACTTTTGAACAGAAAATGGTAAGAAATCATTTGGTTGAAAAAGGCGAATTAATAGAACCTTATAATGTATTAATTATCAATAGAGCAACCGAAACAGGGATTAATATTTATGATGATAAAATGCAAATTATGATTTGCAATACTAAAAATGAAGTGCAACAAATACAAGTTAGAGGTAGGGTAAGACATGATATAGATTTACTTGTATTAAAGACTGAAGAATTCAATAAATCAGATTTTGCTATAGATAAAGAAATTTTAAATCTATGGGTCACTAAAGAAACAATTGTTGAGAGAGTTATTATTAAAAATAACTTAAGAGATACTAGAGGTAGAATTATGAGTTTACAAAATTTAATAAAAGAAATAGAAAAATATGGATTTTCAATTGAAAAAAAGAAAAAAGGAAAAAGAAAAATTATGCATTATATGGTAACTAAGGTGGAATAAATTTGGAATATTGATATAATTGTTTTCCAAAAATGTTCCACTTTGGTAATTAAATTGGAATATTGTATAGGTAGCCCACTTTTGTGCGAAAACTTATTAAGGGAAGAGAAAATTTTCTTCCCAGTTTTCAAAAAAATAATACTTGACAACAGATAAAGTATATGATATAATAATAGTATAAATAAAATGGAAAGGGGAACTGAAAATGGAATGGAATTTAGAAAGAATACAAAAAGAAGTAAATGATTTTGCAGAACATACTAGAAAGGTATTAGGAAAAGACATATATGAAACAACAAAGGAATTAGAAAATTGTCCAATAGCAATATCACCTAGAATGACAGTAGCAAAAGGCAAATTTGAATTTAGAATTACAAAAACAAAAAAAGAAACTACAATAAAACCACTTGGAATCAAAATTGCAAAAAATCTTTTAAGTGATTATCATGATGAAGATATTGTCCATACCATAAGACATGAATGTGTACACTTTATAGTTAATGTATATAAACAAGACAATCATGGTCATGATAAAGTATTTAAACAATATTGTAGAGCATTAGGAATATCAGATGCAACTTATTCCACTGCTAAACCTAAGATAGAAGAAAGATATATTGGTAAATGTCAAAAATGTGGTTATGAATATCGTAGAAATAAAATGAGAAAAAGCACTTTTGAAAATTGGATTCTTAATTGCCATTGTCATGAATGTCACGGAGAATTGCATATAATAGATAATAAAGAGCAAGTAGAATACATGAAAGGTAAGAATAATACTATAAAGAAAATTTCTTTAAAAAATAAAAAATAAATACTTGACTTTTAATAAGGGTAATAGTACAATATAAGTAAATAATAAATAAAAGGGAGTTGTGTATATGTATATAATGGAAATAAAATGTAAAGATGAACATACTTTTAAAATGTTAGTTGAATACTTAGAAAAAAGATATGACTTGGTAGCATATAAATTAGAAAATAAAATTTGCGTATATTCGAGAGATGAAATGGAAAGTGGAAGACTATATGATAATGTTGCCTATCAATTGGATACATGGAAAGACCTAAAAGCAGAAATTAATTTTGTATAGGGGTGATTATATAATGATGAATATTTGTATGGATATTATATTAGTATGCTTGGCAATTGTAACTTTAATATTGACAATAGGACTAATAGGAGTAATTCTGATTGAAATAAAAGATTTTATTAAAGAAAAATTTTTTTAAACAAGGAGAAGAAATTTTCTTCTCAGTTTTTTTCAAAAGTGCTTGACAACAGATAAGATTCAGTATATAATATAAGTATAAAAGGGGGAATTAAAAAATGAAACTTGAAAGTGGTTCAATAAAAAGAAAATATATTGATATTACAGATGATTTTATGAATTCAATATTTGATTTTTTCATAGAGAAAAAAGAATTGAAAAAAGGAATACCTTATTGCATACAAAAAAATTCAAAAAAATCTTTTGCATGTGGAGGACAAGAAAAAGTTGATAGATATAGTTTATTGTATGTTCCTGAAAATGTTTATACCGAAAGAGAAAGTATAATTAGACAGCATGAATATTTTGTGGATTATTTAAAGCATTATGGTTTTAATTACAATTACATAATGAAAAAATATGAAATGAATTTTTTTCAAGTCTATTGTATGGTTTCTATACTGCATGAAATAGGACATATGATAACACTTAATAGGTCGCTTGATAAACATGGATATAATAAATTATATTTTGAATGTGAAAAGGAATATGAAAAAAATACTTGGTTAATTGGTGAGATGCAAATGGAACATTATAGAAATATTGAATGTGAAAAAATAGCAGATAAAAAAGCAGTCAGACTTTTCAATAAATACGAAAAAGAAATGATAGATTTTTTTAAAAAAATAGAAATTGAAGTTGAATAAGAGAAGAAATTTTTCTTCTCAGTTTTTACAAAAATACTTGACAATAGATAAAGGTTAGTATATAATATAAGTATAAAGAATAAATAATAAAAATATTTTAGGGGTTAAACAACAGATAGAGATGAGTTGTAAAATTTTATAAAATACTATTGATTTTTATCACTTATCTTAGTATGATATAATAAGAAGGTGATAAAATGATGAAATCATTTACAATTAAATTATATCCAAATAAACAACAAGAATTATTATTTTATAAACACATTAATTGTCAAAGATATATTTATAATTGGGCATTAAATTTAAATAATGAATTGTATAAAAAGGATAAAAAGAAATATTCTTCAACGGAATTAAATAAAATGTTAACACAATATAAAAAGCAAAAAAATTGGTTGAATGAAGTTTCTAATGCGACATTAAAAGAAGCAATTAGAAATTTAGACAAAGCATATACTAATTTTTACAAGAAAAGAACAAGTTTACCTAGATTTAAAAGTAAAAAGAAATCTAAATTAAGTTTCTATAGTAGATATGAGAAAATTAAATTTTATGAAAATAACAGAGTTAATTTAGAAAAAATAGGTAAGGTTAAATATAAATCTAGTTACAATATTGATTTTAGTAAAGAAACTTCTTTTAAGAATCCACATGTTAGTTATAATGGTAGATGTTGGATTTTAACTTTTACATTAGATGTTGAAAATAAAATTGAATCTTTGACAAATGAAGTAATAGGAATAGACTTAGGAATTAAATATTTAGCAATTTGTAGTGATGGTGTTGTTTATAAAAATATTAATAAAGAAATGATAGTTAGGAAATTAGAGAAAAGACTAAAGAGATTACAAAAACAAGTAAGTAGGAAATATGAAAAAAATAAGAAAGGGGGATGTTACATTAAAACTAATAATATTAAAAAGTTAGAAAAAGACATTAAACGTATTCATCGAAGACTTAAAAATATAAGATTAAACTATTTACATCAAACAACTGCTGATATTGTGAAAACCAAACCATACAGAGTTGTAATGGAAGACTTGAGCATAACTAATATGATGAAGAATAAATCAATAGCCAAACAAGTATCTAAGTTAGGTCTGTATGAGTTTATAAGACAAATGAAATATAAATGTGAATGGAATGGTATTGAATTTATACAAGTAAGCAGATGGTATCCTTCAAGTAAAAAATGTAGTAATTGTGGAAATATTAAAAAAGATTTGAAGTTATCAGATAGAGTTTATAAATGTGATAAATGTGGATTAGATATTGATAGAGATTTCAATGCCAGTTTAAATCTTATGAATTATGGATTATCACTTTAAAAGATAATCATAATATGTACCCATTCGTTAGTGGGGAATTTAAGTCCTTCAAATATTATTACTAGAGTAGGTTCGCTGAAATAGGGTAATAAAAGGAAATTATAACTTTTTTATAAGTTTTAAGTAACGGAATGAAGAATGGAAAGAAGAATAAAAAATGTTAATGAAGTAAGAGTATTTTTAAATGAAAACATAGAAATGTTTAATAAGAAAACAGGAAATGAAATACCATTATTTGAAAAAGATATAAATCTTAATGGAAGATTTAAAAAGAAAGTTGCTTGTTATAGATTTTATCTTACAAGAAACTCTAAAAAAATAGTCCCTTGTGACATGCAAATATCTAAATCATTTTTTAGAAATGCAACAAATGAAAAACTTGAATACGTATTAAAACATGAATTAGCACATTATATAGCTAATGAATTACACGATGATAATTGTAATCATGATGATAGATGGAAAGAAGTTTGTAAGTATTTAGAAATATCTGATAGTCTGAAAGTAAAATTGAAATATGAAGAAAGAAATGATAAATATTTTGTAATCTGTCCAAAAGATGGAATAATAGGAACTGTTAGTAAATTGACAGAAAGCAAAAAGCAAGCCTTCAAAGGTGCTAGTTGCAAGAAATGTGGTAGTCATGTAGTATTGTACGATAGAAGAAAAAAAGTTTTTTTATCTGATAATAAAGAAATAATAGAACAAGTTAATTTATTAAATCTAAGTTTATAAGAGAAGAAAAATTTTCTTCTCAGTTTTTTCAAAAATGCTTGACATAACATAAACTACATGATATAATAATAGTATAATAAATATAAAAAACAAAATAAAAAAAAATAAATAGTCTTAAGGACTTTAAATTGGAGGTATTTTATGAATTTATTATTATTAATAAGTAGAGCATTAGAAGTATTTGGTATTTGTTTAGCTTTTTTACCTATTCTAAATTACATTAGAGATAGAGCATATTACAATGAATACTCAGCCAATATAGATACGCTTATAGAGGAAATGAGAAAAGATGGATTTACAGTACAAGAGGACAAAGAAAGATTAATAATGGCAATGGAAGAACAAATTAAATTTAGTAAAATGGGAGCAATTTTAGGGGGCATAGGAGTAGTAATAATGATAGTATTCTTAATTAAGACATTTTAATAAATACTTAATTTAGAGAAGAAAAAATTTCTTCTCAGTTTTTTTAAAAATACTTGACAATAAATAAGAGTAATAGTATAATATAAGTAAATAAAATAAAAAAATAAAAAGGATGTGGGGATTATGAAATATAATTTAAACTTAGTTGAAAGTGAAATGCTAGAGGATGCCATAAAGAAAACATTAAATAAGTATGGTAAAGGATTCAAGAGTGATGATGAATATTATTTATTATTTTTATACAATAGAGTTAAAAATGGAATAATAAATTTTAAATCAAAAGAAGAAATTAAAGGAGTTTTAAATGCTCTTACTAATTTAATGAAATATACTGATATTATTTGTAGTGAAAACTTAATAGAAATAGATGAATTGCTTTCTAGAATATGCATAGAATTATATGAAATGATTTAATATAGAGAAGAAAATTTTCTTCTCAGTTTTTTTACAAAATATTTGACATTTAATAAGAATGATAGTATAATATAAGTAAATAAGAAATAAATAGGAACGTTCAAGTCCGAATTTACGCCCTTGGAGTATCACACCAACTCAAGTACTTTGTAAAAAGGAAAGAGGATACGTTGAATGGGGAAGCTTGATACAAGTATTGAAACAGTAATAACTACTGTACTAATATAACATCAATTGTAACAAATATAATAAATATAAAAAGGGAGAAGATATTATGAAAAAAAGTGATAAAGAAAAATTAGATAATTTTGTTGACAGACAAGTTGATGCATACAAATATTGTTTCAACGAAGAATATACAAATAAATATCTAGTTAGATTTAGCGAAACTAGAGCAGAAAGTGCAAGATATAATAATGACTTTGGAAAATTACATTTAAGTATATTAAATGAAGTTGATGTAAGCGATGAAATACCTACAGAATTAGAAAAAGAAGTTAAAGAAATTAAAGAATATTTTGCAAAAGAATTTAGAAAAAAAATGAAACAAATATTACCAACTTATTTTGAAGAACTTAAGAAATCAAAAAAAGCTGAAAAAGAAAAAGAATCTGAATTAAAAGGAAAAAGGAAAAGGTAAAAGTAAAAAATAAAAATAAATTATAAAAAGGGGAGAAGATATTGTGAAAAAAGAATTAGAAACTAATGTAAATTTAAAAGAAAGAAAAGATTATAGAAAATTAGATAGTTATGAAGAATATAAACAACATGGTAATCAAGGCACAAGAAGAATAGCAAAAGAAAATAGTTTTAAAACAAAAATAAGAATAATAATAAACCAAAGTAAAAAAGAAAATAAATGGCTATACCATTCACTTAATATAATGTTTGGCGTATGTCATGTTAAAGCTCATGAAAAATGGTTAATAAGGAATATGGAAAATGATAGTAATATATATAGAACATACAATAATATACAAAAATCTGTTGAAAGAAGTTTAATAGAAATATTACCAATAAGAGATAAAGTAAGTGATTACCTAAAACTTAAAATTAATAAAAATGGAACTGAGGATAAAAGAAAATGGAAATTAGTATTTGAAATACAATATAAAGAAGTATTAATTATGACTGATGTTTCATATAATAAAATGGTAAATTGTTTAAATGAAAATGAAGAACTTGAAGAAACTGATTTTAGTGGAAGTACTGTTAGATTAGGAGAAAAAGAATTAGGTAAAGAACAATATTTTTCTAAAACATTAAGAGAATCATTTCAACAACTTGATGACATGGCAATGAAATTAATTAGATACAAAACTACTAATTTATAAGGGGATGATATGATGAAGTTGGATGATTATAAGGTTATATTTATTACTGGTAGTAATACGGAAGGACAAGAAAAGGCAATTGAATCCTTAATTAGAGAATTGATTAGGGATGATTTAAAGAATGGAAGGAAACATATATTATATATAAGTCCATTGAAAGCCGTTGGTTGGCTTTCTAAGGACATTGACAAAGATGAATTGATAAATTATTCATTAAAAATATTAACCTTTGCTGATGAGGTCTACGTGCTTCCTGAAAGGGATGAGGAAGTTTATCAAATTATTGGAGTTGCTAAAAATTTAGGATTAGAAATAACTTATTTATAAATTTATAAGGAGAAAATTTTCTCCTTTTTTATTTTTTATTATTGACTTTTAATAAGAGTAATGGTATAATATAATTAATAAAAGTAATAAGGGGGAATGGGAATGGAGAACACAATTGATATAAATGAAGTTGTAATCAAATATGAATATCTGATTAAATCAAATATCAAAAGACATTTTTCAAATTTCATTTATAGCAATGATTATGATGATTTATTACAAGAAGGTAGAATAGCTATTGTAAAAGCATATAAGACTTATAAACCTATTGACAATATAGATAATGAGAAATCTTTTATTTATTATTGTAGTAAATGTATTTACAATTCTATTATAACCTATATTAATAAAAAATATACAATAAATAATAAAAATATTTTATCACTCAATGAAGATATACAAACTAAAGAAGATGAAAAGTTAACCCTTGAAGATATGTTAGGTGATTATGATGACGAAACAATTTTATACATTGAAATGTATTTACAATATGTAAAGAATTTAGGTGGAGATTATTATATAATATTTTACTATATGCTAAGAGGATACAACGGAAAAGAAATAAGTGAAATATTAAATAAGAATTATCGTATTATAAATAAAAAAATGTTTTTTATAAGAGAAAACTTAAAAGAAAAATTTAATATTAAACATGAAATTAGAAAAAGTAAAGGAAGTGTTATAGCTTTTATAGATGGAAAATTTTATAAAAATTATGATAATCTCCAAATGGCTAGTGAAGATTTAGATATTGATAAGAACTCTATTAGGAAAATATGTCAAGGATTAAGGAAAAGTGCTAAAAGTAAAACTCTAAATAAGAAAATAAATTTTGAATGGAGGGAATAAGAGTAAAAAAAATAAAAATAAAGTTGGTGATAATTGTTGACAATAGATAAAAAATGTAATATAATTATTATATGATAAAGAATGGGGGATATGAAAGATGGAAAAATTTGAAAATGAAATAAGAATAGAAAAAATGTTAATGGAAAACGAAAGTTTAGTAGATTGGGTAATACAAAGATTTTTCTATACAACTGTATCTGAATATGATGTATATGCTGATTTAAAACAAATTGGAATGATAACTTTATACAATGTCATTAAAACTTATGATGAAAGTAAAGGAAAATTTAGTACTTTGGCTGTAAAATCAATTAGAAATAAAATGTTAAGCTTTATTAATAATGATTTGTATAAATATGTTCAAAAAGGTGGAGAAAGAAAAGTTCATGAAAATGAAGGTATGGATGAAGATACCGAAAAAGTTAGAGATAGAACCGTTGGAAGATTAGATGATTTTACTGGTATTTATAGAAATGAAATATTAAATTATATAAAAAATTTAAAAGATAAAAGATTATATGATATAGCTATAATGCTTATGAATGGTTATAATTATGAGGAAATAGGTTGTAAAATGGAAATAAGTAAACAAAGAGTGCAACAATTAATAATGAAATTAAGAAAAGAATTAATAAACAATAAAGAACAATTAAGTATTAATGAATATGATTATGAAGATGAAAGCGATAAAATAGAAGATAAAGAAGTAATTGTATTCAATAATGATGGTTATCATAAAGTGTTTGACAACTATTTAATAGCTTGTAAAGTTTTAGGTTGTAACAAATATACAATAAAATATAATTTATTAAATAAAAAATATAATGCTCAAGCTAGTTGTACTAAAGCTGATATGAAAGTATCTTTTAAATTTGCTGATTAGGATGGTGAGATTATGAAGGAATATAGTTATTATGATGAATTAATAGTTAACATTAAATTATATAATATGACACATAGTAAACGTTGTAATAAGGTTACAATAGGTAGAGAAGCTATTAAACATTTACAAAATCATATTGTAAATGGAAAGATAGAAGGATTGAAGATTAGAGTTGATTATAAAGTTCCCTATATAATTGATGTATATTATTCTGAACCAATTGATGAGAAGAATGATAGAATTGAATATGAAATAGATAAATTAAGATGTGAAAATGAAAACTTAGAAAAAGTAAGTATAAAAACTTCTAATTATATCGATGAATCTTTAAGAGATTTGAAAGTTTTTATTGAGTTTGGAAATTATTTAAAAGAGATTGGAGAGGATGAGAATGAAATATAGAAATATTTTTATATGTTTTTTATTTAATACTTTAGTTAGTTTAGTTAAGATGGCAATTTATGTAATTTGGATACTAGACATAGTTAATGTAAATGTCAATGGTATTCCTTGGTTAAATTGGCTAGCACCTATGTTAAATGATAGCAATGGATTAAATGGGCTGTTTTGGTTTTTAGTTTTAGTTTTTATGCCTAATGCAAAACTTACTGTTGATGAAGATTAAGGAGAGATTTTCTCCTTAATTTTTTTAAATAATTATTGACTTTTAATAATAGCAATAGTATAATATAAGTAAATAAGATAATAAAAATAAAAAATTAATATGTAGGGATGTTCAAACCCGAATTTACGCCCTGGGAGTATCACACAAACTCAAGTAGCCATTAGGTGAAAGAGGATATGTTGAATAGGGAAGCTTAAATGTAAGCATTGAAACTATAGTAGAATACATATTAGAAAAATAAAAATTATAAATGGAGATGGGGTATATGAATAATGAATTAAAGGTTAACATAATAAATGATTATGAAATGCTGATAGATAAATATGCAAGAATGTTTTATTATAACAATGCAAAGAATAATTATTTTGGTCTTGAAGATTTGAAATCAGAAATAATATTAAATCTATTAAAAGACCTAGATAAATTAGATGAAGTAATGGGAAAATCTGTTTTTATAGAAAATTCTATTAAATGGAGTTGTAAAAAATTTTATCAAAATAAAAATACAATGAAAAGAAGAGGAGATGCAACTGTTGATAGTTTGGATAGAAAAATTGTTCATGAAGAAGAAAGTAAAACATTATTAGAATTAATAGAATATGATTATAATTTGGAAGATAAAATTATAGAAAAAGATTTAGTTAAAGAAATAATAAAATATGCTGATTTAATAAGTGAAAGAAGTGGACAAATTATAAGATTGTTCTTAGCTGGTTATACGTTTGAGGAAATGGGTAAAATATTACATTTATCAAAACAAAATGTAAATCAAATTTTCAATAGAGCGGTTAAAAAAATAAAACATAAATGTTTAGAATTATCTTAAAAAAATAAAGGAGATGGTAAAATGGAAAAATTCAAAATTGGAGATAAAGTGAGAGTTAAAAATGACTTAATAGTTGATACATTTTATGACGATGGGTGTAAATTCATAAGTAACATGAAGGATACTTTAGGTAAAGTAGGAGAAATCGTAAGGATATCAAGAAACGAAGAACGTATTAGATATATAATAAAACTTGATTCTGATGATTATTATAATCCATACTGCTTTAGCAAGAGCATGCTAGAACCTATGACAAAAATTAATAAAATGGAAATATATAAACTAGGTGATGATTGTCCTTATGATTTTATAAATAAATTTTGGGCAAAAATGGTGATAATAAATAATCCTGAAGTAATAGTAATAGATGAAGATTTTAATGTTTTTAAAGCTAAATGTCATAGAAGTGATGTTTTTAATCCTGAAGTTGGATTTGAAATTTGTTATAAAAAGAAAAGAATGGATGAATTAAAAAATGAAAGAGAAGAAAAAGTGAAAGAGTTAATATCTCTTGAGAAAATGATAAAAAATCTAAATAAAGATTTAGGAGAATATTAATTTTATTTATAACGACTAGAGAAAATTTTCTCTAGTTTTTTTATAAATTTTTATTGACATTATATATTGAAATGTATATAATATAAGTATAAAATAAATAATAAGGAGTGGGTGATTAGGTGTTTAATGTGAGAAAATGTAAAGATTGTTTGGTAACTTATATTGCAAAAGATAAAACGTATTATAAATTATATGTTGAAAATAAAACTTATAAAGTAGAAATATCGTACTGCCCTTATTGCAAGGAAAGAAACATAAAAATAAAAAGAGTTTTCAGATAATACTTGACACTATATAAAATATATATTATAATTATAAATAAAAAGGAGTGGTTTATATGTTGAATAAAAATATGAGTATGGACAATTGTATTTTTAAATATGTGAAGTATTTAAATTTATTAAACAAGAGTGAAGCTACAATTAAGAGTTATGTTAGTACATTGCAAAAATTTGTTAAAGATGAAAAAATAAATGAAGTTAGTGAATTTATTAATATGGATAAGGAATTTTGGTTTAAATGGGTTAATAAACAAAAAGATGAAGATAATATTTCAATAGCAACAATAAATAAAAAAATAAAACAAATGAGTAGTTTTTATAATTTCTTAGTTAATGAAGAATTATTAAATGATAATTGCCTATATAGATTTCCTAAAATCAATGAAAAAGGGGAAAATGATTATAAAGGAGATAAAGCATTTAGTGATGATATTATAAAAGCAATATTACAAGCAACAGATAAAGAAGAATTTAACTGTCATGGTAATTATATAAATTTAAGAAATAAAGTAATTGTAAAATTAGTATTTTCAACTGCATTAAGAATTGGAGAAATGAGTAGAATAAAAATAGAAGATTTAAGATTAGAAGATAATAATAAAATAATGGTACGTTCTAAAGGTAATAAAGGTCATATTGGTCGTAGTACAAATTGTAATAATGAAGTTGCTGAACTTATAAAAAAATTAGTATTATATAATCCAAATAGAGAATATTTATTTACAAATAGAAATGGCGAAAAATTAACTGAGCAAGGTATAAGAAATGTTTGGTATGACTGTTGCGACATAGCTGGAGTTCCTAGAGTTCATTTCCATAATGTAAGACATACAATAGGTACAAAAATGGGAGAAAATCCAAATGTTACTTTACAAGAAATAAAAGATACGCTTGGACATTCTAACAGTCGTACGTCCGAAAAGTACTATATACAACAACGTAAAGACATACAAGAATCTATGGGAAAAATAAATATATTTGATTTATAAATTTTTAAATGAGAGAAAATTTTCTCTCATTTTTTTATTGACTTTTAATAATATCAGTAGTATAATATAAGTAAATAAGATAAAAAAATAAAAAATATTTTTCCATTTTGTATATTCTTCTAAATTTTGTCTATAATATAGATAAAATATAAAAGGAGTGATGTACATGAAATATAGAGAGATATTTTTAACAACAATTAATAATGAAAATACATACAACATGTATGAAAGCCTATTTACAAAAATGATAGAATTAGAAAAAGTATTGCATAAAAACATAGAAGATATTGAAACTAAAGAAGAATTTATATTATTACTTAATCATTGTATAGATAAAGGCACATATAATTCTATCAATAGCAGATGGAGTTTATTAAAAAAGTATTATGACTTCATAGGAAATAAAAACATAAAATTAATTACAAAAAAAGATTTAAATAAAGTCATAGAAATTAATAAGGAGTATGAAGAAAAAAGGTATATCTACAAAGAAGACTTAATAAAACTAGTTAGCAAATTAGAAAACTATTCTGATAAAGCTTTATTATTTTTAGCTAGAAATGGTATAGGAATGAAATTTGAAGCAGAAGATTTAGTAAAATTAAAAGTAAAAGATATTGATTTTAAAAGAAATATGATATATAATAAAAAAATAGATGACTATACAATGTATCTAGTTAAAAGAGCAACAGAAGAAAAAGAATATGTAGCACTAGGAAGTTATGAAAAAATAATAGTATACAATATGGATAGTGAATATCTATTTAAGACTAGAAGAACCAAATGGACTAATGATGGATTATCACATTTAAAAATAAGTGGCATGAGAGGTAGACTTCAAAAAATAAAAGAGGAATTAAATGATAACACTATCATATTAAGCAACCTTACCCTTAGTTATGTAGTTGATAAAGTAATTGAACATCAACATAAAATAGAAAGAAATTTAACTCAAAGTGAACTAAGGGATTATTTAAAATATGAATTTGGTATTACAAAAAATGTTTATGATATTAGAAATATGACCAAACAAAAGGCAAATAATTAATAAAAAGGAGAAGAGATGTTATGGAAACTAATATAAGTAGATTTTTAAAAGAAAAAAAAATGAGTGAAAGTACTAGAAAATCATATGTTACATTATTCAAAAATATAGAAGCACATGAAACAACAATAAATAGAACAATAGAAGATTGGAATAAAGAAGACTGTATAAACATGTTATCTTCTTTAGACTGTAGAAAATATAATACATTAGCAGTTAAATGGAGTTTATTAAAAAAATATTTAATATTTATAGGAAATAAAGTATATAGAGATATAAATAAAAATGACTTATTAGATATAGAAAATGGAACATTAAGATATATCCCTTATGAAGAAGTTATAATGGGCGTTAATGTATTTGAAAACTATTTAGATAAAGCTATAGTACTATTATTAAGAAATGGATTAAAAGGTGAAGAAATCATTAATATAAAAATGGATAATATTAATGTTGAAAAAAATGAAATAAAATTAGAAGATAAAAAAATAGTTTTAGATGATTATACTATGGGAATAATTGATAAAGCATCTAAAGAACGTGGATATAAAATGTATGTTAAAGAAAAAAGTAATTATGATTACTACTACTATAATGAAAGCAATCCATACCTATGGAAAAATAGAAAAAATAAATTTAACAATGATGGATTAGATAGAATTAAAGAAAATGCAGGTAGAGATAAAATAAACAGAATATTAAGAAGAATAGATGTTGAAGGAATATCAACTACTTCTTTATATAATTCTTATGTTGCAGATAAAATCAAAAACTTTGAACTTGAAACTGGAATTGAATTAAGTGAAAAACAAATTAAAGGTTTATTAAACAATATGAATATAAAAGCAAATGTATATTCTGTATATAACTTAAAAAGAAAAATATAAATTTTTTAAAGAACATTGACTTTTGATAAGAATTTTAGTATAATTAATAATAAATAGATAAGGAGAAAAGAAATGGAAAATTTAAAAGAAGTTGTTGAAATATTTAATTTAATAACTAAAACTAGTGGCAAAAATGATAAAATTAAAATAGTCAAAAAAAATAAAGACAATGAATTATTTATAGAATGTTTAAAGTTTTTATTGGATAGTGATATAGTAACTGGATTAAGTAAGAAAAAGATAAATAAAAATATACCATTGAAAGATGATAGATTTAAATTAGATACAATTAGAGAGGTTATGGAATACCTAAAGACACATAATAGTGGTAGAGATATGGATATTGCTATTGTAAGAGAATTTTGTAATAAACAAGCTGATACTAATAAGGAATTCTGTATAGGTTTATTTACAAAATCATTGAAAATAGGAATGGATGTAAAAGGAGTTAATAAAGCTATACCTAATTTAATACCTTCATTTGATATAATGTTAGGTAGTAAGGGTGATTTAAATAAATTACCTAAAGGAAATAAATTTATAACTGAAAAGTATGATGGTGTTAGATGTTTTACTCAAATAAGAAATGGAAAAATAATAATGAAAAGTAGACAAAATAAAATTTTTGAAGGATTGGTTGATATTGAGAACTCAATAATTGAATTAGGACTAGATAATATATGTTTAGATGGTGAATTATTATCAATAGAAAGTCCATATGAAACGGTATATAAAGATACTATGAAAATTGTATCTACTAAAGATAAAGAAAAGCATGGTATTAAATATCAAATATTTGATATTGTTCCATTGGTGGAATTTGATAACAAAAAAGGTGAAATGAAATATTCTGAAAGAAGAAGTTTATTAAATACAATAAAAGATACTAAATATATAAATATAACTCCAATATTATATGAAGGTACTGATGATAAGGAAGTGCTTAGAATTTTAGGTGATTTAAGAAATAAAGGTGCAGAAGGTGCTATGATTAATATAGATAGACCTTATGATTTTAAACGCAGTAAAGTTTTGTTAAAATTAAAAGTAATGAGTACTTGCGACCTTAAGGTAATTGGATTTGAAGAAGGGGATGGAAAATTTAAGGGAACTTTAGGTAAAATTATTTGTGATTATAAAGGATATGATTTAGGGGTAGGTAGTGGATTTTCAGATGATATGAGAGATGAAATATGGAATAATAAAGATAAATATTTAAATAAAATTATTGAAATCCAATATTTTGAAGAGACAAATAATGAAAAAGGAGAATTAAGTCTTCGCTTTCCGGTATTTAAAAGATGTAGATTTGAAAAGGATGAAGTAAGTTATGAATAATTTTTTTAAAATAATTATTGACTTTTAATAAGAGTAGTAGTATAATATAAGTAAATAAGATAAATAAAAGGAGAAAGTGAATGATAGAAGAACAAAAAGATTTTAAAGACTTATTCAATACTAATGATTACTATGTTTTAACGAGAGATTTGGATAATGTTTTATTACAAAAAGGCTTTATCTATTCTCATTCAGAATCATCAATCAGAGCAAGAACATTAATTGGCTATTGTGTAATAAAAGAAAAAGATTGTAAGGTAATATTTTTTAGAAAAAATAATGATGTATCACTAGAAATAATAGAATTAGAGAAAACTAGAATGTTTGGGCATTTAATTAATGGAATTCTAGAAATGACAACTAATGAATTAGAAAATCGAATATTAGAAGAATTGAATATTGACAATAAATGAAAATCCTAATAAGTTAAAGTTAAAGTTAAAGATAAGATAAAAAATAGGGATGTTCAATTCCGAATTTACGCCCTTGGAGTGTTATAAAAAACTTGAGTACCTCATAAGAGGGGAAGAGGATACGATGAATAGGGAAACTTGATAATAAGTATTGAAACGAAAATAAAATTTTAAAAGAATTGGGTGATGAAAAATGAAAATTTTAGTTAGAGATTTATACAAAATGAAACCTGATGAAGTATTCTGTATAGGAGTAGACGAAGAATATGCTAATGAGCTTTGTAAAATGCTAAATAATAGTTCTATGAAACTAGATGGTAAGTATTTTCAAGTAGTGACAGATGATTTTAAAATATATTTAGATAAATAGGAGTTGATGTACATGAGAGAACCTAGAGCAATAACTATATATGATGGAAAATTTATACCAATAAGAAGTAAGAATGTAGTTAAAATAGGATATAATGGTAAGAATAGCTATGTGGTAACATTAGGATATGATGAAAATAATGAAAAAGTAATGAAAATACATACTTATAAAGATGATGATAATAAGCTAGTAGAATTTATAGATGAGGAAATGGTTAATAGCTTTTTTTCAAAAATGTTTTTCTATTAAGATATTGACTTTTAATAAGAGTAATAGTATAATATAATTAAAATAATAAATAAATAAAAATAAAAAGGAGAGATGTATAATGGCTTTAGAATGTAATAGAGTAAAATGTGGTGGTTATTTAATAAGTAAAAATATAATGTTAGGTGTAAACAAAGAAACTAGAAAAAATTGGATGATGGGACAATTAAAATTAAGAATTGCTGAAAATCAAGAAGTTGACTTAACTATATTTGCAAATGAATTTACATCAACAGGTAGTGCAAATAAATCTTATCAAGCACTTAAAACTATAAGAGATGAATATAAATCTTTGGATAGTACAGTAACAAATAAAAGAATGAGTAGTGATGCAAAACCTGAAAAAGATGAAGCAACAACAGTAGGTAGCTTAGAAGAATGTGATTTTGTATATGCTAATAAAGGTATTAAAATTTCAATGAATCATTATATGAGAGATGGTCAATTAAATTCAAACTTTAGATTATCTGTGAACTTTGTAAATAGAGCAAAAGAAACAGATGCTAAAGAACCTTATTTAGAAGGTGAATTAATAGGTGTAGTAAGTAAAGTTCCAGTTATATTAGAAGATAGTGATGGGGAATATATAAAATTTGAATTAACTGTTCCTGAATATAGAAATGCATGGGGAGATAGAGAAGAAAGTGTAGCAGTTGATAAATTTGAAATAGTAATGAAAAAAGAAGATTTTAATAGTGATGACGAATTTGAAGGTGCTAAAGATTTCGTAGAAAGTGAATTTGAAGAAAATGTAGTTGTATCAACTTCAATAGTACCAACAGTAAAAGTAGTTGCAGTTGAAGAAGAAACACCAACTAGTAAAAGAGGATTTGGTAAAAAAGTTGAATTTACACCTTCTACAAAAGTTGTAAGAGAAATAAGAGCAATAGGTGGTTTCCCACTTGAAGAAGAAGAATATGAAGGTGATAATGCATTTAACTTAGAATTATATAGCAAAGGTGTAGAAGAATACGAAAGAAAACTAGAAGAACTTAAACAAGACCAACCAAAAGATTTTACTGCACATAAAGGATTTGGTAAAAAGACTTCAACAGATTTACCATTCTAGTATAAAAATAGTATAATATAAAATAAAAATAGAGATAGCTGATTGATTTCCTATCTCTATTTTTATAGGATAATGGAGAGAGATTATGGGGAATAACGATAAATTTATAATAGACCTTAAAACTGGTGAAATAGGAGAGATAAAAACAATAGAATACTTACAAAAAGAAAATTTTACACAAGATATAATAGATGTTAGAGATGATAAATTTTGGAGAGATAACGATGTCGACTTCATATTGATTTGTAAAAATGGTGATTTATTAAAGATAGAAGTAAAAACTGATACTCAAGCACATCTTTCTAAAAATATAGTATATGAATATACAAGTAATAAGCATTATGGAACGAAAGGTTGCTTTGAGAAAACAAAGTGTGATGTAATGTTTTACTACTTATCAGAAGTAGATAAATTATATTATATCAATATGTATAACTTAAGGGAATATATAAAAAATGAAAAAGATAATTTGAGAGAGGTTGAAATGGGTGACTATGCGTTAGGTTATCTTTTGAGAATGAATAAAATGTTAGAATTAGAAATTATGTTTGAAATATAAAATTTAAAAATAAATATTGACTTTTAATAAGAGTGATAGTATAATATAAGTAAATAAGATAAATAAAAAGGAGAGATGTATAATGGCACTAAATTTAAATGATATTAAAAAAAGAACTCAAGAAAATAAAGAGAAAAAAGTAAGTATAGACCCACGTTCATATTCTTATTTAGTTTATTCTTTACCTGATGGTGGGAAAACATCATTGGTTAGTGGTATGTTTGAAGGAAAACATTTAATGTTAGCTACTGAATATGGTGCAAAGGCTTGTCTTTGTGCAAATGAAATAGAAGTTGCATCATTTAAAGATTTAAAAGAAATGTCAAAAGTTTTATCTGACCCAAAAAGTATTGAAGAATTAGGATATTCAACATTAATTGTCGATACTGCTACTAAAGTTGGTTCATATATAGAATCATATATATTATCAAGAGCAGGTAAACAATTTATGGATGAAGTAAAAAAATGGAATGGTGCTTATGGTTTAGTAACTAGATACTTTGATGAAATATTTGACCCTATAAAATCTGCTGGTTGGAATATTGTATGGACTTGCCATGCTACCGTAGAAGAATTGACTGATAATAAAGGACATAATTATTTAAGATACGAACCACAATCTAATAAAAGAATTTTAGATATACTAAAAAAAGAAATGGATTATGTTTGGTTTATAGATAAAAGATATGATGATGAAGGAAAAGTTCATAGATTTTTAGTAACTGATGAATGTAAAACTTCTTTTGGTAAAAACAAAACTAATAAATATGTAAGAATGCCATTAGAAATAGAATTAGAAAAAAATGAAAAAGATAGTGCTAAAAAAGTATGGACAGAAGTAGAAAGAGCAATAAAAGGTTTTGGTGAAGATAATATAACAACAGAAAGAAAACAAGCTACAATAGGAGAATTTACAGAAAAATATAGAGATATAGATGAAATAAAAGAAGATGTAGTTAAATTAGGTGGAGAATGTGCTGAATTAGGATTAAGAGATAAGGCTATATTGATTATGAATAAAGCATTAGGTACAGACTCAGAAGGAGTACAAAGAACATTAGATGAAGCAATACAAGATAATGCCGAAGCATTAGAATTATGTATAGAAGAAATGAAAGATTTAATAAAAGAAAATAAATAAAGTAAATAAAATAGGAAGAAAATTATTCTTCCTATTTTTTATTAAATAATTATTGACTTTTAATAAGAATAATAGTATAATATAAACAAATAAGTTAATAAATGCAGTAGAGGTGATAAATTTGGAAGACTCGTATCGGTTGATAATACTAAAATATGTGACTTTAGTAGTTATAAGTGTGTTGTCATTATTTAAGCTAATTAGAATATTTTTGTAAGGAGATGATATTATGGGTGCATTGGAAGTTTTAGTAATAAGCACATTGATTGTAGGTGCAATATTTATGTTCGTTATTAGTGTAAGTGAATTATTTAGATAATAGCAGTTCTAGTAGAGGTAGTAGTCATAAATTACTACTTCTATTTTTTTAAAATAATTATTGACTTTTAATAAGAATAATAGTATAATATAAGTAAATAAGATAACAAAGAAAAGGATAGGTGATTATTTAATATGATAGATTTAAATGATTTAGTTAAAGGAGGTGATTTTAATTCATACGGAGACTCTAATTATGTTCTATTTAATGGAGATTGTTTAAAAGTAATGGATTATTTAATAGAACATAATATACAAGTAGATTGTATACTTACTGACCCTCCGTATGGTTGAAATCGGAACTACTACATGTAAATGGGATAGTGTAATTCCATTTAATGAAATGTGGGAGAGAATAAATAAGTTGATAAAACCTAATGGGGCTATATGTTTATTTGGGAATGAACCATTTACAAGTAATTTAATATGTAGTAATTTAAAGGGATTTAAATATAGATGGGATTGGAATAAGAAAATACCTAGTGGTATGGGAAATGCGAAATATAGACCTATGCAACAAACTGAAGATATATGTGTATTTACGAAAAATGGAGAAAAGACAATATATTATCCACAAATGATTAAAAGAGAAAAACCTATAAAAAGTGGTGGTAATAATATCCAAGCAGGTGCATATGCTGATTTTAAATGTATGGGTAAAGGAAAAGAATATAAAAAAACATATGAATATAAAAATCCAATAACATTAATTGAATTCAATAAGGTAAGAAGAGGTGGTGTTCATCCTACTCAAAAACCTGTTGAATTATTAGAATATTTAATCAAGACTTATACTAATGAAGGTGATTTAGTATTGGACTTTACAATGGGAAGTGGTAGTACAGGCGTTGCTTGTTTAAAGACTAATAGAAATTTCATAGGTATAGAATTAGATAAAGATTATTTTAACATTACTAAAGATAGAATAGAAAATAATAAATAAGAAGAAGGAGAGATGTTAAATGAGTATAAGAAGAATAACTAGTTTAATAGAGAAATTAAGTAAAAAAAATGATAAGCAAGTTATAATAGAGGTTAATGATGATAAAGAAGTTATTGAGCAAGTATTAATATCATTAGAAGAATTGGGTTATTATTGGTCAAATGGAAGAGAATTGCCAACTCAATGGAAAAAGATTTATGAATTAAACACAAAATCTATTATAGCTAAAAAATCAAGAACAAAAATAATATTTAGAGATAATGCTATGTATTCAAAATGGCTTCCTGATATAAAATATGATACCTTAAAAAAAATAATTGATGAAGAAAAAGATAGAGATGTATTAGATGTTTTATTAGAAGATATATTATACAAAGCACAAGGTAATAATGAAGAAGATAATTTTATAGATGAATATAAATATTTATTAGAAGAAGGTTTACATGAAACGCAAGTATTAAGATATATAAAAAATAAAGCAGAAGATGTGGGATATAAAACTTATAATTATAAACACTTTAATGTAGGAGATAAATTAATATTTGAATTTAGAGATAAATTGATAGCTTTAGTAGAAGTAGGTGAAGATATATCAGAAGGTGCTAATTTAATAGTAAGTCATATTGATAGTCCTAGATTAGATGTTATAGTAGGTGAACCATTTGTATCTAATGATGATGGAACATTTATAAAAACACAACCATATGGGGGAATAATACCACAACTATGGTTAGATAGACCTTTTGTAATGGTTGGAAAAATAAAAGTAGATGATGAGATTAAATATATAAATACTGGAGAAAAAGGATATTTGTTTTCTATAACTAGTTTATTACCTCATTTAAGAGGTAGAAAAGAAGTAAAAGATTTATCTTATGACAAATTGTTAGTAAGAATGAGTAATGGAAATAAAGAAGAATTATTTAAAATGTTAGAAAAAGAATATGGAATAACAAAAGAGAATTTTGAATTAGCTGATTTAAGTTTCGTACCTTATTTTAGAACTTTAGAAATGGGATTGGATAAAGATTTATTATTAGGCTATGGACATGATGATAAAAGTTGTGCTTATGCTGAATTAGAAGCTATACTAACTAGTAAACCTAATAAAAGAACAAAGATAGCTTTATTTACTGCTTATGAAGAAACTGGAAGTGGACAAATGAGTGGTGCTGAAACTCAATTTATAGATGATATATTCCTTACTTTAGCAAATGGACATACATTATTGACTAGAGAATTTATGAGAAATACAAAGGTAATTAGTGCAGATGTAACTGGTGGATTTGATAGTAATTATAGTAGTCATTTTGAAGATAGTGCAAAAGCAATTTGTGGTAATGGTATTGCCTTAGTTCCATTTACTGGATTAAAAAGAGGAAATGATGCAAGTATAGAAATGAGAGAATACATTAAAGGTTTATGTGTTGATAATGATGTGAAATATCAAGTTGATACAACTAAAGTTAGTGAATCAGGTGGAGGAACAGTTGCTATGTTCTTTGGAATAAGAGGAATGGAAACTATGGATGCCGGTGTACCTATATTAGGAATGCATTCACCTCAAGAAATATTATCGAAACGTGATTTAATAGAAACATATAAATTATATAAAGTTTTTTATGAAAATTAATTGACTTTTAATGATGGCAATAGTATAATATAAGTAAATGAATAAATAAAAAGGAGAGATGATAAGAAATGATAAAAAATGAATTAAATGAAATATTAGAAAATCATAAATTATGGTTAAATGGTGAAGGTGGAGAATGTGCTAATTTAAGAGGTGCTGATTTAAGATATGCTAATTTATATAATATTGATTTAAGATGTGCCGATTTAAATAGTGCCGATTTAAGATGTGCTAATTTAAGAGGTGCTAGTTTAAGTGGTGCTAATTTAAATAGTGCTAATTTAAGTGGTGCTAGTTTATATAATGCTAATTTATATAGCTCTAATTTAAATAATGCAAATTTAAATAATGTTAAAACAAATATGTATACTATAGGATATAATTTAGCTTGTTCTGAAGAAGGTAGTTTTATAGGGTATAAGAAAGCTGGAAAGTATATTGTTAAATTACTAATAATGGAGGATAGCAAAAGAAATAGTGCTACAACTCTTAAATGTAGATGTGATAAAGCTAAAGTATTAGATATAGAAAAGATTGATACTGGTGAAAAAATAGAAAGTACCCCTAGTGACTATGATATTAATTTTATATATAAAGTTGGAGAGATAGTAAAAGTAGATAATTTTGATGAGAATAGATGGAATGAATGTGCAAGTGGCATACATTTTTTTATGAATAAAGAAAATGCTATAAAATATTAAAAGAGGTGACGTTAAATGATTGATTGAGATGTTATAAAATAAAATAGTAAAAATAGAAAGAATAATTTTCTTTCTATTTTTTTTTACAATAATCATTGACTTTTAATAATAGTGATAGTATAATATAAGTAAATAAACAAATGATAAATAATATATGGAAAGGGTGATTAAAGGAGAGATGTAAATGAAAATAAGTAAGAAGATAAGAAAATATATAGGGTTAGGATTAATAGTCTTGACTCTAGTAACTAGTATTGTAGGATATAAAAAACATGAAGCAAAAGTAAATGCTATTAATTCAGTAAAAAATATAAAATCTAATATAAATAAAGATATAACATTGGATAAAGCGTATAGCAAATATATACAAAAATTAAATTATACTTATTATAAAGATAGTGAAGAAAATCAATTTGTAGAAATAAATGGTAAAGTATTATTAAAAGATAAAAATAGAGTAGCTGATATGAGAGTAACATATTTAGTAGATGGTGATAATACAAAATTTTATTCTATGTATTTAGATAAAATGAAAATGACAGAAATAGATTATTTAATCCTAAAGGTGAAAGCATTTGGTAGTTATGATAGTACAAATTTATAGGTGGTGATATAATGAATGAAAAGAAATTAAAAAATACTAAAAATTGTAAAGATTGTTTTTATAGTGTAAGAAATTTGTGTTATATAGATGGTCATAATATTAATTATGATGTCTATAGGGCATATTCATGTAAATACTATAAATACTATGAAAACAATAAGCAACAAAAATAATTGGGATAAATTTAAAGGAGATGGTATTATTAAGTTTAAACCTATTATAAAATGGAGTGGGAGCAAAAGAAGTCAATCAGAGGAGATAATAAAAAGATTCCCAAAAGAAATAAAAACATATTATGAACCGTTTGTGGGTGGTGGTAGTGTACTATTTCAATTATTGAATAGTGATATAAAAGTAGATAAATATGTATGTAGTGATATAAATAAAGACTTAATTGATTTATGGAATTGTATAAAGTATAATCCTGAAGAATTATATGTAGAATATAAGTTAATGCATACTGAATTAAACAATATGTCAAACGTAGAAGATAGAAAACAATATTATTATAGAATAAGAAAAACATTTAATGAAACAAGAAATCCATATTTATTTTTCTTTCTTAGTAGAACTTGTGCAAATGGATTGATTAGATATAATTCTAAAGGAAATTTCAATACATCATTTCATTTTTCAAGACCAGGAATTAATCCTGAGACACTAAAAGAAATATTGTATGAATGGAGTAATTTATTAAATAAATATGATGTTTCTTTTATATGTCAAGATTATAAAACTATAAAATGTAATTATGATGATTTAATGTATTTAGACCCACCATATGCAAATATAAAAGGTGTATATTTTGGTCAAATAAATTATGAAGAATTTTGGGAGTATTTAAGAAGCATAAGAGGAAATTATATTCTTAGTTTTGATGGGAAAACAGGAAATAAAGATATGACATATGAAGTACCTAATGATGTTTATGATAGTCATGAATATATTTATAATGGAATAAGTGGTTTTGGGAAAATACACAAAAAACAAGAATATGTAAACGAAAGTTTATATATTAAATTCAATAAAAATTAAGTTTAATTGGAGGATGTTATGTTTAAGGATTCAACATATCAAAAAGAATTTAGCTTTCCTTGTAATAAATGTGGTAGCGTAGTAGTAGCTGAACATGATATAGATTATAGATGGGATGATAAAGGAATGTATCTTGATAAAATTTATTGTTTGGAATGTAAGAGAGTATTTTTAGAATATGAATTTAAGAAAGATGAAAATTCTAAAGCAGTAATAGAATTTCAATGGACTAAATGGAGGGATTAAACAGTTAAAGATAAGTTATAAAATTTCAAAATAGGAGAAGATAGAATGGATAATAACAAAAGATGTATAAACTGTGATGGAGAATTAAAATTAGTAGATGAGAAAACATTATATGATGAAGGAATTAGAGGATACGATGGAATGGTGTATTCCTATGAATGTAAAAATTGTAATTGTTTTATTCAAGTATTTATTTATGACAACGAAGATTAATAATAAAAAAGGGAGATGTTGATATGTTACAAATATTAGGTGCAATAGTAGTAAGTGCTTTGTGTATTGGATGTTTATTTATGTTTGCAGTTACTGTAGCAGAAATATTTAGATAATAAATAAAGGAGAATAAAATGTTGCAAACATTGGGTACAATAGTAGCAATTGTTTTATGTGTTATATGTTTATTCATTTTTATATTTGGTGTGACTGATTTGTTTAAATGAATGAAAATAGGAAGAATAATTTTCTTCCTATTTTTTTATTAATAATTGTTGACTTTTAATAATAGTAATAGTATAATATAAGTAAATAAGATAATAAAAAGGGAGTGAAATATATGACTAGACGTAAATGTAGAAAATGTAATGGCGATATGGAATATTGTAAAATGGGTAGAGGAAGTTATACTTTTATATTTTTACTAATAGGTGGATGTATGATGTGGATACCAATAATAGGATGGATAGGTGCTCCAATATGTTTTATATTAGCTATATTAATGTTATTAGTACCTACTCATTACTTTGCAAGATGTGTTAGATGTGGTGAAGTTGTAAATATAACAAAAGAAGAGTATGAGAAGATAATGAAATAATATTTGGTGAAAATAGAAAGAATGATTTTCTTCCTATTTTTTAAAATAATCATTGACTTTTAATAATATTAATAGTATAATATAAGTAAATAATATAACTTGGAGATGATTGTAAATGAATAAAAAAAGAATAATATATGAAATATATTTTCCATCATTCTGTAGAGATTTTAAAGATTTAACTGAAAAAATACCTTATTTTGTAGAATTGGGAGTTACAACTTTATGGTTAACTCCTATTCATCCATCTGATAATGAACATGGGTACTCTGTAGATTCATATTTTAAAATTAGAGAACAATATGGGACTTTAGAAGATTTTGATAATTTTATTAAAAAGGCACATGAAAATGGTTTAGAAGTATTATTAGATTTAGTTTTATGTCATACTGGATATCATCATAAATTATTTCAAGAGAGTATAGAAGGGAAAAATGACTGCTACTTTTGGTCTGATGTTCAAATAAATAACCAATGGAAATATTGCTATAGTAATAAAAAATGGTATCTAGCCCCTTGGTCAGAGCAAATGCCACAACTTAATAATCAATCTGAAAAAGTTAGAGAAATGATTGAAAGTGTAATTAGATTTTGGTTACTAGAACATAAAGTAGATGGTTTTAGACTTGATGCTATTATTTTTGCAAGTGGTGATAAGATTGAATTTTGGAAATGGTTCTGTAATATGGTTTATTCAATAAAACCTAATGCTTATCTTGTAGGAGAAGCTTGGGATAGTTTTGATATAAGTGATATGTATGCAAGAGAAACAGGTATGAAGACATTTAACTTCCAGGAAGCTGGATGGGTTAAAAACACTGTTATAAATAAACAACCTTTAGTTTTTGATAACAATGAAGAAAGGTCTGTTATATTTCTCGATAATCATGACCAAACTAGAATATCTGTAAGTTTTAATCATGATATTAATAAAATAAAACAGGCTTTGGAAATAATGTTCTCTTTTAAAAACAATGATATATGCATATATTATGGTACTGAAATAGGTATGGGAGTACATAATGGTCATGTTGCACCAGGAGGGTTTGGAGATTTTTATTCAAGAACACCTATGGAATGGTATGATGTTGAAATACAAAGAAAAGACCCAAATAGTCTATTTAATTACACAAAGAAACTAATTAAAGAATATAAAAATTATAATAAATAGGAGATGTTTATATGCCAAAATTTTTATTAATATTTTGTTTTATTTGTTTTGCATCATATTTAATATTTTTTTTCTTATTGCCCTGCATAAAACTATTTAAAGATGGTGAAGAAAGTGAATTATATAAAAAAGTCTCAGATGAAATTGTAGATTATTGTAAAGAAAAAGATATAAATATGAATACAGATGATGATTTTTTATATCAACAAATTTATGTTATTGCAAAAGCAATTACTTTTATAATAATAGTAATTATAATAATAATGTTTGCATTACTTTGTTTAGTAATATAACTGAGAAAATTTTCTCAGTTTTTTTATTAAATACTTATTAACTTTTAATAATATCAATAGTATAATATAAGTAAATAAGATAAAGGAGAGAAAATAAATGAATAAAGAAATAGAAAACTTATTAGAAATATATAAGAAAAATTTATTTGAAACAGAAGAAAGATTTAGAGACCTTCAAACTGAAACAGAATTTGGTAAATGGATAGCATATTCACAAATAGTAGAAGATTTAGAAAAAATAATAAAAAAGGATGGTGTGAAATAATATGAAATGTACTATAAGAAATAAAGGTTGCGTAGGATATGGAGGTAACGGACAATGTATATCATTGGAAAACTGTAAGTATCAAGATAGATTTTCAAAATGTGCAAAAAAATGTCCATGCAAAAAGGAGGATGAAAAATAAATGAAAAACTATAATGAAAATGAAATACCAAAATATAGAAAGAAGAAAAATAAAACAGTTAAAAAATCAAATCATAAACATGAATATAAAGAATGTTTAGTATATGTTAGTGATATAAATGGTTATTTTTTATGTAAGTATTGTGTAGAATGTAATAAAGTTGGAAATGTAACAATGATAACTGAACAAGATGAGGAAGGTGAATGGTATATACAACCAATGTCTAATAAAGAAATATTAAAGAAATATAAAAACCTACCAATGAGAAGAATGAAAAGTTTAAGTTCTAAATATTTAGATTAAAAATAAGGGGAGATGATGTATATGTTAATTAAAGAAACTAAAGTATTTGAATTAGATGATAATATAGCAGATGATATAATTACTTTAAATGAAATGGGATATTTTACAGATTTCTGTTGCGAAGGACATGTTAAAGAATTTTTTGAAACAGATAATGATGTATATCATATGGGAACATATATAAAATTTAATACCATAGGTGGATTTAGATTGAAGGTATATGCAAAAAATATCCCAAATAATTGGACTATTGATAATAATGAATTGATGACAATAAGAAGATATTATAGTAAAGAAGAAGTTGAATTATTTACAAAAGAACAATTACTATTATTAACATGGACTGAATTACGTAATTGGATTAAGAGTTTACCACAACTTATAAATGAAAAATTCATGTTGCTAGATTATGAAATGGAAAAATTTGATTAGTGGGGTGATGATATGGAATTAACTGTAGCTTTAGACAATGATGATGTTCTTATAAATTTTATACCAACTTTAGTAGATAAATATAATGAAAAATATGGAACAAATTTTACTGTTGAAAATGATGTAACAGATTGGAAAATAGATAGAACAAAGTTTACACATGGATTATTCCAATTATTAGAAGACTCCAACATTATACTTGAGATGAAAATAAAAAGTGAAATTATAAAAGATGTTTTAGAAAAATATCACAATAAAGGTGTACATTTTATATTGGTTTCTGCCACTGAAGAAGAAAATACTTTTGAAAAGAAAATAGAATTATTAAGAAAATATGGAATAGATAAATATTTTGATAAATTTGTAAACACTGATTGTAAACATATTGTATCTGCCGATGTGTTGGTAGATGATTATATAGGAAATTTAGAGAATTATAAGAAATATCATCCTTTTGCATATACAATATTATTTTCTGCACCACATAATAAAAGCATAAAATCTAGTGTTCATACTAGAGTTGACAATTGGGAAGAATTGGATTATTGCTTAGGTGAAATTTTAAATTATTATGAAAATTTATAAAGAATTTTAGGAGGAGATATTATGGATTGGAGAGCACCATTTCTTAGAGGGAAAGATATAAAAGAAACATTAAAAGAGTTAGAAGATTTAATAGATATATTACAAGAAGATAAAGAAGATTATAGACAAGCATATTTAGAAATCAAAGATGAAAAATTTAAAGATGAAGAATTAAAAAGATTAAGAGAAGAATTAGACTTTTATAAAAGAAATAGTTTAGTTACATTGAGTGATAAACAAAAGAAAAGAGCAGATGAATTTATACACGAACATTATAAAAAATGTGATACAGGATATAAAAATTTTGTATATACTGTTACGCCAACAAATGTGATAACTATTGTTGAATTAAGATGTCCTGTTTGTGGTGAAATAATAGATGTGAGTAGTTATGATAAAGAATAAATAATAAAATAATTAGGAGATGATATTATGAAAATAAAAAATGGAGATAAAGTTAGATTAAAAAGTGGTTTAATTGTAGGTGAATGTTATGATGGAATTGTTTATTTAGATGGTATGAAACAATTTGAAAATATGATATTTACTGTTATAAATGTAGATGAAAAATATAGAACTTGCAAAATACTTGATTCTAAATATTATCCATTTACTTTTTCTTTTGAAATGCTTGAATTGGTAGAATATAGTGCAGATGATTTATTAAATTATTTATTAGCTAATAGTGGAAAAACTAAAGAGCAATTAATTGAAGAATATTGTTGTGTCCGAGAAAAAGAACATTCAAAAAAAGCACTTGCAAATTTTTTCAATAAAGTTATACATTCAATGGATTATGATTTTTGTAATGAATGTATGGTAGACGATTTATGTTTAAATTGCAATGATGATACTTGTAAAATAATTTCAGTTTTAAATATCTTGATAAAAAATAACTTATTAGATTTAGATAAATTCAATAACGTGTTTAGTTATGATGATAATGATAAAGATAAAGGAGAAGAATAATATGAATAATTATAAAATATTAGCAGAATATTATAATAAGGAAAAATTAATTTATTATATAGTGGAAACTGAAGATGGAAAAGTTTTAACTGTAAAAGAAGAAAATTTATAATTGATATAAAACGACTGATTTTTTCAGTCATTTTTATTTACTTTTTATAAAAAACATAGTATAATATAAATAAGAAATGTATTTTAGATTTATAAAGAGGGGGTGAGAATGTGGCTAAGGTAACTTGTAAGATTTGTAAAAATAAAATAGAAAAAAGTGAAGCATATGTTATAACAAAAATTAATGAAAAAACAAATAAAAAAACAAACTCATATTATTGTTCTAAAGAAGAATTTGAAAAAGATAAATATTTAAAAAGCCTATGGCAAAAACTTCTTATCAGTATAGATGATATATTAGGTTATACATGTGTATCTAAAGTAAAAGTCAATGAATTAAAGGCATTGGAAAAAGAGTATACAAGAGAACAAATATATAATTGTATAGAAAGTAATAAAGAAGAAATTACAAGATATTTAGAAATAAAAAATATACAAGATGAATATGGGAAAATAAGTTATATATTTGCTTGTATTAGAAATAAGATTAAAGATAATACGGCAAATTTTGGCACAACTGAAATAAACACTAATGATGATATAATTATAAATTTAAAATATGAGGAAGATAGTGATATATTTGAAAGATTAGAAAGACAAAGAAGGAATGCAGATAAAAATTCAAATAATATATTTAAAATAATTGATAGTAAAAAGAAAGGGGATAAGTAGATATGAAAATTTCAAAAGAAAGATTAGATACTGAATGTGCTATACTATCTTGTATATATCAAGATTTAACATTAACAAATGAATATGAATTAAGGTCAGAATATTTTTCTTTAAATGATACAAAATTTTTCTTTTCATTAGCTTATGAATTAGCTAAAAAAGTAAAAGAAATTGATGAATTATCAGTTAGTGGATTTGTTGGAAGTAATGGATTAATTGAAGTTTTTAATAATTATGGTGGATATGAAAGAATAGAAAATTTATTAAACTTAAAAGCTAATGTAGAGAATATAGAATCATATATTGATAGTTTGAAAAAAATGATATTAATAGAAAGATATATTGATTTAGGTATTAATTTGGAAAGAAAATATGAAATAAGTGGAAGAACTATAATACCAATAGAGGAAGCTCCATATTTAAATTGTACTCAATTTAGTAGCCTTATGCAGTCAATTATATTAGATGTTGGAGTAGATGTTGAATTTCAAGAATTCAAATTACAAAGTTTACATTTTACAGATGAAGAAAAAAGAAGAGTAAAAGAAAAAGAAATTAGTGATACTTCTCATTTTGATATAGCAATGACATGGAAGACTGAAGAAAATGAAGATAGATATATACAATCATTTAAATATTTAGATAAAGAATTAGTAGGTTTATCAAGAGGATTAGGTATTCATGTAATAGCATCAACAACAGGGGTTGGTAAGTCTACTATGTTGTGTAATGTAGCTATGGCATTAGTTGAAAGTGGTAATAAAGTTATGTATGTATCAAATGAATTTGAATCAATATATTTAAAAAGACTTATGGTTAGTTATGTATGTAGTAATGTATTCCATTGTAAAACTATTACAAGACAAAAATTAATTGAAGCAGATTTAACTGATGAAGAATATGAAATATTTGAAAAAGCTAATGATTTTATAAAAGAAAAATTTGAAGGTAAAATGACATTTGTTTGTGTTGAAGAATTTAATTTTGAAAAGATAACTAAAGTTTTTAATAAATTAGGAATGACTGAAGGGTATAACTATTTAATGGTTGATACTTTTAAGAGTAATGATATGGATAGCGCAATGATAGAAATGGTTAATAATTCTAAAATACTTGATAAATGGGGAAGAAAAAATGGATATGGAGTAGTTATGACAATGCAGTTATTAAAGAGTACTGATAAAGTTTCATATTTAACTGGTTCTCAACTTGCTTTTGCTAAACAAGTATTGGATGTTACCCATAGTGTTTTATTAGCAAGAAGAGTTAGACCTTGGGAATTAGACCCTGAAAATAAAGCTTTCATTGACCCATTTTATTATGAATATAATAAATTTGAAAAAACATTTAAACAAAAGAAATTTAAAATAATCAATAGTCAAAATGGTGGAACAGATAAACAAAATGAATATAAGAAAGGTTATTTAGATAAAAGTAAAAATTATATAATATTATTCTGTGATAAAAACCGTAGTGGAAGAACAGATTTTGTATTATTATATCAAATGGATAGTTTCGGAAGGTTAACAGAATATGGATATGCAGGAAAGGTAAGTACAGGAATGTTAATGCAATAAAGAGGTGAAATTTATTTCATCTCTTTACTTTTTATAAAAAGTGTAGTATAATATAAGTAAATGAGATAAAGGAGAGATTAATATGGAATATAAAATAGGAGATGTTGTTAGAATAAAGGATAATTTACAAGTAGGTGAAAAATATGGAGAGTGTAGTGTTACAGAAAGGATGTTGAAATTTAGAGGAAAAGTTGATACTATAGAATATATAGATGATGACGGTGATTTTTATTTAGCTAGTGAAGATAATGCTTTTGCATGGAATAAAGATATGGTAGAACTAATAAAACAAACTAAACATATAAGTGATTTAAAATCAGTTAAAATGCCTAGATTAGACATATATGAATATATACTAAATGGCTTAGAAGAAACATATAAAGCTAAAAATAACGATTATGGTAATAGTGTTGCTGACACTTATGATAAATTTGGTAGTGTATCTTTCCTAGTGAGAATTACCGATAAATACAATAGATTAATGACATTATGTGACCCAAATGCACCTGAACAAAAAGTAAAGGATGAAAAAATTGATGATACGATATTGGACTTAGCAAATTATTGCTTGTTATGGTTAGTTGAAAGGGAATACAAGAATCAATAAGAAAGGGGAATAGTGGATATGTTTTGGATTGTTATAGGTTGTGCTGATATAGTTATAGGAATAATAGATTTAATGTGTGGTCAACTAATATTAGGTATTGCAAAGATATTGATAGGATTTCTTTTGATGTTCGTTGAATAGGAGAGTATAAAATGAATAAGGTTTGTAGGGTTGTAGGTATATGTGACATACTTGTAGGAATAATAGATTTAATGAATGGTGAAATAACGATGGGTATTGCAATGTTATTAACAGGATATTATTTATTGTTTGTTGATTGGGAGTGATAAAGTGGATAAATTTTGGATTGTTATAGGTTGTGCTGATATAGTTATAGGAATAATAGATTTAATGTGTGGTCAACTAATATTAGGTATTGCGATGATATTAGGGGGATTTCTTTTATTACTTATCAATTAGAAGAGAAGATAAATAGTAGCAAATTCCCCTCTTGTAGGGGAATTTTATTATTTTACTTTTAATAAAACTGTTAAAATAAGTAAGAAAAATTTATTTTATTTCTTTACTTTTTATAAAAAGTATAGTATAATATAAGTAAATAAGATAAAGGAGAGATTAAGGAGGATATTAATTATGATTGCTGAAACTATACTATACCTAAATAAAATAAATTTTCAGAAAATTGTTTGACTTTTAATAAGATTTTTAGTATAATATATATAAAATAAATTATAAAAAGATTGGAGAGATATTTATGAAAAGGAATAAAGTTATAATAAGAAAAAATGGAGAAGAACAAAAAAGTTATTTTATGGATATAATTTTTACTTATGGTAGTGCTTTATTTTATCCTAGTGTAAGAGGTTACTACTTAGTTTGTTCACCTTGTACTCTAAAAGGTACATTAAAAGAAGATGCAGACCTTGATGATTTAAGTATAAAAGATGTTGAATCAATAGACACAAAATTTGAAGCTAGAGAATTATTATTTGAAATGGCAGAACCTAATGACAAAGCATTATCAGTAGCTGAAGATGTTGCAGATAACTATGTTGATATATTAATATTTCAAGTAGAACAATCAATAAAAGATGAAGAAAGAAGAATTGAAAAAGAAAGAAAAGAAATAGAAGATAGTATGAAATCAATAGAAGGATTATTCGATGAAATAAGAAATCCTAAAAAAACAGATGATGAAGATGATGAGGATGATAATATAAATACAGGATTTTTTACTTTTGATACATCTAAATTTAATTCTAAAATAAAAAAACAAGCTGAGGATTCAGATGGTGGTGAAAAATCTAATACTACTTTAGATGATGTAGCTGGATTAGAAGAAGTTAAAGTTGAACTCATGGAGTTAATAGCTGGTTTTAATGATAAAGAAAAATTTAAGAAGTTTAAAGTCACTCCTCCTAGAGGGGTATTATTAGAAGGTGAACCAGGTAATGGTAAATCTTTATTAGCTAGAGCCATAGCAGGAGAAACAGATGCAGTATTTTATTCAATGGCTGGTTCTGAATTTAATGAAAAATATGTCGGTGTTGGTGCATTAAGAGTGAGAGATTTATTTAAAAAAGCTAGAAAAAATAGACCTGCCGTTATATTTATAGATGAAATAGATGCAGTTGGTGGAAAAAGAGAAGAAGAAAATAATAAAGAACATAATGCTACATTAAATCAATTATTAGTCGAATTAGCAAGTACTGATAATGAAGATATATTAGTAATAGGTGCAACAAATAGAAGTGACATATTAGACCCAGCTTTAAAAAGACAAGGTAGATTAAGTAGACATATATACATACCTAACCCTGATAAGAAAACAAGATTAGAAATATTAAAATTATATGCTACCGATAGACCTTTAGCTGAAGATGTTGATTTAGAAGTTATAGCTAGTCAAACACATGGTATGGCTAGTGCTGATATGGAAGGTATATTAACAGAAGGTGCAATGATAGCAATAAGAGAAGATGCCGATGAAATAACTCAAGATATGTTATTAAGAGCAATAGATAGACAAATAGCTGGACTAGAAAGAAAATCTACTGTCATGATAGATAGAGAAAAGAAAATAACTGCTTATCATGAAGTTGGACACTTAATGATGTCAGAAATATTAAATAATAAGAAATTAAGTAAATGTACAATCATACCACATGCAGATGCTTTAGGTTACTGCTTATATCATGAAGAAGATGATAGATTTATAAGAACAAAAGAAGACTTAATAAATAGTATGATAGTATCTCTTGGAGGGGCAGTAAGTGAAAAGGTATTCTTTGGACATGAAAGTAGTGGATGTAGTGGAGATTTAGGAAGTGTTTCAGCAATAGCACAACGTATGGTTTGTGATTATGGTATGAGTGAATTAGGTAAAATGAAGATAGATGAAAGAAATCTATTTATGCAAGAAAAAATACATGAAGAAATGAAAAAAATAGTTGATGAAGCATATAATAAAGCATTACAAATAGTAGAAGAAAACAAAGAATTAATATCAACAATAGCTGAGGAATTAATGGAAAAAGAAACATTAGAAGGATATGAAGTAGAAGAACTTATAACAACTTATAACATGAGCATGAAAAAATAATAAAAGATATATTATCAAAAAGAGATGTAAATATTTACATCTCTTTTTATTTACTTTTAATAAAAATTTTAGTATAATATAAATAGAAATAATAAAGGATGGTGAGTTAATTGAATAGTAATGAACTTAAAGATAAACTTACATTGGATATGATAGTTGATTTAGTTTTATATTTAGGTGGAGAATTTAACGAGCAGATGGAAACAAATGAAAAAATGGTCTTAAATACATCGTTATGTCATGGTGGTGAATCATGGAAATGCGAATTATATAAAGATTCTTTAATTTTTCATTGTTATACAAATTGTGGTAGTTTTGATATAATAACATTAGTTCAAGAGGTAATGGATTTAACATTTGCAGAATCAATTGAATTTATTGAAGATTATTTTAATTTAAGTATGAATTTTCAAAAAGGATTTGGTAGACCTAAGAAAAAAGAAGTTCCTATAAGAAAACCTATTAAAAAAGAAATAGATTTTAATGAACAATTGCCACAATACGATGAAAGCATACTCAATACTTTTGTCAATTATAAAGCTATTGAATGGATTCATGAAAATATATCAGTTGAAACTATGAATAAATACGGTATCAAATTTAATATTGAAAATAATTCAATAATCATACCCACATAGAGACCAGTTGGGAAGACTGGTCGGCATAAGGGAGAGAAATTTAGATAAGAGACAAGTAGAAATGTTTGGCAGAAAATATGTACCGTATACATCTTTTGCACATAAGATAACATATAAACATAAACTTTCAATGAATCTTTATGGTATAAACTTCAATAAAGAAGCAATTAGTAAATTTAATAAATGTATTATATTCGAAGCAGAAAAATCAGTATTAAAAATGGATAGTATATATGGAGAAAATAATCCTTCAGTTGCGGTTGGAGGGTCTAGTATAAGTCTTTATCAATTAAATTTACTAAAGGAATTAGGAGTAAAAGATGTATATTTAAGTTTTGATAAAGAAGAAGGAGAAAAGTGGAGAGTTAAACTTGATAAAATATGTAGGAGAGTTTATGATTTTGGATTTAATGTATTTATCATAGAAGATGTGGAAGGAAAATATTTAAATTTAAAAGAATCTCCAATTGATAGGGGTGAATTTGCATTTCTTGAACTTTATAGAGGTGCTAGAAAGTATGAATAGTTTAATAGAAGTTTATATATATGTTAATAAAGTAAATAAAACAACTAAAGCTAGTTATGGTATTTATTTAAAATACATTAATGATGAATTAGAACTTATTGCAGATAAAAAAGTTAGCAGTGGAGTTATACAATATAAAAAGATAGAAGAAGTTATTTATTCTTCTATTTTAGACAGTTGTAGACTTATAAATAACAAAGATTTACCTTTGAGAATACATTGTTCTTTTGATGGATATTATAGTACAACTAAAGAACTAGATAAAGAAGTTAAAAAATTTCATGATGTATTTTTCTATTTCAATGAAGTTAATGAAGTGGCAGAAAAATTATCAAAAGAAAATCTTAAATAATGATTGATTTTTAATAAGAATAATAGTATAATATAAGTAAATAAGTAAATAAAGGAGAGATTAAGTATGAAAAGTATTTTAGTAAAAAAAATAAATGAAGAATTTGGAGTAAGAAACTACATGGGTAAATCAATAAAATTATACAATTTCTATGTTCTTTGCAGTTTATATAAAAAATTAAAAAATGAAAAAGAAAATGGAGAAGTGGAATAATGGAAATAAGAAGAATGCATACAGTAAAAAATAATGGTAAAGAAACTACTTTGATTGTTGGAAACTATGTAAGAGTAAAAACTAAAGATGAAAATATAATAGGAAAAATAGTTGATTTAGGAAGTAATTATATGGAACTTGAATTATCTAAACATAATGTAAATAAATATAAATCATTTTTATATGTTAACTTATTAGAAATAGAAGAATATGAAGATTAGGTTGGTGAATATATGAAATATAATATAAAAACAGAAAACACCTTTGGTAGAACGTTAAGAGATATAGTATTAAAAAATAGAGAATTGACTGAAAAAGATGTGGATTTTTTACTTAATCCTACATCTGAATATCAAGAAATGCCATTTAAAATAAAAAATGTAGACAAAGGAATAGAATTATTCATAAGTGAACTTGACAAAGGGAGTAACATCGGTATCTTAGTTGATACCGATGTAGATGGGTATACTAGTTCTGCTTTAATGTATTTGTTTTTAATTAATGAATGTCAAGTTCCTAAAGAAAAAATAACTTTATTTTTTCACTCCGGAAAACTTCATGGTCTTGACCCAAAAGTTTTTAAACAAATAAAAAAATCTAATGTAGAATTTTTAATAATACCTGATGCTTCCACTAATGATTTTAAGGAAATTAAAGAATTATTATCAATAGGTAAAAGGATTTTAATATTGGATTAACTATGATAGTCCCTTCATATAGGAAACTATGTGTCGAAAATACCGTAAATTGCTGGAAACCCCTAAAGCTTAACACACTACAACGTGGCTAGAAATGGCGAACGTGAATGTTGCGAAAGTAGAAAAAAGTTGTTAAGATTACCTAAGCTGAAATAAAAGCCTTGTAAGAGGTGCTAAGGGTAAATTATAATGGGCAATCAGCAGGGAAGTCCCTTTAAAATGGGAAACCTTCAACGACTATAATCGGTATATCTTAAAAGATAATTGTATAGTCTATTCCCTTATTAAGTTAGCACTTTGGGAGAGTGAGTTATGTTATCAAAATTTGATGAAAAAATAGAAAAAGAAATATGTGAATATTATTTAAAAAGAAATAAAGTAACCGTAAAAGAAATGGTAAATTATTTTAATGTATCCTCACCATTTATAAAAATATTTTTAAAAAAGAACAACATAGAATATAAATTTTATTATGCATCAAAAGAAAATTGTGGTAATGTAGATGATTTATTTTTTAATAAAATAGATAATGAATATAAGGCTTATTGGTTTGGTTTCTTTTTAGCCGATGGATATATCGATAATTTAGGTAGTATAGGTATTGAATTGAGTATAGACGATATAAAGCATTTGGAAAAATTTAAACATGATTTAAAAATAGTAAATAATGTTAAAATTTATAATAAAAATTCAACATTTGGGAAACAAACTAATTGTTGAGTATCATTTCATAATCAACAAATGTTATATGATTTATGGATGTTAGGTATTGATTTAGATAAGTCTAACACAGGAACTATTCCAATTATAGAAGATAAATCATTATATAGACATATGCTTAGAGGTTATTTTGATGGAAATGGAAGTTTTGGTTATTACGAATGTAAAGATGGTAGAATAACCCCTAGAAACTTATCAATTTGTGGTAGTAAAAATGTATTAAAATTTATAGAGGATTATACAAAACTTAAATGGAATTGGTCTAAGAGACGAGATTCAAATGATAATAATAGACAAATAAATTGTGATAAAGTAGACCAAAGTTTATCATTTCTTAAATGGATATATGAAGATAGTAATGTATATTTAGATAGAAAATATGAAAAATTTTTAAAGCTAACTTAATTTTTAAAATATCTTGAAAAAGAGGGTATAAAAGCATCATATGCCTCAGTCTAATGGAGAGGAATTTAAAGCAGTATTTAGAAGCACAACCAATGCACTTATTGGAGTTATTGTTAATAATCAACTTGATGAATATTCTCATAACTTAAGTGGTGTAGGAGTTGTTTATAAATTTCTAGTTGGAATGACTGAGAATGAGTTAGAACATTATTTGGATTTAGTTGCAATTGGTTGTATAGCTGATATAATGGATATACATGATAAAGAAGTTGCATACTTAGTGCATAAAGGTTTAAATAATATAAGAAATGAATTTTTTAAAGAAATATTAAAAGATTTTGATTTAAATGACATAACACCTGAAACAATATCATTTAATTTAGCTAATATTATAAATGGAACTATAAGATTTGGTAGTATGGAAGAATGCGAATTATTATTTAAAGCATTAATAGGAGAACAAGAAGAATTTGAATATAAACCTAGAAAATCTAAAAATAATCCTAATCCACAAATTCAAATAGAAACATTACAACAACATATGGTTAGGATTGCTAAAAGTGTTAAACAGAAGCAAGACAAAAAGAAAAAAGAATGCATAAAACTTTGTGAAAAATATATAGAAGAAAATAATTGTAATGATAGTAAAGTTTTGACAATAATAGATGAAGAAAGAAAATTAGTAGATAAAAGAATAACTGGATTAATAGCCACTAATTTAATTGATATATATAAAAAACCTGTTGTATTACTATCTGCTTCATCTAAAAAAGATAAATTAATAGGTAGTATGAGAACTTATGGTATAGATGATTTTAAATCAATTCTTGAAAAAACAGAAATACTTACAGTAAAAGGACATAATGGTTCAGCTGGTGTGGAAACAGATTATAGCAATATAAGAAGGGTAAAGAAAAGAATTGATAAAGTTATGGAAGATGTAGAAGTAGAAGATGTAGCAATAAATATAGATTGTGTAATAGATTTAGATGCTGTATCATTTAAACAAATGAATGAAATAGTTGATTTAAAACCATTGTGGTTTTCATTTTGTCCTAAACCAACCTTTATTTTAAAAGATTTAAAAATTAAGCCTGCGAATATAAAAAATCCATATCCAACATTATTAACATTTGATATAGATGGTATAACATTTAAAAAAGAATTTTGTTCTAGGGTATTCAAAGAAGATTTTTTATGTGAAGAAGAAATGAAAGGTATATTTGGAAGACCTGATATAATAATAGATGAAATGGTAGTAACTATTGAGTGGGACGATTTTCGCAAAAAACCTTGCTTTGGAATAAAAAGTGCAAAAACTCATATTGATAAAGATAAAAAGAAAAAAGATAAAGACATACCATTTTAAATAAAAATTCATATAAAAGGGAGGAGTTGTATAAAATGAAAAAAGAATTATTTCAATATTGCGATAGTGTATTACACATTAGAAAAAGTAGAAGGGTTAGAACCTTTGAAAAATTATTAGATAATTATTGGGTATTTAGAGAAAAAAACTATGGAACATTGTTATTTATAACATCGGAAATAGAGGAAACTTATAATACAATCCATAAGGCAATAGTCACATATATGGATTGTATGGATATCATGAACATAAGAAAAGAAACCGATGAAATAATCATAGATTGTTTAATAGGTAATCAAGAAAAAATTGTAATAATAATAAAAAAGGATTATGATATAGGAAATTCAGTTAGAAGTATGCGAGTTGACCAAGTTTTTATTGATTGTATAGATGATAGCGATATTAAAGTTACTAGTGACATAATAACAAATTATTTATCACCATTGACAGTTCATAACAATGGAAAAGATTTAGATAAAATTATATTAATATATTAATTTATTAAGGATAGAGATAAATTCTCTATCCTTATTTACTTTTAATAAAAGGTATAGTATAATATAAATAAAGGAAGGGAGTGGAATTATGAGTAATTATGTAGTTTATCATTTACATGATGAAATGTCCTTATTAGATAGTGTTACAAAATTTACAGACTATGTAGATATGGCAGTTGAAAATAAAATGAAAGCAATTGCTTGTACAAATCATGGAAATATATATCATTGGATAGAAAGGGTGTTATATTGTCAAAAGAAAGGTATAAAATATTTGCATGGTTGTGAAGTATATTTAACTGAAAGTTTAGAAGATAAAATAAGAGATAATTACCATACTGTTCTTATTGCAAAAAATCAAGAAGGTATAAAAGAACTTAATACTTTAGTTGGATTAGCTACAAGAAAAGACCATATGTATTATAAACCTAGATTATCATTTGAAGAGTTTTTAAACATATCTGATAATATTATAAAAATATCAGCTTGTTTACAATCTCCTTTAAACAGATATGATAAAAAAACATCGTTATATGAAAAAGTATCTAAACACTATGATTATTATGAAATACAATATCATAATTGTGATGACCAAAGAGAATATAACTATTATCTTTATGAATTATCTAAAAAAAACAATATACCTTTAATTGTTGGGACAGATACACATAGTTCAAATAAATATAAAGCAGAATGTAGAACTATGAGACAATATTCTAAAAATATAACTTTTGAGAACGAAGACGAATTCGATTTAACGTTTAAAAATTATCAAGAGTTATTAGATATGTTTTCTTTACAAGATGGAAATATACCCAAAGAAGATATATTAGAAGCTATAAATAATACAAATATAATGGCTGATACTTGCGAAGAAATTGTATTGGATGTTTCATTTAAATACCCTATACTTTCAAATAACGACGAAGAAACTCTAAAGAAAAGAATAAATAAAATGTATGCAGAAAAAGTAGAAAAAGGTATTATTGATGGGAGCAATCCTAAATATATAGAAAATATTCATGAAGAATTTAGAGTATTAAAAAAAATAGGAATGTTATCTTTTATGTTGTTTATGTCAGAAATGATAGAATGGTGTGAGAATAATGGTATACCAACTTGTCCATGTAGAGGTTCTGTTGGAGGAAGTACTTTAGCTTATATTACTGGTATAACAGATGTTGACCCTATAAGATGGAATACATATTTTTCACGTTTTGCCAACGAGGATAGAAAAGAAATAGGCGACATAGATTGTGACTTTTCACCTTCTCAAAGAGAATTGGTGTATAAATATATAATAGAAAGATTTGGTTGGAAGAAAACGGCTTATATATTAGCTATTGGTACAAGTGCTGAAAAAGGTACTATTGACGATATAGGTAGAGGTTTAGATTTAATGTATAAAAAAAATGGTCAACATTCTAAGTATAATTTAAAATATGTGGAGCAAATAAAAAAAGATTACGAATCAGACCCTATAAAAGCAAGAGAAGAATATTCGGAATTGTTTTATTATTTTGATGGTATGGTAAATACGGCAGTAAGTCAATCAATGCATCCAGCTGGAATTGTCGCTTCTCCTATAACGTTATATGATAATTATGGCATATTCTATAATAAAGATGGGCAAATAGTTTTACAAATAGATATGGAAGAAGTGCATGAGGTATCTTTAGTAAAGTACGATATATTAGGATTAAAAAATATTGAAGTTATAAAAGATTGTTGTGAATATGCAAATGTAGAATACCCAAAATGTCATACTGTTAATTTTGACGATGATGAAGTATGGGCTGATATGATTAAATGTCCAATAGGTATATTCCAATTTGAATCAGATTTTGCAAGTAAAACATTAAAGGATTTTGAACCACATAAAATAAATGACTTATCATTAGTTAATGCAAGTATTAGACCTAGTGGTACTAGTTATAGGGATGATTTGATTGCTAAAAAACCTCATAAAAACCCTTCAAAATTGATAGATAATTTGTTGTCAGATAATAATGGGTATTTAGTATTTCAAGAAGACACGATAGCCTTTCTGCAAAATATATGTGGGCTAAGTGGAAGTGATGCAGATAATATAAGAAGAGCTATAGGACGTAAACAAAGAGACAGACTAGAAAAAGCTATGCCACAAATATTAGAAGGATATTGTAGTAAATCTGATAAACCTAGAAAAGAAGCAGAAGAAGAAGCAAAAGCATTCTTACAAATAATTGAAGATAGTGCTAATTATCAATTCGGAAAAAATCACAGTACAGGATACTCTATTATAGGTTACTATTGTGCTTATTTTAGATATTATTATCCTTTAGAATTTACAACATCTTATTTAAATAATGCTAATAATTCAAATGATATTAACGATGGCCATGAATTAGCAAAAGTAAAAGGTATAACAATAAAACCTCCTAAATTTAGATATTCTAAAGCTGAATATTTTATGGATAAAGAAAGTAACTCTATATATAAAGGTATGGCTAGTATAAAATATATGAACGAACAAGTATCACAAGAATTATATATGTTAAAAGATAATAAATATGATAGTTTTATGGATTTACTCATTGATTTAAATAATAAAACATCTATAAACTCAAGACAACTCAATATACTGATAGCAATAGATTTCTTTGAAGAATTTAATTGTTCACAAAAATTATTAGATATTGTAGATTTATATGAAAATATAATAAGTAAAAAAATAAAAAGTAAAAAAGGTGAAGTATCATTTAACAAAACCAATTTACCATATCCTAAAGAAATAATAGAAAAATATGCAACTGAAAAGAGTAGAGAAGATAAATATAAACAATATAAAGTAGAGAAAGCATTGGAATTATGTAATGAATTAATGTCAAATATAGAAGATAATGAAATGCCATCAATAGATAAGGTTAGAATTAATCTTGAAATGACTGGAGAATGTAATTATTATTTTGAAGATTATGATTCATCAACTTGTATTGTTATTGATGTTGTAACTAAATTTAAAAATAAAAAAGCATGGATTTTTAATATAAGTACTGGAAAAACTATAGAAATAAAAGTTGGTGAAGGATTTTATGAAGCACAACCATTTAAAGCATTTAGTGTAATTAATGTATATCATATGTTCCAAAAAGCAAAAAAAGAAAAAAAAGAAGTTGAATCAATAGACAAAGATGGAAATACAATAATTAAAACAAAGTGGGTGCAAAATGGAGAATTTGAAATATGGTGTGATGAATATCATTTACTTAATGAAGAAGAAGTAGAAGAATTAAATAAAGAAGAATATGAATATAGAAAATTAAATAAATAAAAGGAGGAATTTTATGAAGACTAGTTATTATGCGAAATTTTCTAGGTTGCCAAAAGAAGAAAAAGATAGATATATACCTATATTAATTTCAACCAGCCTACCTAAATGGTTCTTAGATAGAGAAGAATACTATATGGAATATAAATTATTAGCTCCATCTAGCGACAGTGTTTTTAAACTAAAGAACAACAAAATGTCACAAGAAGATTTTATAAATGCATACACTGATAAATTAAAAGAGTTAGACTTAGAACAAATACTTGAAGACTTATATGATTATGAAGGAATTACAGATACAGAAATTGTGCTATTGTGCTATGAAAAGTCCACTGATTTTTGCCATAGACATATTTTGCGTGAATATTTAAATGAAAATTTTAATACAAATATTACAGAATTAGGAGTAGATTAATTTCTACTCCTTGACTTTTAATAATAGTAATAGTATAATATAAGTAAATAAGATAAATAAAAGGAGGAATGTTGAATATGGAAAAATGTTTTTTATGCAATGATAGTTATATAACAACTAATACAGGAGCTGACATTGAGATAATAGATGGTAATAAATTAAATATAGACTATAATGGTTTTCAAGTGCCTGATATAAATATAGAAATTAACTTTTTCCCTATCTGTGGTAGAAAATTAGGAGGAGGGGATAATATAAAATATAAAATAGGAGATGTTGTTAGAATAAAGGATAATTTACAAGAAGATGAAGTGTATGGAGATTGTTATGTTACAGAAAAGATGTTAAAATTTAGAGGAGCAATTGATATTATAGAAAATATAGACGATGATGGTGATTTTTATTTAGCCGATAAAAATAATCCTTTTGCATGGCATAAAAATATGATAGAACTTATTGAAACAAAAAATGATGAGAAAATAAAAGATAATTTACAAGAAGAGGAAGAGTATGAGTACGAATTTAAAAATACTAAAGAGTATATGTTAACGGTAAAATTAACAACTGGAGAATATATTAAAATAAAAGGAAATCAAGTGATAGACATGCCTGAAGTTATAGCCCAAAGGATAGAGAATAAAGAAGATATTATAGTGTTTGGGTTCACGGGTGTTAAGAGAGAATTAATTGAATGGTATACAATAACAGAGGTTTTTGAATAAATTTTATTTATAAAATGGAATTCACTCCTTGACTTTTAATAATAGTAATAGTATAATATAAGTAAATAAATAATTATAAAGAATTTGACTTATTTAATATATGTAGGTAATGAGGTGATAAGATGAAAAATAGATTTATCATTCAAAGAACATTATTATTAAAAATGTAAAAATATTTGTATCAGGGTATGGATGGAGGGAATCTTATTGAAAGATAAAAATAAAAGTAATAAAAAATACTGCCGTCAATGTGGAAGAGAAATAAGCAATGGACATGAATTATGTGAAAAGCATTATCAACAATTAAAAAAATATGGTGTTTTTTTAGAGGATAATCAAAGAGATATAGCTGACCCAAATGAAATAATTGTAAATGAAAAAGAAGGATATGCAGAAGTTGTATTATACAATGATTTATTACAAGAAGAACTTGAAGAAAGAATTTTAATAGATTTAGAAGATATTGAAAGTGTAAAATATGTAAGATGGAATAAGAAACAATCTTGTATAGTAGGAAATGTATTAGGAAAAAACATATTATTAGCTAATTATATTTTAAACACTGATAGCAAAATAGAATTTATAGATGGAAATTTTTATAATTGCAGAAAAGAAAATCTAAAAATAATCGAAAAAAGAAATAAGAAGAATAAAAAGAATAAAGATAACAAAATAACTATTGAAACAATTGGAGGAAGTACAGTAGATGTTACAGGAAGTTGTTTTAGTATAAGTTATCCAAAAAGTGATGGTACTATGGGACTATTCTTAGTTGAATGTGGTATGATACAAGGTGGTACTGTATTACAAGATTATAATGATAACAAAAGAATGATTAATGCAGTACCATTTGAAGAAGCAGAATTCATACTTGTAGGGCATTCGCACATTGACCACATTGGAAACATATGTGCAAGTATCCCTAATGGCTTTAAAGGAAAAATATATAGCACTAAAGAAGCCTTAGCTATAAATGAAAAATTATTATTAGACTGTGCTTTTATTCATGAAAGAAATATAAAAGATTTAAATAAAGGTGGTAGAAAATATGAACCTTTATTTGACGAAAGTGATATATATTTAGCTATAAATAAATTTTCACCAATAGAAAGAAATGAAATAGTAAAAATAAATGATTATGTATCAGTAAGATTTTTAAACAATGCTCATTGCTATGGTGCTAGTCAAATTGAAATATACATAAAAAAACCTAGCAATCATGTAACTAAAATATTATATACATCAGATTTGGGTAGTAATCTTAATATAGACTTCCAACCATTTGTAAAAGAAAATGATATATGTAAGAAAGCTGACATTATGATAATGGAAAGCACTTATGGAGATAGAAGTTCATTTACTAAAGCTAAATGTGTTGAAGAAAGACAAGATTTATTAGCTAATGTCGAAAAGACAATAAAAAATAATCATAGATGTTTGATACCTTGTTTTAGTTTTCAACGTTCTCAGATGGCATTATGTATGTTATATGACCATTTTAAAGATAAAGATATGGGAAACACAATGGTAATAGTAGACAGTAGATTGACTAATGAAGTAAATAATGTTTATTTAAACACTTTACAAGGGGAAGAACGTGAATACTTTAAAGAAGTTTTAGCTTGGGATAGAATAAAATATATATCATCTTTTAAAGATACTGAAAAATTAATGGTTAAAAAAGACCAACCAATGATAATAATATCAAGTTCAGGAATGGTTGAAAATGGACACTCAAAAAGTTGGGCAAAAGCTTTACTACCTTGTAAAGATGATGCAATTTATTTCATAGGATATTGTGGAAAAAACACTCTTGGTAATAAAATACAAAATGAACATACAAAAACTGTTACAATAGATGGAGTAGTATATAATAAAAGATGTAATATAATAATATATAAAACTTTTTCATCCCATGCACAACAAGTAGATTTATTAAATTATATAAAACGTATTAATGTTGGTAAATCTATAATACTTCATCATGGTAGCGAAGAAGCGAAGAATAAATTAAAAGAATTGGCGACAGAAGAATTACACAAAATAGGTAAAACGACAAAAATAATAACTGTTGGAAAAGGTTGCGATACTTTTAAGTTATAGTATGAATGATAAAAAAGGATAAACTAAATAAGTTAGTTTATCCTTTTTTTTATTTGTATTGACTTTTAATAAGAGTAATAGTATAATATAAGTAAATAAACAAAGGATAGTGATATTATGGATATATATGAAAAATTCTTTACAGAAAAAAGAAAAGAATACTATGAGGAGACTGGTATATCTCCTAACAGTTGCATCATGCAACAATGTTTCGCTAATGAATTAGCTAAAGAAACTGGATATCGTATAAAGAGTGGAGAATTTTATAAAGGAATTGAAATAATCATAACTTATAACACACGTTGTTCAAATACATTACAATTCTTTAGACAAATATATTAAAAGGTGGTGATTAATATGAATAAATACATATTATTATCTAACGCTGATTATTTAGAGACTAGGCAATGTTACAATAAAGTTAAAGAATATATAAACCCCAATTCTAGGGTAGCATGTATTCCATTTGCTTGTGACTTAGAATATTTATTTAAAAATCAAACCGATTTGCAATATGATGGTAAATTTTATAATAAACATAAGAAACACTTTAGAAAGTATGGGATTAAAGATTTTAATGTAATTACTCCTTTAGACAATTTAAACCTCATTAAATGGCTAATAAATACGTCAGATGTGATATATTTTAGTGGTGGTTCTATGGATATGCTAATGATGATGTTAAATAAATATAAATTATTAAACATAATAAAACAATTGGATAATAAAGTTTTAGTAGGAGAATCAGCTGGAGCATTATGTTTATTGGAATATTATGTAGTAATGACAAATACAATACCAATGAAATATGAAGGAATAGGGTTAATAGATATAGTTAACTTATTTGTCCATTATGATAAAGAAAATCATGAAGAATTATTTAGAGAATTTAATAGATTTTTAGATTGTTCTTTTAAGCAAACTTTAAATTATGCAATAACAGATAATGGATGTTTAATTTTAGATAATAAAAATATAATAAAAGTAGGTGAAATATATGGTTAACATATCCTTCACTGGTCATAGGATTAAAAAGTTATATGGTGGCAGTATTTATAGTAAAAAATATGACATATTGAGAGATAAATTACAAGAAGTTTTTTCTTATGTTGAAAATAAATATGGTGAAATAACCAATGCTTACAATGGATTAGCATTAGGATTTGATACAATAGCATTTGAGGAATTATGGTTTAGTAGACAAAAAACTAATATAATAGGTTGTATACCTTTTGAAAAACAATATAAAAAATGGAGAAAGAATGATATTGAAGTTTACAATGTTATGAAATCAAAATGTGATGAAATTATTTATGTTGATACCATGGAAGAATATAAAGTTAAAGATACGACAGAGGGAGAATATCATATTGCAAAATTAATAAAAAGAAATGAACTAATGGTAGATAACTCTAATGTTCTTATTTCATGTTGGAATCACGAGAAACATGGTGGAACATGGTATACTATTAGATATGCTTTACAACAAGAAAATATTGTAGAAATTATAAATATTAATCCTACAACTTTAGAAATAGAAATCTTAAAATAACTATTTACTTTTAATAAATTTATTAGTATAATTTAATTAAAATAATAAGAAAGGAAGTACCTCATAAGAGGGAAGATATAGTTGATATGGTAGATAAAAAAAATAAATTAAGAACTGAATTATTTATAACTGGAATAATTGATGATAATGTATCTAATAAGTTTATTGAAGAAACACAAGATATAATAGATGAATTTACATCATATAAAATGGAGACTTCTTATATAAAAGAAATTATGCAACAAAAATTTCCTATGATAACAGTTACTATAAACTCTCCCGGAGGAAATATATATGATGGTAACTTAATTATATCAAGAATAAAAGAGATGCAAGAATTAGGGATACCTTTAATAGCGAATGGAATAACTTGTATGTCTATGGCATTCATAATATATATAGCATTTAATAAAAGGACAGCAGATAAATTATTTGCTGGTATGAATCATAGTAGTCGTTCTCATTATATGGGATATAGAGAAGAAGTTAGAAGTGATTTAGACCATAGTGATTATATGGATGATTTATATGATAAGATGATAAGAGAACAAACAAATATACCTGAAGAACAAATTGAAGCAAGTAGATTAAAATGTATATACTATGGCTATGAGGAAGCAATAGAGTTAGGAATAATAAATTATGGATATGAAGGTTGTGAACCTGATTGGGATGAATTAGATGAAAAATTTAATCAAGCAACTGCTTTAGCAGTTCAAACTTTTGCTCAATTAATGGATATGGAAGAAGATGAATTAGCAATAACTTTATTACACACAGGTTTATCTGAAATTTTAGGATTAAATGATGAAGATGAAGATGAGGAGGGAGATGAAGAAATGGAAGATAAGAAAGAATGTAAATGTGGTGGAAATTGTGAATGTGACGGAAATTGTGAATGTCATAAAGAAGATAAAGAAGATGATGAGGATGAAGAAGATGAAGTTGAAAATAAAGTAGATGAAGTTGAAGATGAATCACCTAAAACATTAGGTGAAATATTAAGTAAATATGAAGATGATGAAGATAATGAATAAAAATAATAAAAAATAATTGACTTTTAATAATAGTTTGTGTATAATATAACTAAAGTACACAAACTATTATTTTTAAGGAGTGATGTTAAAAATGAAAGGAATTTTGATTGTTACAGTTGGGATACCTGGAAGTGGAAAAACATCTTGGGTTAAAGATTATATAGAAGAAAATAAGGATAAAAATATAGAAGTTATATCATCAGATGAAATTAGAAAAGAATTATTAAATGATATAAAAAACCAAAGTAAAAATAAAGAGGTATTTGATGTAATGAAGAAAAGAACGAAAGAAAGTTTATCTAATGGTCATATAACTATATATGAAGCTACAAATATATCTAGTAAACGTAGAAGAGCTTTATTAAAAGAAATGAAAAAATATTATTCTAAAGCAATTTGTTTGTTTAAATATAAAAATCTAATAGATTGTATTGTAGATAATGATACAAGAAACAAACGAGTTCCTGATGAAGTTATAGAAAGAATGTATAAGAATATAGAAATACCACATAAATGTGAAGGATTTGATGAAATTATTATAGATTATGATATTGGAAGAAAATTATATATTAACAATAGAAGAAAAATTGGCTTAGGTATGGACAAAGAAAGATTTACTGAATGTGATAGTTATAAGGAATATATCAATTTGTTGGTTGAATTAGGACTAAGTAGTTGTATAGAAATGTCACAAGATAGTAAATGGCATAATTTATCCTTAAGTAAACATATGTATTTCTGTTATAAAAAAATAAAAGAGGTTGATAACCTTGATAAAAATTTATTAATAGCTTCTATGTTACATGATATAAGTAAGCCAATAGCAAAAACAGAAGATGAGGAAAATAGATACTGTCATTATTGTAATCATGAAAATATGTCAGCTTATGATGTGATAAATATATTAATAAAATACACTAAATTTTGTGATAGAGATATTATGGATATAGCTTGGTTAATAAATAATCATATGATATTTAAAAATGGATATTCATCTGAAAAATTGGTTAAAAAAATTGGGTATTTAAATTATGCTAGACTATTAACTTTACACAACGCAGATAATTCAGCAAAATAATTCTATCAAAGAGTTATCAAATTTACAATTAGTCAGTTGGTAAAAAGGCGATAGGTTGTATTCATCATGAAAGCACGTTGATAACTCTTTAATACTAATATTATTATCAAAAGATTTTAAAAATATACATGAATTCTATTGATTTTTATAAATAATATTAGTATAATATAATTAAAATAATCTTAATAAAGGAGAGATGAATTATGAATAATATATTAGCTTCATTAGAAAAACAACAAACTTTAACATTATATCAACTTATGAAATTTTATAAATATTAATTAGTTTATTTTTTATTTTATTGAGGTTAGGGGTTATAAAATACAATATATAGTGTCTTATTTTTTATATGCTACAATATATAGTGGTTATATTAGATTTGAAAAGGAGAGATAATATGGATATAAAAGAATGGCTAGGTGAAGATAATCAGTTAGGAATTGATATATGGCATAATAAATATCAATTTGAGGGTGAAAGTTTTGAAGATTGGTTAGATAGAGTATCAAATAAAAATGAAGAACTTAAACAATTAATTAGAGATAAAAAATTTTTGTTTGGAGGAAGAATTTTAAGCAATAGAGGATTAGAAAAACATGGTAAGAAAGTAACATATTCAAACTGTTATGTACTTGAAACAGATGATAGTATAGAAGCAATATATAAAACTTGTAGTGATTTGGCTAGGACATTTTCTTACGGTGGTGGATGTGGTGTCGATATATCTAAATTAAGAGCTAAGGGTATGAAAGTAAATAATGCTTCTAAAGAAACTACTGGTGCTTGTAGTTTTATGGATACTTTCTCTCAAGTTACGTCTACAATCGGGCAGAATGGTCGTCGTGGAGCTTTAATGTTATCATTAGATTGTACACATCCTGAACTTATAGATTTTATTAATATTAAAACAGATTTAAATAAAGTTACTAAAGCAAATATATCAGTAAGGGTTAACGATGATTTTATGAAAGCTGTAGAAAATGATGAAGATTGGACATTGCATTTTGAAGTAGGAAATGATAAAATGGAAAAAGTTGTTAAAGCTAAAGAAGTATTTAAATTATTATGTAAAAACAATTTTGATTATGCGGAACCCGGCGTGTTGTATTGGTCAAAAATAGAAGATTACAATTTATTAAGTAAAGATGATGAATTTGAATATGCTGGAGTTAATCCTTGTTTTACTGGAGATATGAAGCTATTAACATATGAAGGATTTAAAACTTTAGAAGAATTATGTGATACAGAGCCATTAATATATAGTTATGATGGTTTAGTTTCAAAAGGAAAAGTATGGTGTAATGGTGAAAAAGATACAATAAAATTAATATTATCCAATAATAAAGAAATAACATGTACACCTGACCATAGATTTATGACTATCAATGGAGAAGAATGTGAAGCTAAAAATTTAAAAAATAAAAAAATCATGCCTAAAATATATAAAACAATAAAAGATGATGAATTATTTATTAAGCTAGGTTTTATACAAGGAGATGGTCAATTAAGCAGATTAAATAGTGAGTGGCACAAAGGAATTGAAGTTAATATAGGTGTTAAAGATGGAGATATAAGATATTTATTTGAAAATGATGAATATACTATAAAATCATATAGAGCTATATATTTACAAGGTTATAATGATTTACTAGAACAACTTCAATTTTCACAAGAAATATTACCAAATAGAGTCATGCCTAAAGCTTATAATGAATGGAGTTTAAATCAAAAAGCAAACTTTTTACAAGGTTGTTTTTCTGCTAATGGATGTGTTAATTCAGATAAAAGAATAAGTTATAAAACAACTTGTAAAGAATTCGCCTTAGAACTTATAAACAGTTTAGAAAAAGATTTTGGAATAACTGCAAATTTAACAATAAATAAAAAACATATGGTGGAATTTGAAAATGGTGAATATGAATGCAGAGAAAGTTATGATATAAATATAAATAAATATGATGATATATTATTATTTGCACAATTTATAGGATTTTATCAAACTTATAAAAAAATAAAACTTAATAAATTAATAGAAAGTAGAGTTCCTTATGTTAGAAATATAAAAGATAATGGTAAAAAATTAGTATATGATTTCAAAGAGCCTAGAAATCATTGGGGAATAATAGAAGGCTATGTTGCTCATAACTGTGCCGAAGAACCATTGCCAAATGGTGGAAGTTGTTTATTAGGAAGTATAAATTTATCAGCTTATGTTAATGATAAAAGTTTCGATATATGTACATTTAAAAAAGACATTCATATAATAGTAAAAGCAATGAATGATGTATTAGACCAAGGTTTACCATTACATCCACTGCAAATACAAAGAGATACTGTAAGAGATTATAGACAAATAGGAATCGGTGTTATGGGTATAGCTGATATGTTAATTAAACTTGAACTAAAATACGACACAGATGAAGCAATAGAAGTATGTGATACCATAGGTAAGGTGTTAGCAAATGAATCAATAAAAGTTAGTGCATTGCTTTCTAAAGAAGAAGGTCATTATCCTAAATATAAAACTTCTATATTAGATTCTGAGTTTTTAAGAAAAAATACAAGTGTAGAAACTTATGAATTAGTAAAAAAATATGGACTTAGAAACTCTCAGTTATTGACAATAGCACCAACTGGTTCAATATCTACAATGATAGGAGTAAGTGGAGGTATAGAACCTATATTTAATTTATCGTATACTAGAAAAACTGAATCACTTCATAAAGAGGGAGATGTTTATTATAAAGTATACACTCCAATAGCAAAAGAATATATGGAACTTCATGGTTTAAATGAAGAAGAAGAATTGCCTAACTTCTTTGTAACTGCTCAAACTTTAAATCCCCATATGAGAGTTAAGATGCAAGGAGTATGGCAAAAACATATAGATGCTTCAATTAGTTCAACTATAAATTTACCGAATGAAGCAACAGTAGAAGAAGTTGAAGAATTATATATAGAAGCATGGAAAGAAGGATTAAAAGGATTAACAATATATCGTGATGGATGTGCTAGACAAGGTATTCTTACAACTACTGATGAAAAAGAAGATGAAGAAAAAGAATTATTAAAGCGTGGTCAATGGAAATCTTTAGCAGAAGATACTTATTATGTAAAACGTAATTTAATAATTGGTTGTGGAAAACTTAAATTATTTATAGGTTGGTCTCCTAGTGAAAACACTATACAAGATGTTTATATAACTAAGAGTGGTAGTGGTGGATGTGAAAAGAATTTACAATGCATAGCCATATTAATGTCATCTATACTTAGAATTGGTGGAGATTTATCTATGATTGAAAAGAGCTTTGCCGGTGTGTCAGCTTGTCCAAGTTTTACTAGAGAAAGAGGAAAAGGAAATCATTTATCAGATGGTAGTTATTGTGGTATGGCTATATTAAAAGAAATGAAGGCATTTTTAAAAGAGATAGGAAAAGAAGAAAAAGTTATAGAAAAAACTGTTGAAAAATCAAATAAGAATAATGATAAAAAAGAAGAACTTAAAGGAAATGTGTGCCCTGAATGTGGAGAGTCATCATTAATAAAAACTAATGGATGTGATTCATGTTTAAATTGTGGATATAGTAAATGTAGTTAAAATTTAAAACCTAGATAAATATTTATCTAGGTTTTTTCTTTTTATACTCTTGACTTTTAATAAGAGTAGAGGTATAATATAAGTAAAGGAGTTGATAATATGGATGAAAATAAACTCTTAGAATTAGGCAAATTATTAGTTGATTTTTCTAATTTACCATGTGATACAATTATGCAATGTGAAGAATTTTGTCCAATATATGATTATTGTTCAATGTTATATTCTTTAAGTAAAGGTATAAGTGGTGAATTGACAATTGATGAAGTGTTAGAAAAAATAGAAGCAGATTATAAAAATACAAAATGGGAAGAAAAATAATTGACTTTTAATAAGAATGATAGTATAATATAAGTAAATGAATAAAAGGAGAGATGTTAATGAGTAGAAATGTAAAAGCTAAAAAAATATTCGCCTTACTTGGATATTGTAGTTCCGGTAAAGATACTATATTAAAACAAGTATTAAAAGATTTAGATATTGTCAAACCGATAATTAGTACAACAACTAGACCTATGAGAAATGGTGAGACAGATGGTGTGGAATATTATTTTATTAATGATAAAGATTTCTTTGAAAGAGGAACAGATTTTGTAGAACAAAGAATATATCATACTAAAGTAGAAGAAAATGGTATAGAAAAAGATGCAACTTGGAGATATGGTATAGAAAGAGCAGAGTTGGAAAAAGATAATTATTTAATAGTTATAGTTGATTCAGTTGGTTTTAAAGAACTTAAAGCATATGTAGGAAATAATAAGATAGTTCCAATATTTATAACTGCTCCACAAGAGGAAATAAAAGCTAGAGCATTAGCTAGAGGTGACTTAGAAGCAGAAGTTGATAGAAGATTAAAAGATGATTATGAACGTTTTATGCCTTTTAGAGTTCATACTGTATATAGTGAAGTAAAAAATAGCAATGGTCGATTAGATGAAGCAGTTAAAGAAGTAAAAGCTATAATAAATAGACATATTAAAGAATGTGAAGAAAGTAAAAGTAAGAAAACAAAGAAGAAATAAAACATGATATAAATGGAGTTGTTTGTTTTGGAGAAAAAGAAGATAATATTAGGAATTGATGCTAGTATAAAAAGTAGTGGTCTTGCTATATTAGATGGAGAAACTGGAGAAGTTATAGCTTATGATAGATTACCTATAAAGACAAAAGATTTCAATGGTGATGAAAATAAAAAGATACAATATATTGCACATACCTGTCTTGAATTATGTAAAGCATATAATGTAACACATATATCAATAGAAGATAATTATATAGGAAAACATCAAGGAACAGGTAAAACACTTGCTAAATTACAAGGTGGAATAATAACATTATTACTTGAGAATGGATATAATTTAATTTATACCTATTCTCCTTCTCAATGGAGAAAGATAGTAACAGGTACTGGAAAATCAAAAGAAGGGGCATTTAAATGGCTTAGGAAAAATGTTATAGACTTAGGTGAATACAATGATAGAGATAATAAAGATAAAAACTCTGATTTAATGGACAGCATCGGAATCGCCCTATGTTTATATAAAAAAATAAATAATATAAAATAGATGATTAAAAGAAAAATTTTAAAATTTCTCTTGACAATAAAGAAAAATAATAGTATAATATAAATAAAAATATAAGGAGTTGATACTTATGAAAGACCAAATAGGTGAATTATTAATCGGTGAGAATGGTACTTTATCATTAGAAATATATGAATTAGAAATAAATGGTAAAAAAATAGATATAAAAGAGAAAATGACTAAAGAAGATTCAGAAGAATTAAGTGATGCATTAACAAAAATGAATGAAATAATTATAGGTAAAATTAATGAAATCATAAGAGAAACTGAAAAAGAAGAAGAAAATAAAAAAGGAGAAAATGAATAATGGAAAATATAGATTTAAATAAATATTTTAAAGGATTAAAAGATACAAAAGGAGAAGATATTATAAAAGATACTTCTGAAGATACTAAAACTTTAAAAGCAGATATAAGATATTTAGAAGGTGCTAATAAATTATTAAAAATATCAAAAGGTGACTTTATAGATTTATACGCATATGAAGATGTATTTATTCCTTATATGGGTCAAGCATTAGTATCTTTAGGGTTTTCATTAAAATTGCCTGAAGGTTATATGGCTAAATTATATCCTAGAAGTTCAACTTTTAAAACTTGGGGAATAATTCAAACTAATCACGTGGCGATAATTGATAATTCATACTGTGGCAATGAAGATGTTTATATGTATCCAGTTCAATGTACTATGGCGAAACAAACTGAAAAAGTTATAATAAATGGACATAAAGTAACTGTAAGTGGAACATGGATTAAAAAAGGTGACCGTATATGTCAAATGGAGATATGTGAAATTCCACCAACTATTGAATTTAATGAAACTGATGATTTAGGTACAGAAAACAGAGGTTCGTTTGGAAGTACTGGCTCAAGATAACAATATAAAATAGGAAGAAATTTTCTTCCTATTTTTTTATAAAAATATTGACTTTTTATAATAGATTTAGTATAATAATATTAAAGACATTAGATTGGAGATGATATATTGTATAATAATATAGGAATAATTGGAACTGGGGTGGCAGGAATTTTTACAGCAATAGAATTAATCAATAATGGATTTGATGGTGCTAATATAACAATGTTAGAAAAAGGTAAGACAATAGACAAAAGAAAATGTTTTGTTACTGCTGATACATCTTGTAAGAAATGTAAAATATGTTCTATAACACACGGTTGTGGTGGAGCTGGAAGTTTTTCAGATAGTAAGCTTAACTTTGATACTACTGGTAGAGTAGGAGGAGATATGGCTGAATTAATGACTGAAGAAGAGATAACTAAATATCTTAAAAAGACTTATGAAATATATCAACAATTTGGAATAGAAGAATTTAAATCTAAAGCATATGGAAAAGAACATACTGAAGAAGCAAAAGAAATAATGGATATAATTAAAGATAATCCTAAATTAGATATAGGCGATTGTATTACAATTCATCTAGGAACAGAGAATAGCAGAACAGTATATAAAAGAATGTTGGATTTTTTAGAAGAACATGGAGTAGAAATAATTAGTGAATGTGAAGTATTTACTGTTAAGGATAAATATGTATATTGTTTGCAAAATAAAGAATGTAAAACTTTTATATTTGATAAAATAATAGTAGCGATGGGAAGAACTGGCAATAAACTAGTAAAAGAAATATGTGAAAATAATGCCATAGATTATAAGAATGGTAGGGTAGATATGGGAGTTAGAATAGAAGTACCTAATAAAGTAATGAAAAGATTAAATGATAACTTTTATGAATGTAAAATATATTTTCAAGGAAGTTTTGGAGATAAATCAAGAATGTTTTGCACAAATCCTAGTGGATTTGTAACTGTAGAAAGTTATTCTCATGGTGATAAAAAATTATTTACTGCTAATGGTCATGCTTATGCAGATAAGAAATCAGATAATACAAACTTTGCAATATTAGTTAGTAGAAATTTTAATGAAGACTTAGAAAATCCTTTAGAGGATTATGCCTATACAATAATCCAAGCAACAAATTCTTTAGGAAAAGGAAGCGTTATACTTCAAAGTTTAAAAGATATTAAACTAAATAGAAGAAGTACCGAAGAAAGAATAAGAGAATTAGATATAATACCTACTGCAAATGTATACAAAGGTGACTTAACAAGTTCTATACCATATAGAACATTAGTAACTATATTAGAATTTATAGAAGAATTAGATAAGATAGTACCAGGTATAAATGGAGATAATACATTGCTATATGGATTGGAAGCGAAATTCCATAGTAATAAAGTATTGATAGATAAATATGGTAAAAGTTCTAATTCTAATATATATTTTATAGGTGATTGTAGTGGAATGGGGCGTGGTTTAACAACTGCATGTAGTCAAGGAATTTTATGTGCTGAGGATATATTAAAAACTATTGACAATTGATAATAATTAAAATATAATATAAAGGAGTTGTATGGTAAACAATGAAAGACACTTTAGTGGTTAATTTGTTTGGTGGTGCTGGCGTTGGTAAATCTACTCTTATGGCTAAAATATTTGCCGAGCTTAAAACTGAAGGATATGACTGTGAGATGGTTACGGAATTTGCTAAAGACCTTGTATGGGAAAGGAGGGGTGAAACTTTTAAAGATGAACTTTATATATTTGCTAAACAAAATCATAGATTATTTAGAGTTAATGGAAAAGTTGATATAATAGTTACTGATAGACCAATACTTTTAACTAATGCTTATAATCAAGATAATAAGGAATTATGTGATTTATGCTTAAAAACATTTAATCAATATAATAATCTTAATTTCTTATTAAGAAGACAAACAGTATATCAAGAAAATGGTAGACTTCAAAGTGAAGAAAAGGCTATAGAAATAGATAATATAACACAACATATATTAGAATCTAATAATATTAATTATTTTACTTTTACTAATAATGACATAAAAAATATTATGAATGTAATAAAAGGTAATATGAAATAAATAAATAATATTTTAAAGGAGGGATAATATGAAATTTATAGATGTTATCAATAATATGAAAATTGGTGAAAAGTATAAAAGTATTGATGATAAAAGTGACATAAGATATATTACAAGAACAGAAAATGGAATTGAATTTGGATTAATCTATAATGTTTATAGAATCAATACTATTCCTGATGATTTAGAGTTTGAATTAGAAAAGAAGGAGTATGATTTTATTGAAGCATTTAAAGCATTTAAAGATGGATATATGATACAAAGTGTAAATAGTAAAGTTGCATATTGTTTATCAGAAGATGAGGTAATGGCTGTATATTATGATAGTAAAGCATATTATCCTTGTAATGATAACTTATTTACATTTGATGAAATTAATGATAAATGGTATGTTTTAGATTGATATAGGAGGTAAGAGATATTGGGGTTTTCAATTAGAAATGTGGGAGCAATAAATGATATGCCTAAAAATTGGAAAAGACAAAGTGAATTAAATTATAGAATATATAATATGTGGGTACATATGATAAGAAGATGTTACAATAAAGAATTACATGAAAAACATCCAACCTATAAAAATTGTACTATGCAAAAAGAATTATTAATTTTAAGTAATTTTGTAAATTGGATAGAACATGAAGAAAATTATAATGAATTTGTAAAAGACCACAGTGCTAGAAAATGGAGTATAGATAAGGATATTTTAATTGAAGGAAATAAAGAATATGCAATAGGTAAAATAAAATTGGTAACATTAAGTGAAAATGATAAAGATGCTCAAAAAAGAATAGATAAAAGTAAATGTGGGAAAAGAGAAGCTATAGTAGGTGTAAATATTAAAAATGAAGATATAATACAATATAATTCAATGCAAGATGCCGAAAGAGATATTTATGGTTTTCATCATAGTAAAATATCACTATGTTGTCAAGGTAAAAGAAAATCACATAAAGGATATAAATGGTATTATAAAGAAAATTATTTTAATTCTATCCATGAGAGATAGAGAAAGGATTTGGTATAATGAAAAAAACAACAAAACAAAATATTAAAGACTGGATATTAAGTATACAACATCTTTTTTGTATGTTTGGAGCTTGTATCCTTGTACCTTTATTAGTAGGAATTAATCCTTCAATAGCAATACTAACAGCTGGAATAGGGACATTGATATTTCACTTATGCACCAAAGGAAAAGTACCTGTATTTTTAGGTTCATCATTTGCCTTTATTACTCCTATGATAACTATTAATTCAATATATAATGATTATGCTTATGTACAAGGTGGCATAATTATAGTTGGTTTAATATATGCATTAATGTCTTTTATTGTATATAAAATAGGTGTTGATAAAATTAATAAAATATTACCTCCTCATATAGTCGGTGCTATGATTATAGTTATAGGATTATCTTTAGTACCTAGTGCTATAACAAATATACAAACAAATACACTTGTTGCTTGTGCAACTTTAGGAATATCAGTATTAATAAGTTTCTTTGGAAGAGGATTTTTGAAGCAATTAGGTATATTAATAGGTGTTATATGTGGTTATTTATTATCATTATATTTAGGAATTGTTGATACAACTATGATACAAAATGCTAGTTTATTGTTTATACCTACTTTAACATTACCTAAATTTTCATTAGAAGCTATAATGATTATTGCCCCTTTAAGTTTATGTACTTTATGTGAACATATTTCTGATATAACTACTAATGGTACAGTTGTTGGTAAAAACTTCATAAAAGACCCAGGATTACATAGAACAATGTTAGGTGATGGTTTAGCCACTTTAGTAGCTGGTCTTATGGGAAGTTGTGTTAATACTACTTATTCTGAAAATACATCTGTCTTATCTTTAACTAAAAATTATAACCCTAAATTATTAAGAAGAACTGCCGTAATTGCAATCGTTTTATCTTTTATTGGTGTATTCGGAGCAACTTTACAATCAGTACCATCTTCTGTAATAGGTGGTATTTCATTACAACTTTATTGTATGATTGCTTATATTGGATTTAAAAATATTAAAGATAACAAATCATATAAATCAATAAAAAATCTAATAGTTATAGCAATAATATTAATAGTTGGTTTAGGTGGTTTTACAATAACAATAGGTGGAATTGCTATAAGTGGATTAACATTATCGATTATAATTGGAGTTATATTAAATATAATCTTAAATCGTAAAGAATTGAAATAATTAAAAAATCCTAAGAATTTTTTCTTAGGATTTTGTTTACTTTTGATAATATTAATAGTATAATATAAATAAAGGAGATGATATTATGGAAGATAAATATAAAAAAACTATAGAAGGGTATAATAGTACTGAAATAACATTAGAATATGAATTTGATGAATTGGAAGATGTAACAAAAGATAATTTTTTATGTATATCAACTGAAGATTATTTAAAAAATAATGATATTTTTATTGGCTTGACTTTTGAGCAAACTATTGAACTTAGAAAACATTTAACATACTTGATAGATAATTTTATATTAAATAAAGGAAAAGGAGAAGGTATATGCGAAGATTAACATGGGAAGAATATTTTATGACTGTATGTTTAGATATAGCCAAACGTTCCAGTTGTTTATCTAGGCAAGTAGGAGCAGTAATAGTAAAAGATAAAAGAATATTGGCAACAGGATATAATGGTTCGCCACAAGGCATAGAACCTTGTTGTGATAAAGGTTACTGTATAAGAAAAGAAAGTAAAAGTGGAGAAAATTTAGATACTTGTTTTGCAGTCCATGCAGAAATGAATGCAATTTTACAATGTGCTAAAGTAGGGGTATCTTGCGAAAGTGCTACTCTTTATGTAACAACTTTTCCATGTGTCAATTGTATGAAAGCAATTATTAACAGTGGTATAAATACAATAATATATTTAGAAGATTATGATGCACCATTAAGTAAGAAATTAGCATCTTTAAGGGGTATTAATTGTCTTAAATATAATGATGATATATAAAGATAAGGGAGATGATAAATAATGGGTGACGAATATAATAACGATAAAAATAAATTAATGGATTATATAGAGATTGAATTAAAATATTTTAACCAAAGAATGGCTAGATGTGAATTAATTTATTATGACACTAATGATAAATTTACAGAATGGAAAAAAGAAGAATTGTTTCATTTTGCTAATGAGTTAAAAGAAAAAATGCAAAGTTTAACTATGTATCCATTAAGTTTACATACTAAAGAAGAAAAAAGAACAGATGGATTGAAAATATATGAATTCACATATTACTTAAATGGTTTTGAAATATCAAGATTTGCAATGTTAATATAAAAATACTTTACTTTTAACAAGAATAATAGTATAATATAAGTAAATGATTATTAAGGAGTTGGTAAATATGTCAAACGAATTACAAGGAATGGATAGAGCTAGATATACTTTTCAAATATTATTAAACAATGTACAAAGAAGTAGTAAAAAAAGAAATGCAAAAAGAAATAGAAGAAAAAGAAAATAAATAATAATATAATATAATATAATTTGATAGGAGAGAGATATATGAATGATTTATTAAAAGTAAAAATATTAGCACATACACCAAATCCTGAAGAAGTAATTGCCCAATCTGCAAAATTATGTTATAGTAAAGTTGGTGTAGATGAAATAATGGAGAAGCTTACTCCTGAAAAAATAGAAAAATTTTTAGCACATTTAATTGAAATAGGTCACGATAGCCCATTAGAACATGTTTCGTTTACATTTGCTATTGAAGGAATTGATAGAACAATTTCACATCAAATTGTCCGTCATAGGGTGGCTTCATATAGTCAACAATCTCAAAGATATGTTAATCTTGATGAAACATTTAAACACACTACACCTAATGTGGTAAAAGAGATGGATATGGCAGATGAATGGCATGAAGATATGATGGAGATATTAGACAAGTATATTAAATGGCAAAAAATAATAAAAGAATATGTAGAAACAAATGATTATCCAACTAATGGTATGAATGCAGAAAAAGTAGCAAATGAAAATGCAAGAGGAATGTTGCCTAATGCTTGTGAAACTAAAATGGTAATGACTATGAATGTAAGAGAACTATTACATTTCTTTAATAAAAGATGTTGTCATAGAGCACAAGAACCTATATGTGAATTAGCTAATGAAATGTTAAGATTGTGTAAAGAAGTAGCACCAACTTTATTTAAATATGCAGGTGCAGATTGCGTAAGAGGTAAATGCAATGAAGGAAACATGACCTGTAAAAATCCATATCCTAGAATCGATAAAGATAAATAAAATATAAAATATATAAAAAAATAAAGGCTAGAGATTATTTTCTCTAGCCTTTAATATTATCTATTATTAAAAAAAATAAGGCTAGAGAACTTAATCTCTAGCCTTTAATACTATTAATATAGTCTTCATAATACATAAATGTATATCCACCAGTACTTTTTCTAACCCCTCTACATACGGCAGAAACTTTATTAACGCATAAACCCATCACTCTTTCGGCTTCAGAAGTAGATTCAAATATTTCTCCCGTTTCTATACATATAACTTTCTTTTTATTCCATGCTGTTGCTAGACCTGTATTAAAAGCATGTTGCATATTTTCATCTCTCGTAACCCATTCTAAGTTTTCAACTCTATTATCATCTTTTTTACCATTTATATGATTCACTTGTAATTTATTTTCAAGGTTTGGTATAAAGGCTTGAGCTACTAATCTATGAACCATAATTTTTTCTTGTTTGCAATCTTTATGTAGACATATTCTTAAATATCCATCATGTTGTTTATATAGTTTTAATATTTTACTTTTTTTATGTCTACCTATTTTATCTATTCTTTCACAACATCTAATTCTCCCCAAATTAGATACTTCATAATATCCTTCATATCCAATTATATCTTTCCAAATTTCTTCCATTTTATCATCTCCTCTATATATTATCTACTAGAGAAAAATGTCTTATTTTTTATTTTCTATTAATTGTTTGAATGACTGGTGTAATCCAACGCTTGCCAATCCACTAAATAATCCACCTAATACTATTTCACCACTAATTTGCCAATTGCTTAACCAAATATTAAGTACTAATCCTAATAATCCCATTATAAGTGGTATATATTTATTATCTAGTTTAGGACAACTATTTTTAAGTATATATCCTATACATACACAAATTCCTACCACTAGTAAAACTACATAATTTGTTAAAATATTTAAATCTATCATATCTTATCTTCTCCTTAATTCTTATTATTTTTTACATATATAACTATAAAAGGGTCATAACCTTTTTTCTTCAATTGTGCTATTAGATTTTCAGCATCTTTTTTACTTTCAAAAGATTCAGCTACTACTCTAAATATTATTTTTTTATTAACTTTAGCAGTAACTAAGAATGCATCATATCCTAATTTCTTTAATTTATTTTGTTCTACTATAGCATTATCTCTATCTGAATAAGAACCTGTTACAACTCTATAAAAAGTTGTTTCATTTTTTTGTTCTTCATCTTTTTTTGTATCTGTATCTTTCTTTACCTCATCTTCTTTTTTAACTTCAACTTTTTTCACATATTTATCATTTAAAGATATCCAACCTTTAGCACCTTGTATTAATCCCCAACCATCTTTTTCATGGGTAATTACAACTTCATCACCTTTTTTTAGTGTTGATATTTTATCGTATGATGTACTAGCTCCATATCTAACATTTAATGTATCAGTTATAACTTTTACTTTATAATTAGGTACGTCTTTTTCTCCTGTTCTGTCTACTTTCTTAATAACTGGAACTTTAATACCTTTACCATTGACATAATTTTTAATATCTGCTATAAATTTAGCAAAGCCTTCAGGACTACATCCAACTCCCCAAAAGTTTGTTCCTGGACAAGTTTTAGCACTTCTATTAGGGTTATATTTTCCAAGATAAGTACCACCGGCAGTAAACCAACAATGTGGTCTTATATGAGTTGTGTTTACTGGAATATCAAATCTCTTACATAATTCACCATAAAGATATATTACTGCTTCTTTTTGAGCAGATGACATTTTATCATGACCTTTGTCGAAGCACCCATAAATCTCAATACAGATAGCATTAGTATTCCATCCTCTAATACCAATTGGAGTACTATTAAGATTTCTACCTGTAGTTATTTTACCATCTGGAAAAACATTAAAATGTTGAGCAATATAATGACCATGTCCATCACTAGCTCCACTACCCCATTTAGATTTTCCATAACTATCTAATGATTGTGTTCTCCCAAAATGTGGTTCAGAAAATAATCTTTTATCTGTCTTTTCCCATGTAGAATAGTTAGGTAAGTCCATATGATGTACTTGTAATTTAGTTATTTTTCTACTCACTCTTTGTTTTGCTAACCAGTTTCTTACATCTTTTTGATTTTCCAATAATGTAAAACCATTTTGAGTTTTCACTTTTTCATTCACCTCATTCAATATTTGTATTTGTATATTATTAGAATAATTGACATTTCCAAAACTTATAAAAATAGAATTTAAACTTATTGAAAATATCAATATTATTGTAGTTCCAATTTTCACAATACCATTTTTTATTTTATTTAAATCTTTAAACTTCATATATCATCACCCCTTGATATATAATATGTTCAAAGATTTATTATATGCTAATTATTTTTATTTTATATTATATTTCTTCACTTATTTAATAAGACTTTTAGACTATCCTTTAGGCACAAAAGTTTTAGAAACTCCATTTATTGTTACAACTAGTTCTCCATTTTCATTAAATGATAATTGAGGTGAACTAGCAACTTTATCATCCACATATTTTTTAGTAGCTGGGTTATAGTCATTAGTTGGAGTGTACATAGACTCATTATTTAAATTTAAAAAATCTGTTTTAAAAACAACAATACTTAATTTCAAATTTTTAATTTTATCTATAAATTCTTTTTTATTATCACCTTTAGGTATAGAGAGTTGTATTGTCATGTATCCATTTTTAGTTTCCATAGATGTATTATTACCTTCAGCTAAGGCTTTATCGAAGTAAGCAGAAAATCGAATGCTTTGAGTTGTATTTATGTATACAATGTTTAATCCATCGCCATTGATATAACTACCATAACTGTTTCCTATGTAATTACCATTTTCATCATATAAATTAATACCTATTTTATTATATGCACTTTTTACTGTAGGATATTCTTTAACAAAATTATCCATATTCACTTTAAATGAAATTGATTTTTTAAAAACCGTATCATATGTCATATTTAATAATTCAGGAAATAGTTCACATAAAGGTTTTTTATTTATTTCTGTACTACATGAAACAGGATTTCTACTTATATGTAATGTCGTGATTTTGTTATTGATTAGCTTATCATTATAATTAATATATTCTTTATTGTCATCCACATATTTTTTAGTAGCTGGTTCATAATCATTAGTTGGTATAAATTCTTGTGTATTATCTTTAGTTAATACGTTTCTATCTCTTATTGAAATTCTAAAACATACTTCATCTATTTCATCAATTATATCTGCTTCTTTTTTTCCATAATTTAAAAGTACACTACATTTATTTGAATCAATTTGTTCAAAATTTTTATTATATTCTTTATTCTTATATAAGGATATTTGTATTGATGGATTTCCTTCTATGAATGGTAACTGAACTGTATCAATAAATTTATCTGTTGAATATTTTCCAAATTTTTGATATATTTTCTTTTCACCATTTTTTTCATATATAAAAGATATAACTATATCTGTATTTACTGTTGCCTTAGAAATATCTTTATCAATATTTATATATCTTTTATTGAAATTAGCTCCATCTTCTACATTTTCTTTATATGTAGCTAACTCTAAAGGATAACCTTCTGCAATCAAGAATTCATAAGAGGATATATTGTATCCTCTTAATTGTTCTAAATCTATATTATTTGCTTTATTTTTCTCCAATAGTTTTATATCATTTTTTAAACTTTTAAATTTGCCTAATATAAAATCTATTAAATTTATTTTCATTTATTTATCACCTCTCATTAACCTTATTTTTCAGCTTTTAAAGTCCATGTATTTGGGATAGTTATACCTGAAAAATCTATAGTACAATCTGATAAATCTATTATTCTATCTCCAGTATAAGAATTTGTAGGAAGTTTATTAATTACTCTTTGTAAAGAAGCTTTATTATCGGAAATTAATTTTATATAATTTAAAGCATTACAATTATAAAACATATTAGCACAATTACTATCACTAGAAATACTAGATACATTTAATTTTTCTATTCTTTCCAAACTACTACAACTATAAAATGTTTCTAGCATATTGTATACATTAATAGTTTCAAATTCAGGAATTACCCTTAAACCTGTACAACAATAAAAACAGCGGCTCATATCTTTAAGACTTCTCGATGTATTTATAGTAGGTAATACTTTTAAAGATTGACAAAGATAAAAAGCTGAATCCATATCTTCAACATTAATCCAATTTAATGTTGATAATGTTGTTAATTTATAACAATATCTAAATATTGCTAATACTGATGTTGTTTTTGAAAAATCTAAAGCAGGTATTTCTTCTATTTTTTGACAATTATCAAAAGTGTTCGCTGTTCTTAATACATTAGAAAAATCAAGTAATGGCATTGTAACTAATTCTTTACAATCACTAAAAGTACCATTCATATATAATACATTAGAAGTATTTAATAAAGGAATAGATTTTAAACTAAAACAATAAGCAAAAGTATATTCCATATATTTTACATTAGAAAAATCAAGTAATGGTATTGTAATTAAATCTTTACAATTATAAAATGTATAATTCATATTTTCTACTTTAGGAGTATTTAATAGAGGAATAGATTTTAATGATATACAACCTCTAAAAGTTTTATATAAACTTTCCATATTAGAAAAATCAAACAAAGGTATTTCAGTTATAGATTCACATTGTTGAAAAGCATACCCAGCATTTGTCATATTAGAGGTATCAAAATAAGGTATTCTCTTCAATTTTTTACAAAAAGCAAGTAAACCTAATATATCGGTTCTTTTATTATCAAGTTCTATCTTTTTTATTTTTGTTATTGTAGATGAATCATATATTTTGTCTGATTGTTTTAAGTTTACATATTTTATTGTTTTTATAGTATTTTTTATACCATCGCAATTTATTTCAATTCCATATTCTTTATCTTCATATATTTTAATATTATACATTGAAGATTCTTCTATATTATTTGTTTCTAAAGTTATATATCCATCATCTTCGTTAGTATTTACTATTTTATTATTTATAACAACAATACATTTTGAATCTTCTGAATCTTTTATTGCTATTATTTTAGAAGGTAAAGTAGAACTTGTTCCCTCTATTCTTTTGTTAAATAAAAAATCTAAATCATTAATGTCTACATCTTCATCGTTTATAGCTATGATAATATTTTGTTTAGTATCTATATTATTATTTATAATTTTTATATTTGATTCTATTTCGTTTATACTTTTAGTATTATTTGAAACTTTTACATTTATTGATTCAAGTTCAGTTTTAATTTTTTTTAATTGATTATCTAAATTATCTATTGAATTTTTATTGGAATTTATCAAATCTATTAATTCTTTTTTTTCATTTCCATTTAATAGATTTGATAATTTATTTAAAAATTCTTCTTCGGTATCTGTATATCCTATTAAAACTAATTGTTGATATAAAGTTTTTATATCATCTTGTTTAATGAGTTCTTTAAATTTGCCATCATTATCTTTGAATTTAATAAACATTAACCAGCTTGAGCCCCCTCATTAACAGGATAATTGTAACCAGTAATAATTTTCCAACCTTTTTCAATAGATGTATTTTTTTCTTCTTCTGTTAATAAATCATAAACATCATTTGGAATCAATAATGTATAAAATATTTTTCCATCTCTACCCATAAAATCTGCAAGAGTGGAAAAAGCTGGATTATTATCAAGAACTGTAATTTGATTATTATCTGAAGATTCTTCTAATGTTGTATCTTTTTCACTAACAATAGAAAAATCAAAAATGCATTTTGTATAATCAATTTTTTCAATAAATTCTTTAATCATATCAGTGTTTCCCTTAAAATATTTTTTATCTATTTCTGCATTATAAAAAATATTACTTTGTTTATTTAATGATAATGAACTAGGTTGCACATTACTTCTATTTATACTAACCATATTATTCATATTTATCTCTGAAAAATTCTTATTTATAATAGGAAGTTTATTAATTAAATCAATTATAGTTTCTTTATTTATCTTTTTAAATAAAGCTAAATTCATACATAGAGGAGTCATATAACGATATTTGCCATCATTTACATAATAGACATTATTATTATTCATGACAAAAAAGTTTTCAAAATTTCCTATTATTGTATCAGAATCTTGTGAAGTATCAAAATTTTCTTTAAAATTAGGGAAAGTTATTTTTTCTACATTTTCTAATTTTCTAGTAATTTCGCAAAAACTTGTATCTCTAACTAAAGGTGAATTTAATAAAATATTTGTTAAAGATATAAATCCATCATAGTATTTAGAATTAGATAAATCTATTTCTTTTAAATCCATTTGATTCTCTTGTCTACCCATATCAGTATTATAATAACGACGATTAGATAAATTATTATAATAAATATTAGAAATATTTGATAAAATACTCATTCCACTATTTTTCATTCTTTCTATTGAACCAAATGAATTAAAAATGTTCATTTTATTAACATTTTCACCAATTCCATATAATAGCAAATCACAAGATGGAATTATCAAATCATTAAAATAAGTGTATTCATTTTCACATATAGATATTTCTCTTATACAAGAATTTATTTTTCTTATATTTCTAATATCATATTTAGTTAAAAATGGATTATTATTAACTCCAAAGGTTGGTAGAATATAATTAAAATTATTACACCAAACTTTTATAATACATTGCTTTTTATTGTCAATTAAGGTATTGTCTGAAAAATCTCCATAATCTAATTTAACCATAAATGAAATTAATGGAGCATTATACTCACTAGCATTTGTATTTATTGCATGTTCAACAAGAGAATTACTTGGTGCTTCCATAACTTCAATATTATCAGTACTTTGAGGAGTTATAACATTACAAGAAGATTCTTTATCTATAATTGATATATTTTTATATTTTCCACTAGTAGGTAATGTAATGTTTCCTCTAGAAAGTTCGCTAAGATTTAATGGTGTTTCATCGTCTATTTGTATAAATAAATCTGATAAAAATGGTGTTTTATTATTATCAGTGTATGCCATATTAATATCAGTAAATGGAAAAAAACCTGCTAAATTTACTCCTTCAAAAGTTATAATATTATCATTACTATTCTTAGAAATATCACATAACATAACATATGCCATATCATTAGCGCTTACATAAAAATTATTTCCATCCACATGAGTAGTTACTTCTGAAAGATTTGCTCCTTCTGTCATACTTAAAAAAGACTGAAAAGATTCACTAAAACTATTTGTATCAAGACTTTGAAGAACTTGTTGTGGTTGTGACTGTTGTCTCATCATTAAAGGAATATATTTACTTTCTTCCATAATTATATTAGGCATGTCTAACCATTTTTTTGGTCTTTTCCATTTACAATTTCCTAAGTTTGATTCAGAAATTATATTAGGTAATTCTTCAAATTTAGTATCCTCTTTTATTTCAGCACCGTTTTCAATTAATTTAGTTTTAATTTCATTAGCTATATTTCTTGTGTTCTCAATTTCTTTTTTAGCTAAATTAGCTTTTCTAATCAATTCAGTAAAATCCATTATAAATCACTTCCTTCTAAATTCAAACTATTAAATATATTTCCAATTGTTTGTGTCATTTCATTTACACTTTTAACTGTAACATAATCATCTAGTTTTATATCTGTATTTAATCCAACTATGCTATTTAAAACTGTATTTAAAGTTTGAACATTTTCTTTTATTTTAGAACTATCAATTATATCTTCTGAATTTATCCATAACTTATAATTATTAGCTATCTTTTCATCATTTCCTACATAAATATCCGAACTAGATACACGAATATTATTTAAAGCTTCAGTTAAATAAGTTTCTCTTTGTTCTAAATAGTCTACTCTATTTCCCATTCCATCTAGGTTATCTGAAACTTCAGTTATATCAGTATTAACTTCTAATAATCTATTTTCAATCATAGAATTTGAATATGTTTTAAATTCAGATAAATTATTTCTATCATCACTTATAATTGATTGTACAATATCATCTATATCAATATTATTGTTATTATTATTAAGATAAACATTACCCAATTCAGCAACAGATAAATTTATATATACTCCATCTCCACCAACAATTGTTTCAACAGGTGTTTCTAATCTTATCATTCCTTCATTAGCAAATAAAAATGTTGTTAATATTTTATATTCTATATTTAACATAGAAATATAAGAAACATTAGTATAATATTCATCATTAACACTTAATCGAAATTCATCATCTAATGGATTTATTTTACCTCTTAATATATAGTAATATTTTATCTTATTATTTCTAATTGTATCATTAGTTAAAAAACATTTAACAATTTCATTTAAATAATCTATAATATTTTGACTAACTTTAGCACTTGAATTAACTATCGTCAAATTCTTAACATCAGATGCTAAGTTATCAATTACAAAATCTTTAGTAGCATAAGCACTTAAATCAACATCTTTATTTAAACCAGCTTCAGCTATTTTTCTAATTACATAATTATCATTAACATAATTTCTATCATTAGTTAATTCAGATACATTTGAAGGTATTTTTGGTAATCCTTCAAGGTCATTATATCGACCACTAAAATCAGATTTATTATTCCATCTATTTATATCAAAATATGTAATATTATTTAATATGTCCATATTATTATGATTATGCAATTCATTTCTAGCAACATAATTGCTATCATTATTTAATTGACTAGTTTTAGTTGGTATCTTCTTATTTACCTCGTTTATAGCTTTAGTTATTTCCTTGTTATTTGTATCTAAATTATTGTCTACTATTTTTTGATATTCATGTAAATCAACTTCAATATTATTTATATCAATACCTATTAATTTATCATATAATTCATCTGTAAAATCATGAGTAGATAATTGTTTTCCATTTTCTTTTAAAACATAATTATCTTCAACTGTTTTCTTTAAGATATATCTATCTAGTGCATTATTAAAAGTTATATAAGGAACATATTTATTTAAATCAGTTCTTTTAGCATAATCACCTAAATCGAATTTCTTTACATAATCTCTTAATATTTCATTTACTTTTTCTTGTGTTATATATCCATCTTCTTGAATTTTTTCTATTATTTTATCAATTGGAAAATCATCAAATTTTAAATCTATTATTTCGTTAACTTCTTCTTTTTTAGGATATTCAGTCATATCTATTTTATAATCTGCTAATTGATTAATCAAATCAGTTAATATAGGATATTTGGGGTCATTTTGGATAGCTTCATCATCTGATTCAATAGCATCTACAATTTCAAAAGTTTGGATAGCTGTTTTTTTATAGTTTTTATTTGTATCTTTAGAATTATAAGATATTGAAAAATTTACTTCATAAATACCATTATTGCTTAATATTGATAAAGGTATTTTAAATATAGCTAATTTTTTCTTATAATCTGTTTCTCCTAAAACAGAATACGAATAACCATTTAAATCTTTAAAATCAGCAGTTACTGCATTTATTGAACCATCTTCATATTTAACATCCATTATTCTAATATATAAACAATCATCTCTCAAACCATCTTCTACATATAAAGGTTCGCCTTTCCATTGATTATAAAGTCTATTGAAATAAATTTTTTTGATTCGCATTTTATCACCACCTTATATTTTATAAACATTTTATTACGCAATTGATTCATATTGTGTAGTTCGTAATATTTTTAAATTGCGAACTAAAGTAACGTTCCGCAAAATGTACTAAACATCACATCAGCCATTTGTAAATAACCTTCCTGTACAGGATGTACACTATCATATGGGACTACTTCTTTTATAGCTGAACGTGGATTCACAGTAGTTTCAACTCTTCCAAAATTATATTCAGTATCATGTGTTAATGCTAAATTTATAAAATACAAATTAGAATAATTTGAGAAAATTTCATTTAACGATTTCATTAAATTGAAAACCTTTGTATCTTCTTCTCGTTTATATTGATTTTTAAAAGTTGCATAACCGTCTGTGTTTACTTTCATACCTATCCCATCTTGATTAGAACGGTATATTGTATTTACTATATATATTTTTATACTTGGACTATTTTCTCTTATTCCATCTACAATACTTTTTATATGATTTGTATTTAAAGTAGGGTCAACCTTTATCCCATTAGTTCCTAAAAATATTTGTACAACATCTGGATTTATATTATATGTTGTTTTATAGTATCCAAAATCAAATTTTGATGTAGTTGGATTCCAAAATGGATTAGATGATGTCTTTCCATTTGCCTCATAATCATAAGGCCAATTTTTTATATACCATTCAGCAGAAGCTCCACTTCTACCCTCATGTTTTTGGGTTGCATTTTCTTCGGTAGTACCAAAACCATTCCAGCGAGTACCAACATAATTAATTTTTCCCTCACTCAACGAATTGGTTTCAGTCAACCATCCTTTACCATTTGTAAGACTATCCCCAATTGGCAATATATTCACATTCTTAGATATTACATTATTAACTACTTTTAATTTGGTAGAAAGACTTTTTAATAAATCTAAATTATCATTATAAATATCTAAAACTAAATCATATTCACCTATTAGTTCGCTTTTACCAGTTATAGTAAACTTTCTTTTCATAGCTGAACCTATATCACATTTCCAAGCCAAATTAAATCTTTCTGCGTTTATGCAGACTTGATTATTGTATAATTCAATTGTTCTTCCTACTGCAACATAAATTTCTCTAGGTAAAAAAGCTATTGGGCTATTATCTTTAATATCTAAATAATCTTGTGGTATTACTTTTTTATATTCTTTATATGTTAGAAGTGTATTTCCTTCATTTAACATAGTTCCATTAAATACTGTATTTAAAGCCGAAAATAAGATGTATTTTACACCCATTGGTATAGTAAATGTTTTATTACTTCCAAAATCATTATTCGCTGAAATGTAAGTTTTATTTGCATCGTAATAACACATAAATCTAAAATTACTAATGGTATAAGTAAAACCTTCTTTAACTTCAATATAATCACTTGTTGAATAACTAGCATTATTATTTATCCAATTATTTTCAATGTAAATACCATTTCTAATTCCACTCGAATTTTTATTAAATAAGTTAGTACTTTTTGCAAAATCCAATACATCAAAAGAAATTTTTGATTGGTTAATTGAATTTTTAATATATTTTTCGTCTAAAGTTTCTTCATATTCATGATAAGATAAATTAGTATTACTTCCTTTTACTATCATAGCTATATCAATTTTTTCTTGCGGAATAGTACATCTGAAGTATCTAGCATTTGAAGGTGTTGTAAAAGTTAACTGTTCAGTATTAGTAGTTCTTTCTATATAAGTTTTGTTTGTGTCATAAAAAGCATAATGAACACCTAAAATATTTATAAGAGAATATTGTGTGTTAGGCTCGATTAAAATATATCCACTGGCATTATAAGTACTATGGTCTACAAGCTGACCATTTCCATAATCTACATACTTTCCACTAACTATATCATTTTTATTGAATATATTTATTCCCCTTTTCATAAATGTTGTTTTTAATGGTGTTATTGTTTCATCTCCTATAGTTTGTGAAACAGGTGCTTTTCCAGTTATTTGTTGCTTTAGTTCATCTGATATATCATACTCAGTGATTAATGTATTTTTTAATCTAACAGTATCTTTATCAGCTTTATTATTAATATTAGTTTTTATTTCAGTATTTTCATTCGCAATCTCTTTATATTGCGCATTAACTTCATTTATTGCACCTTTAACATTTTTATTAACAGTAGTTAATTCTTCATCACCTAAATCAGTTTTAATATTATTTACATCAGTTTTAATATTATCTAGTCCTTCTATGTTATTATTTGAATTTTCATTATTATTAATAAATCCAAATTTATTATCTTTATCAAACATTTTTTATTTTTTCTCCTTTCTATTTATTTTATTATTTTTTCCCTACGTATAGAACAATCTATGTAACCATGTCCTTGGCAACTTCTTGAAACACCTTTAATCTCTCTAGTGTATTTTAATAACATACCATATAATTCTGATTCAACTGGGTCTCTTTTAAAGTCTATTCTAAATTTTTGTTTAAGTAATGCTAACATCCCACTTACTATAGGTGTAGCAAATGAAGTTCCACTTATTATAGCATATTTATCACCAGGATAAGCACATAATATATCTTGTCCTGGTGCTACAACATCAATAAATTCATTTGAATTACTAAAATCAGTTACCTTAAAGTTTATATCTATTGCACCTACACAAATACTCTCACCATAAGCACCAGGGTATCTTACCTCCCTAACACTTCCATCTGTATCATTATGACCATCATTACCACTGGCACAAACTATTGATATACCACTTGAAACTGCTAAATTTACAGCATTTCTTAATACTTGTGTATCATCTACACATCCTAAAGAACAATTAATTATATCTACTCCTTGTTGTACACAATATGTTATTGCATTGGCTATATTAGTGGCATTACCTACACCTTTATCATTCATAGCTTTACCTATTACAATTTTACAATCAGGTGCTACACCATAAGCTTGATAATTCATATAATCTCCACATACTAAAGATGTTACGGCAGTTCCATGATAATGATTACTAGATAAATTATTTTCAGAATTACCATCATCGGAGAAATTTTTACCACATAATATTTTTCCGTTATACATAGGATGGTCTAATTGTAAACCTGTATCTACTATTCCAATTTTTATTCCTTCTCCAGTAATTCCTTTATTCCAAAATAATTTAATCTTACTTTGTTCCATTGTATAATTTTTTTTAACTGTTGTTGATAAAGAACTGCTAAGTACATCTACTTTTTTATCATCTTCTTTTTCTTTTTTATCCATTAAACTCACCTCAGCTTAATCCTTTATTTAATTCTTCTAATTCTTTTATTGTATTTTCTACTTCAGCTTTAAAGTTACTTAAATCTTCTTTTTTTACTTCTTCATTTTCTATGATACTGTTAACTTTTTTATACATATTATCTAAAGAAACTGTTACATAGGCTTGATAATTTAAAACACCTTCCTTAAATTCCATAATAGATTCATTTGTTTTTCCTAAGACTTCTATTGTTTCAACAACTGCGTTATTTGCTTCAACTAAAGTTTTAGATAATTGTTCATTTTCTTGTTTTGTTTCTTCTAATTGTTGCATTAATTCTTTTTTCTCAGCTTTTAAACTATCACATATACTAAGACATTTTTTTAATTGTTCTAATAGCTCTTTATTATCCATCTATTTCCCATCCTTTCCACTTAATCCATCTACGAATTTTTTAATAGAATCTAATTCATCATCTTCTAATTCTTCTATTTCGTCGTCATCTTCTTCTATTTCTTCGTCGTATTCTTCATCATCATCTAATTCTAATTCATCTTCATCATAGTCTTCATATTCTTCTTCATCTTCTGTTTCTTCAACAATCTCTTCCCCTATAAACTTATATCCTTCTATTTCTGTAGGTTTTATATTATGTGTACCAAGTTCTAAATCAGATAATATTTTTGTTTTTATAACTTCACCAGTATCATCATCTATAAATTTAATTGTAATATTCCCTTTCACTTTCTTATAATGAAATTCAATAGTTTTATCTTTATTATCTATTGATAAATTTACTCTCATTTTATCATCTCCTTAATTTTAAATAAAAATACTCATGTAAAGAAATAACTCTTTACATGAGTATAATAAGACTTTTATTAATAGTTACCCTTCATGAAATAATATTCTTCTTAGCCAATCATCTAATTTTATGGCAACATATGATAAGAAGAACCATGCCATTGAAAAAGGCAAGCACACTTGTCCTAATAAGTTAAATGGCATATTTGCGTAATTCCACACGCCTAAATTTAACCATAAATTCAGAATACAACCACTTAAAAATTCTATTATTGTTATAATAATAGCACTTAATAAACATTGTAACCACATAGGCATATTAGGAGTTATTTCATTAATCAATCCAACTAGTAAACAACATATACCACCTACTATAAACATAGATGGATGAGTATATCCTCTCCATAATATTTCAAGTCCACAATACAATAAACCAAATATTACAAATAATATTATATTTTTAATTAGATTATTTTTCATTATTATCACCAAAATTTAATATTAATTAGTGTTTAATTTATTTGAAATTTCTTCTATTTTCTTTAAAATTTCATCTATATTTTTTTTATTATTTTGAACACTTTCATTTAAATAATTTAAAAAATCATTAACATTAGAATAATTTTCATTATTACATTTTACTTCAGTAGCATTTAAATCATTTAAACTTTTTTTAACATTTTCAATATTTGCTCTATTAATATCTATATTACCTGTATTAGTTTTTATTGCATTATCTAAGAAAATTAAAAAATCATTAACGTTAATAATATTTGAATAATCTTTATTATCAAAGATTATTTTATCAGCAGTTAAATTTTTTAATGAATCAGTAGTTTGTTTCATAGAAGCTAGAGAAGTATTAATACCTTTCAATTGAGTTCTTAAACCTGTAATACTATTGGCATTTTCTGATACATTAGTATTTGTAGCTGTTATACTTTTTTCATTCGTTTTAACCTTATCATTAGTTGCAGTTAATTGATTGTCTAAATAATTCAAAAAATCTCCAACATTTACATATGTATATTTTTTGAATTCTACATCAGTAGCTTTATATTTTTTATTTTCTAAATTATTAAAATTAGTTTGAATTGTTTTAATGGAATTATTTATATCTATATGAGCACTTCCTAATAACCATAATTGATTTTTTACATAATTTAAGAAATCTTCTACTGTATCGCCACCAACATCTTCCAATCCACTATGGAAAATAATTTTATTAGATTCTACATTTTCTCCAATTAGTGAATCTAAATATTCTATTTGTATCCATAAATTATCAATATTTTGGTTATATTTATTTATTTTATTAGCCTTGATAATTTCTTTATTTACCCATTCTTCTAAATTAATTTTTCCATGTTCTTTATCCATTTTTTCACTCCTTCCATAATAAAAAATACCTATGAAAGTATTTACTCTCATAGGTATAATAAGACTTTTACACTCGTTAATATTTTATTTCTATTTTATCTAATTCTTCTTTAGTTTTAGTATTTCTTATATCTACTTCTATTTCTTGTTGTTTTTTTATTATTGGTTTTATATAAGCATTTATTTCATTGGATAACTTAAACAATTCTTCAAAAGTCCAATTTTCACATACGCTACCTGTATCATTCCATGTTAATTGATATTCTAAACCTAAAGACATATTACCTTGATACAACAATAATTGTGAAGCAATTCTTGATTGATGGTCACTATCTACATTATAATATCTACCATCTTTATATTTAGCTTTAGAAAATAATGGATGTTCTTCTAAGTAAGTAGCTAATTTTGATTTACTTAATTTAATTAATTCAGTTTTAATAGAATCCAAAGAAGAAGTTTCCGTTACTTCTTCTTTTTCATCTTCTTCTTTATAAACGTAATTTTCATCAACTATTTGTTCATATAATTCAGCTCTATCGTTAATACCTAGATATGCTTTTTTACATATCATATCTCCTTTTTTAAGAAGATAACCTTCGTCGGGTTCAACACAAGTTATTCCTAAATTATTTACATAAACTTTCATTTTATCACTCTCCTACACAACTACGAAAGTCCATCCATTATCTCTTGCTGTAAGAGCTAATTGTTTTAATTCAGGGTCAACGTATTCAGTTAATTCATCATTAATAGCATCCATAATATTATAAGTTAAACCTAAAGTTTCATTAGTAACAACATCAAGATGTTTTAGTATTTCTTTAGTATGTGTTATTGTAGTTATATTTCTAAAGTTATAACTTGTATTTAATTTACCAGTTAATTCAAATACAGTTAGGTCATCATATGAACCACCGTATGTGATAGAATCATTATGCCAATCATAGTGGTCTTGTCCATTAGATGTTAATGGATGTGTAACTTTCTTTAAATATGTTAAATCTAATCCATGTATTTTTGTAATATGTTTATCTTGATAAAACATACCACCAAAATCACTTCTAGTATTAGTCTTTGATAAACTACTCATATCTAAATTCACAATAGATAAATTTTCACAATATTGTAACATATCATAATGAGTAACGCCAGTTTCATAGTAATCATGCATATATAAAGAATCGGGAAATTTCATATTAAATTGAGTCATATTTGTACAGTATTGAGCAAAATACATACTTTCTCTTAATAATCTACCTGTAAAATTAACTGTTAATGTTTTAATATTTTTACAATATTCAAACATTTGTCTAGCATAAACGCTATCAGATTTAACTTCTACCACTGGATTAATTAATCCATCACAATAACCATACATCCATTGAGTGTGTGTACATCTGTATGGTATTACTTTATAAATTGTATCATCAGTTAAAGAATCACAATTATAACAACAATATTCCATATTTATATCATATGTAAAATCTTGAGGAATTGGTGGTAATGAAGTTAATGATTTACAACCATTATAAGTACCATTCATATTTTTTAATCCAATTGGTAAAGTATCCCCTTCAATTGTTATTTTTGTTAAGGAACTATCTCCATTAAATGTATTTGCCAAATTATTTAAAGGACTTGTTCTATCTATATTTGGTAAATGAATTGTTTTTAAATTAGGATTAGCAGAAAACATATTATCAGCATTTTGTAAACTAGATAAATTTTCCAATTCAATTGTTGTAAATCTAGTGTTTCTAAACATATAAACACCATTAGTCATCTTTCCAGTATATGGTAATTGTTCTATACTTCCATCTACTAAGGAAGTACACTCATTAAACATATAATTGCCATTTGATACAGACATATCAATTCTACCTATTTTTCTTAATTTTTTACAATTTCTAAAAAATGCATGAGCACTAGTCGTAGTTCCATTTTCTTTATTTTTTGTTGAATAAATGTTTCCAACTTCTTCAAGATTTACTGCATCTTGGAAAAAACTCTCATTAGCATACCAGTTATCATTATTCCCTGTCATGCTTATATCCCCAACTTTTATAATACTTTCGCAACCATAAAATAAGCCATAACATCCATCTGTTGCTGTTAACTGTATAGATTTAACATATTTTAAATTAGTTCCTTCAAATGGTTTAGCTTGATAATCATAATAAAACGCTCCTTTATTAGAAATCATATCAACAGCATCTTCTTCAAAGCTAGTTTGTTCTTTTAATTGTGCATATTTATACATTGTATTTTTATCACTTGTATCAGCCATTTTACCAAAGAATTTCATTGCAAATTCCCAAGTGAAATTAGGATTCTTACAACGATAGAACATACCACTAGCTCTTTCAATATTTTTTAGGAAACTATCCCAATTAGTAGGTTGTACTATTTCACAAGTTCCTTTAGTAAAGTCAATATATTGAAACCAATTTGATATTCTTTTCCATTTAAATTCAGATAAATCTATTTTACCTTGAGGTGTTAATGAAGGTCTTGTTTCATGATTATCTTCTTTAAATGTTTGGAATATAGGATTTACCCATTCATTTTTGATATTTAATCCTACTAATTCAGTTGAATAAGGTGCTACTATTCTAACATCATGCATTAAATGATTTCCTAAATCAATACCTACATAGTCATCTGTATGTTCTCCTTCAAAATAAACGCTATTTATATTAAATTTTTCTAATTTAACTTCATGTGGATAACCTTCATCATGTTTTGTTTGCCAAGCACTTGTATTTAAACAAGTTAATGATTGAGGTAAAATTATTTGATGTATATTTTGAGTAGCTAAATTACAGAAAAATGTTTTTAAATTAGGGAATTTTTCAGCAAGATTTAGAGAATTAGTACCTTCTTTAAATGTAAGATAACTTAAGTTACCATTCCATCCACCATTCCAATTGAATGGGAATAATTCTTGAAATCTAAAATCTTCTATATTAGGACAATCTCTTATAACTAATCCTGACCAATTAAATTCACCATAAGTATCATATCTATCTGATTCATAATTATTATTTTGTGTATTCCATCTATAACCAGCGCAGTTTGCTCCTATCATTAAGGTCTTTAAATTAGGTAAGTTTCTTAATGTTAAGTTTTCTAATTTACTGCTACCTCTAAATGACATTTCCTCAATATCAATACAACTATTTTCTATATGAATCTCACTAGCATTAGCTAATCCATTTCCCCAATCCATCAATCTTCTCCATTTTTTAACATAAGTTAAAGAAGATATTTCACTTGAAGTTCTTTCATTCCCATGTATATCAAAGAAATTACTATTAATATTATATGATGAATTGTAAGTCAATCTATTAACTAAAGGACAATTTATTAATGAAAATGTTGCTATATTACTAGCTTTATTTCTAAGGTCATATAATCTACTATCACCATGAACATTAGCATTAGGTATTCCTATAGTTGTTAAACTATATTGATTTCTTAATGATAATGTTTGTAAAGTTTTAGGTACATATAGTTCAACTAAGTTTCCACCTTCTTGATTAGTTCTTATTGATGTAATTATTGTACCATATGCATTTAAATATCTTAAATTATTACATCCATCAACTATAAGTACTTGTGAAGATGTTAAGTTACCTAAAGAACTACAACCTTGTAAATTTAATCTTTGTAAATAAGAACAGTTATCAATCTGAATATTTATTAATTCTGTATTATTTAGACATTCAACGGCAGTTAATTTATGAGCATTATTTAATAACAAATGTCGTGGTTTTATACCATCCATTCCACTTATTGTTTTTAAGTGTGGAGCACCATAAACAAGAACTTCTTGGTCTTTTGCTTGAACTTCACCATTGAATCTTACTTTTTTATTTCTACCTACTTTTAATGTTTGGCGACCACTACCATCAGCTTGATTCCTTTATATTCATATGTATTCGCTACATACATATCGTTCTTTATTAAATTTTTAACATTTAATTTCAAAGAACTGCTCATGCTTTCACATGAGAGTAGACTATTTCTTCACCTTCAGCATTACCTGTTAAGGGCAACCCGCTTCCATTTAAGGGAATTTCACCCACTCCAATCACTTGAGCCGTACTCCTATTGATAGGGATTTTAACCTATCTTTCCAGGATAGTCGTTGAAGTTTATTCATATGATAAATTATCACTTAGAATCTTACTTGCATGAACAGGGATTGTGTGAATTTAATCACTTCTCACTTAGGATTTAACCATATGAGAATCTCTACGTTTTTTCTACTTTCGTACCTTCAACACATGATTTCTCTGTGCTTGTGGTGTAGAGCTTTACCCATTACCTGCAATTAAAGTTGTGTCCTATGCAGATTTCTCTACATACGAGGAATATTGTTTCCTCCACTCTATAGTTATATATAAAGGATAATAAGTTTCTATATCTAAATAAGCTTTACCTTCTACTCCTGAACGTATAGTTACATAACTAGCAGTTGTAGGAGTGTAATCAAATAAAGTATCACAATATATAAATCTTTCTTTTATCCAACGTTTTAAATTATAATATCTATTACCATTAGACATCATAATATATTCACCTGTATCAAGATATTTCTTTTGAGTACTAAGATTATATTGACTTTCAGGTATTTTTTCTATTTGATTTGTAAATACGCTTTCATATATTTTTTCAGGTGTTAAATTTTGATTTCTCATATTATTATATTCAGCAACTATATCGTTATGGAATAAATCTCTAATTCTAGTCCATAATACTGAATCAGCAGTATTGAAATGTTCAGGGTCAACTTCTATATCTACATCATATTTTAACGCTCCTGTATTATCTACATTCTGTTACTTTCACCATATAAGGCTACTGACTAGACATAATATGTCTAGCGAGAGAGGTTCTTCTTTAAAGTGTCTTTACACTTGACCCCTCTTCTCACATTTCTTAATATTTTGAGTTATAGTGTGAGTTCAGACTATTGCATACTTGTTTTACAAGCCCTTTTCGCTTAGTCGTTGTTCCCCTATTATTTATTGACTTAATATTTCTTTTATTTTATCATCAATCATAATTTTCCAAGTTTCTTCTAAATCATCAGCCCAATAAGGTATTTCTAAATAATAATAACCATTGGACTTTGCGTACATTCTTTTATACCTATCATACAATTTTCTTTTATGAAGATACTCTTTTGGTGATAATCCATGTAACCATGCACTTGTATCTCCTGATAATTCATAATGCTGTTTTCCATGTACTTCTATTATTAATTTTATATCCACTATCTCATTATCATAAGGCATTATTTTATTAGTTTTAGGATTTTTGGGTATTAAATTACAATTGCTTTCTCTATTTATGTTTTTAAAAATGCTTTTTAAATATAAAAACACTTTCTTTTCTAATTTTGAAATATGGCAATTTTTTAAACAAAATGGGCATTTAAAATCGTTAGCAACAGAATTTTTTATTTGTCTTAATTTTGGTTCATGAATACCATTGATACAATTAAACCAAACTTTCTTCTCTGTTCCAATAGTATATTCAAAAGGCGATTTTTTATTTTTTGTTGACCATACTCTATTTAAAAAATCTTCTCCAAAGTTATCAATTATATATTGACCTAACGAATCTCTTGGATGAACATATTTTGTTCTACCACAATATTTACATCTATTACCAATAAAATATTTATCGGCTGTAAGTTGATATTCGTGATAATCTTTATTTTCACATTTAAACCAAATTTTACAACCACTTCTCTTTGATACGTTCCAAATATCTATGCCTAATGATTTATTTTTTTCATGATTTATAACAGTGTTAAATTTTTCTAATCCAAATTCATTTATAAACCATTGTGCAAAACTATTCTCTTTCTTACACACATAATCACCTCCTATATATATTCTCTTTATATTTATATTATACATATATTTTTATAATTTGTCAATAAATAATAGTTGGAAGGCGTTGTCCTCTCCAGGAGTTTCGCCGTATATCAGAAAAGGTTTTATTTGAGCTATTATTTTAACCCAAAAGCCGTATCACAGTCATAGAATTGCATTTCCCATTTAACACCATCAAATGTTACTAACTTAGCATTTTTACCAAGTGAGTCTACCATTCCCAAAACCATTACTAAAATATAATATCTTATTACTGATTCCTTATCAAAATATGTGGCAAAATTTGTAGTAAAAACTTCATCGGTAGAATCATGCACAAATGATATTAGTGTTTTTAATGCAGAAAAATCATCATTGATTGAATTTTGTATACGTTCAGGATATATACCAACAAAGTCGTTTTTATACCATGTCCATTCATCCATACCTGTTTCCTTAGTCCAAGGAATAAATGCACCAGCAGTCTTATTAGTATTCGCTGAAACTTCATATACTCTACAAGTATCTTTATATTCATCTAATTCATATCCAAATGCTTTTGTTGAATATCTATCTAAGTTGAAGTCATATACCCCTTGTAATTCACCATTTATATAAAGTAATATAGGAAAACCTTGCACTGTTCTACTAGCTTTACTATCTATTTTTTGTGCTGGATTTAAGGTTGTATACAGGTAATCATGAACATATTCAGCTATACCTACGTTGTGAGCATTAGTAGATTCCATTAAGTTTGCTTTTAAACAAAATAAATCTTGTGGTATACAATTTTTAAAAGGACTATACATTATTGGTTGTCTATTTTCATCTCTAAGTAATATATTATAGTTTTTAATATTATATGCTATAGAAGATGTACCTTGCCAATACATTAAGCAGTTACTAGCATTTGTTAAAGTTTGTCCATATAAATCAGCATTAGGTGATGTATATGTCATAGCAACTTCAACTCTATTTGTATCTGTCATATCATCTAAACGTTTTTGGTCAGCTGTTATATTCATAACAGGCATTATATTTTTTAATGGATTGTTAAAATCCGATTTACTTTTTTGTACTTTTAAGTCATCATAATTTGATAAAAAGTTTTGTAATATTTCATCAAAAGTAAAGTTTCTGTCATATATTCTTAAATGTGCTATTTCACAAGAACCAAAATTATCAGTTCCTTTTTGGCAGTTTAAATAAATCTTTTTAGTGTGAGCCAATGATTCTAATATAGCAGAAGTACCACTACCACTATCAGCTAATTTACAAGATTTTATTATTACTCCATTAACAACTATGTGACAATATTTGTTAATTCTATCTATATTATATAATACTTGTATATACTCATCTTCACCTATAGAACCATTTATAGATTGTGATGAAGTAGATAAGTATGCTTCTCTTGTATCTATATAAACACCTTTATATGGTGATAATGTATCAGTTATATCTAAAACCCTAGCATTACTATTCCCAACATCTCTAGTTTTAAATACTAATTCAATTACACCACCATTTTTAAAGTTATCAGCAAAAGGTGTCATATCTATCTCAACATAAGCAGTACCATTCATAACAAGTTCACTAATTTCTTTACCAGTTTGTTTTAACCATCCATTAGAACCATAGTTGAAATTATGAAGATAACCTTTATTACCTTTTATTTTATCTGTCCAAACATCTCTATCATTATCATTATTAGTTCTATCTGTTGCATCAAACCAAGCTATTAAAGAACTATCTATTACTGGTTGTATTCTAGTATATTCACCTTGAACAACTTTACATTTAAATTCTATATAATTACTCATTCCTAAAGATTCATTTTTTGCTTCTATTTTTAAAGTATAATCACCTGCATCTAATGATGATATAGTCCAATACAATGAAGCTGGTCTAGTTACTATAGTTTTATCTAAAACATCATTTATATATAAATTTACAGTAAAGTCTTCATCTCTATCTACTGATAATCTATATGGTATACTAATTGGTATACCACTTTCATATTCAGCAGTTGAATCAAATTGAGTTGATATTATTATTTGGTTTTTACTTACTACTATCAATGTGAACGTACTGTGTTTTGTTTCATATTCAGCTGATATTGCCCAATAAGTTATAACGTGTACTCCTATATCTAATCCTGTAATTTCATAAGTATTATATCCATTTGTACCTTTTGTTTTATATGTTGTACCATCTACATCAAAGAAAACTTCAATATCTTCACCAGTCATAGAAGATATTGTATATGATAAGACTATTCTACTTGTAATACCATAATCTGCACTTGTATCAGTAAGCATTGTCAATGTTATACCACCACTTGTTACTGTCCAGTTTATTTGGTTAGATATTAGTCCTGCTCTATCTTTTACATAGATTGATATAATTATATTTTTACCAGCTCCCAAAGGAGGAACTATAATTGTATTATTACCTTGTTGAACAGTTTGTGTACCTACCTCAACATTATTAACTAATACATAAGCTAAACCTTCTCCTAAGTTAGGTGAATTAAAAAATATAGGTATTTCTATTTCAGTTATACCATCTGATTTATTTATAGTAAAATCAGAAGTGATGGTAGGCATACTACCACCACCTCCACCTCCACCATGTATAGCAGAATTGTTTATATGATTGGTTAAAACATTGTCTACATTTTGTATTTCATAAGATATTTCTGTTAAAGCCCCTTCTACGTTTTGACTTTCAAACAGATTATCATTATCTCTTATACTAACATTTATTGCTTCACCTGTATTTATAGAACTACTTCCTCCAGCAACTTCTATCCATTGTTCTTTTCCGTCTTTAATAATACATCTTTTAATAGACATTTAACCATCCCCTTTAATAATTTTTATTTTCATTATAATAAGGAGCAGATACTCCAGTTCTATAAGCTGGATTTCTATCGCTATAATTTATTGTTAAATTATCAAAGTTAACAATTGTATGTTTATTTGGGTCATATTTATCTACTGTCATTACACCAGTTTCTTTATCTATGGCTTCTACTGCTTTAACATAATTCATACTTATTTTTATTGATGTTGGTGAAATATCTAAAGTTGCAAAACAAGGTTGTACTGGTAAAGCACCAGTGTATTCATACCACCAAGGTCTATTTGTTCCACTATGGAAATGTTTAGTATATTCAGTACCACTTGTTACTGTTCCACCAGTGCTATTTAAGAATGTTATAGTACTCATATCAATTGCTTTTTCTTTACCACTTTGTTTAGCACCACCTGCTTGGAACATAACATAATAAACACCTTGAGATATATTAGCACTTCTAGTTATTTCACCACCATTTAATTTTGTTTCATTCACTAAAGTATAATTTTTACCACCTTTTGGTACATAAGTATTATAATTTTTTTCATTAATCATATCTGCATATGCAGATTTTTCATATCCACATTTAATTGGTATACTTCTTGAATATGTGTGATTATGACCACATAAGAATAAATCTACACCATATTTTTCAAGTATAGGTATCCAATGTTGTAATCTTTTTGCTCTTGTTACAGTAAATGGACTTAAATGTGCATATACAATTACCCATTTAGGCTTTGTAGTTCTTTTACTAACCTTCCATAAATCTCTATCTAGGAAGTATGCTTGTTTTAATAAGAATTCTGTTTGATTTATACCATAATCATCATACATTTGTTCTTGATTTGAATTTAAACATATGAAATGAGTAGACCCTAAATCAAATGAATAAGTTGATACCATAGGAAAATCTGTTGTTGCTAAAACTTCTTTATGATAATCATTTAATCTTGGTTGATTTTCAAATGTTACATAATGGTCATAAGCAAATCCATATTTCTTATCAACAAGGTCATTATTCCTTTATATTCAATTAAGTTCGCTACACTTAATCCGTTTTGTATATATACAAAACTGCTCATACTTTCATATGAGAGTAGACTATATCTTCATCTCCATTGAGATGCTCACCACTTCCATTTAAGGGATTCTCACCCACTCCAATCACTTGAGCCGTACTCCTATTGATGTATTTCAACATCCAAGGGATAGTCGTTGAAGGTTATTTATTTAAAATTTCTTTACATATAATATTTTCAATTTCATTAAAATCCCAATAAGGTATTCTTATAAGTTTTATATTATTATCTTTACAATATTTTGTTTTTATCGTATCTCTTATTTTACTATTAACAAATTCATCATATCCCATTATCATTTTATAATGAAATTCTCCATCATATTCTATACAAATATTATATTGTGGTAAATAAAAATCAAATGAAAGTCTTTTATAAAATTTACAATCTTTAAATTTATATTGTGGTTTAAAATCGATAGAATATTTTGATAAAATTCTTTTTAATTCTTCTTCACCTTTTGATTCATTACAATAAGGACATCTAGTTCCTCTTTTAAAATTACCTACAATAACTTTGTATATATGTCCATGTTTACATTTTATTTTTACTCTATCTCTTAATTGAGAACAATCAGTAGATAATAATTTATATCCATCTTCTGATTCAATTAATTCTTTAATAGTATCATAAGAGTTGAATTTGCCACTACAATAAGGACATCTTCTATTACTTTGAAATTTTCCCCAAGTTGTTTCCCATAAATGCCTATGACTACATTTTACTATGATTTTTGTATTAGCATTTTTATATTCTGTAAGTAATTCATATCCTTCTTTATATAGCATTTCTCTAATATCTTCTTCTGTAAATTTTTTATTTCCATAGCATTTAGAACATCTTTTTTTCTTGTTTTTAAAATTAGCAAAACTAATTTTACATATATGACCTTTGGGACATATCATCTTTAGAGGTATTGAATTATTTATATATTCTTTTGACAATAAAGTATATTCAAAGCTCTCAATATAATCCTTTACAAAATTATAATCATATTTTTTACTCATAATATTTCACCCCTTCTTAATTAAATTATACATAATTTATTATTAAATGTAAAGTGTTTTAAATAAATCTTCCCTGCTGATTACCCTCGTCTTTACGTTAGGGCTTCCCAGCAATTCAATGAGTTTTTCATTACATATCACTATGTAAAGGTGGCTAACATTTACCACAAGCTGTTAAATGTGGTATGTTTCTACAAAATTCTTTGGCATAATCAGTGTAATATAACCATTCAAATAAGTTAGAGGCATTTTGTGAAATATCCTAATATTCATATAAAGTTCGTTAAACTTTATACCGTTCTCTTATGAACTGCTCATACTTTCATATGAGAGTAGACTATATCATCATCCCATGAAGGGATGCCCTCCACTAACTAGACTACTAGTATATATAGTCGTTGAAGTTTATTCATATTGCTTATAGCAATTTAGAATCTTACCTGCTAGACACCCATTGTAAAAAGTACTTAGGATTTAACCATATACTATTCAACTAATTTTTTCTGCTTTCGCAACATTCACGCTCGTCGTTTCCAACCACGTTGTAGTTTAGTTGACTTTAGGGATTACAAGCAATTCAAAGGGTTTGCTATGCAATTTACTTACATAGGGAGCTTAATTTGTTACTCCAGTGTTCAAATGAAAATCAAATACAGGTAAACCATAACTATTATAAAAATCAGTTCTAGTTTGCATAGCTTTAACACAAGTTCTCCAAGCCTCATATTCAGGTTGTGTAAAGCCCTGTTGGTCAGTAGTCCATAGCATTTTAATAGTACTAGTATCTGTATATTCTCTCATTTCTATCATTTGTATATCTGACCAGTAACCTTCTTCACCACATTGATATTCATATAAACCAGGCGTTATATTAGTTATCTTAGTTCTATGTATTGTCATAAATGTACCATGATTATTAACTATTTCACGTTCACTTTCATATTCTTTCCAATTTTCAGTTACTGCTACTCCACTTTTATCTTTTATTCTTCTAAGTTTTACACAACCATTATCTGTTAAAACAGATTGCCATGTAAAAAGTCTTGTTGTAGATTGTTCACCAAAAGTTATATCTATAAGATTAGGTATATTTTCATTTATACTTGCTTTATCACAATAGTTATCCCAAATTCCATCTCTTAAACTTCTTGGTCTATAATGTTCTATATTACAAGTTTTATAATTTATAGCTTTTGAATCATATTTGTTATTCTTATTATTGTAAAAATCTATTCTTCTTATTGCAGTATCTTTATCCATACAAGTCCAATAGAATTTTTCATATGCAACTGGGTTCTTAGTTCCATCAGCACTACCTACACCTAATAAATCTACATAATATCCATTAACATATGATAATGTTGATACACCAGTACTATCAGTAGTTATAAGATATCTATTTGGATTTTCATTTACTTCAGGAGGTACTGAGTTAGTTGATAAATACATTGACATACCATTTCTACTAAATGCTATTGGTTCATTTTTATCAGCATCTATCCATTCTTGGTCATAGTCATATATTTTACATCTTACTAAGTCACTCATTAAATCTCCGTGTTGTTTACCTCTAATTAAAAAAGCAGTATGAGCTGGTAAAAGTCCTCTTAATGCTAATGTTTTCCAAACAGTTTCATCATTACCTTTATAATGTAAATATAATCCCTTTAAATTAATATCTACAACATTACGATTATATAATTCAACAAAACTATGACTAACGCTAGGTGCTTGTAAAGTTGAACTAGGAATTAAATCTCCACCACCATAAATTTGATTTATAACAATACCTCCATTATTAGCAGTAGATAATGCAGTTTGAGAATTACCTATATAGCTAGCTAATTTTAAAGGCATTTGTAAATTATCATTTTCAGCATAAACATGACCTTCAACGCATTCTTTTGGAAATACTTGAACTTTTCCATCATCATTTATAATTAATCTGAATTCACTTTTATCTTCATATGATTTTAAATCAACATAATTGTCGCCCATATTATCCGTAGTCATCACATTGGCTAATTTTAACTTTTTATTATCTGTCCCACGTTGTACGATTATATAGTCATTTTCTTTGTCAACACTTAATACTTCTGTTAATTGACTTATTTTTTTACCTTCTGTTGCCATTTATTTATCATCTCCTATATTTATTCTAATAACAATGGAGTGTTATTTTCTAATAATATATTTGTTTTATCTTCTAATAATATTCCATTTATTACATTGCCACTACTTTCGCTTTTTTTCTCCCTCTAATAATAATGGAGTTCCATCTTCAAGTAATAAAGGTGTTCCATCTTCAAGTAATAAACCAACACTTGTTAATACGCCAGGTTTATCAGGTTTATCAGGATTAACTACTCCATGTTCTTCTAAATAAGCAACCCTTTTAGTTAATTGTGATATTTTTATTTCTAAATCAGATATTTTATTAAGTAATTTTTTTACTGTTTCTATATCGGTTTCATCTTCTAATATTCCATCTGAATTAGTATCTAACCATAACATATTTTTATCTTTTGGTGGCTTATCACCTATCCATATATGCGCATATCCATCGATTATAGTACCTCCACTATCCGAGCTACCTGATTTAAATTCAATCCAACATTCATTAGTCAATCCATTTATTAATTGAAAAACCTTTTTTTCTTCTTTAACCCAACAGAACATACCTTCTTTTCTTCTATTTGAAGGTATGGAATTTCTTTCAGTTATATTATCAGTTTGATAAAACCCACCAATAATATCGTTACTATCTACTAAACCAAAAGTACCATTATTCTTTTGTTTTAAGGTATCTATAATTTCTATAGCCATAAAATCACCACCTTTACTAAGATATATCTACAGTTGTATTTCCCAATCCTGCATTTGTACTTTTATAAATATCATATTTTTCAACATAGTTATAAGAATTAGTAAAGTAGATTGTACTAACTTTATTAAATCCACCTTCAAATCCTCCAACTTTAAATACAGGTGTACCTAATCTTGTGGGAAATGCATAGTAAATATATTCATTAGATGTGGCAGTAACATTTATAATTCTTTTTATATTATTACTTAACGTACTATTTTTTAAAGTAGCAATAAAAGTATTATTAAAAGTTGTACTACTTGAAGTACCCCAATAAACCTTATTATAATGAATAAGTGTTATTGTTTTACTTGTAGTTTCTTTACCATCAGTAGCCGTTATTTTAAAAGAATAATTATCATTTCCATTTATTGTATCATTGCAAGTATACGTTAAAGATTTTTCAAGATTGCTAATTACTCCACTTTTTGGAAGTGTTAGAGTTTGGTTTGTTATTTCTTCCATTGTTTTATTGTAACTCCAATTAATAGTTATTGGTGAATTAAAAGTTTTTCCTAATTCCCAAATGATATTATTGGAATAAGTTTCATCTAATTTTACTGAAAAATTAGATATTGCTAATTTTATATATAATAATTTATCTAAAGCTTTTGATACTGTTGGATATAAAACATTGTCATATTTTACATTAGAAGCATTTATATCAATAGATTTTCCTAATTCTTTTAATTCAGTCCATATATCATTTAAATTAGATGTTATAGCATTCATTCTTGTAGCTGAAATTATTTGTCCATATTTCCATTCCTCTAAACCACTATCTTCTCGCAAAGCCATAACACTAATTTCATTGTTATTATTGCCACTAATAACATAATCATCATTGACTATTCTTGACATTCCTATTTTAGTTATATCTATTTGCCCTGGTGTAAAATCTCCAACATATTCATCAGGAAATATAGGTTTTAAAACTTCAAAAGGAATAGGTGGTATTGTAATTTTACCACCTTGATTTTCATCCCATAAAGAAATTTGAAGTTGATAATTACCTATTTCTTCTACTTCATCTATAAAAGTTTCTGTAACAGTAAATAAAACCTTTCCATCTACAACTGGTATTGGTTCATCACTAACAAATTTTCTACCATCTTCTCCAAGTGGTTTGCCATCTTCACCAATTTTTGTTGCATAGATTTCAGGTTTTAATACTCTTATTGTTGCATAACTAGCATTTGTTTTTTCAACAACATTAACTTCTTCTTGAGTACCTTTTGCAAAATCATATTTAAAATTTCTTATTAAAAAATATACATCTATATTTTTATCACGTTGATATAAATACAGTGGCTCATCTAATTGCACAGTAGTTCCATTTATAGTAACAACAATATTTTTTGTAATATAATTTTCAGCCATTATTCATCATCTGCTCTTACACAAGAAACAGTTGCCATACTTTTATCATCATGAAATATAGGTTCATATACTTCAAAATTTACAGGTGGAATAGTAACTTTACCTTGTATTTTTTTTCCTGTTGCATCATTTCTTTCATCATCATATAAATGTATCTGCATTGTATGAGTTCCACATTCTTCACATTCATCAGCGAACTCATCTGTTATAGAAAGTATAACTGTATTATTTTGTATTGGTAATTTATCAGTCATAAATCTATCACCATTTGGTTTTAATACTTTAATTACTGCATAAGAAGCATTAGATTCAACTAATATGTTACCACTATATTCATTAAATTTATATTTTACATCTGCTATAGTGAATTCAAAATCTATCCATCTATCCTCTTGATAAAAATACATAGTTTCATTTAAACTAGCAGTGTTTCCATTAATAGTAATAGTTAAAGGTTTTTTTATTAAGTTATCACTCATTCTATCACCTTCTTTTATTTATATTTATTGAGGATTATCTTTTTCTAATTTTGCTATTTTTTCCTTTAATTCTTTATTTTCTTCTTCTACTTGTATTCTTAAACTTTTTTCAAGAATCACTCTTTGATTTAAATTTGCTATTTCTTCCATTGCTTGTTGAAAAGCAATTTCAAGTTTTATATCCATTAATATCTCTCCTTTATTTTTATTTTACATTATATTTATAAGACTTTAATCTATTTATTTATTTGTTCTTCTAATTTTTCTATTCTTTGTAATGCTTGTTTTAAAGCACAACCTAATAAATTAACATAGTTTGCGCTATTATATCCTAACATAGGAACTATTGTATCATCTTCGCCTTCTTCTAAATCATAACTACCTTTATCTAACAATAAAGAATTAGTTAAATCAGGATAAGCTTGAATTAAATCTTGTAAAATAAATCCTATTTGGTTATCTTCCTTAGCTCCTCCTGTTTCATTGTCTATAAAATTATATGTTGCAAAATCAATATCTTTTACAAAATTCCATATTTCTTTTTCATTAAATAATGGTTTACTTGCAACTTTTACATTATCTGCAGTAAGATAATTTATGTTTGTCTTACATCTTCTATCTGAAGTATTTATTGAACTACTACCACAATAAAGTTTTGACCATCTATATCCACCTGAGCCTAATATAGCAACATTATCTGCATGAGGTCTAAATGTTCTCATTTTAGCTCCTGAACTTGCTACACCAGCTTTTACAAGAACTGCACTAACAAAACTACCTAAACTAGAATCATAACCGTTACCATCAGCACTCATGTAATAATCTCCTAAAAACAAACCTTTTTTATTATAATTATTTGTTATTGCATAAGCTCTCATAAATGATGGATACCATTCAGATGAACTTGAAGCAAAGTAAGCTATTTCGTACTCTGAACCTCCTTTTGTTACTTGATTATCTTTTTGATGGGTTCTTATTTGGAAGTCACAAACTGGAGCTAGTACTATATCTCCATCTCCAAAAAGTCTAAATTGACTTGCTATTGGATGATTGGTATCATAATCAGTATATTTTGTATTAAAGTTTATTTCCATCATAGGAACACCAACATGAGTATTTGTCATAGATGTTTTATTATCTGTTGCAAATATTCTACCATAATATCTACCTGTTCCAGCTGAGTAACTAGTGCCACCGTCAATATTTATACCATTTGCACCTAAAAATATTGATGGTGATGAAGTTGATATATTACCATTTTCAAAGTCTAAATCTCTAAACCCTATTGTCATAGCAACAGTTTTAGAACCATTAAAAATTTTATAACTTGAACTATTCATTTCCAAATATTGACCTTTTTCGTTAGGCTCTGTACTTGCAACAATTTGACCATTTTTATTGACTATAAATGTACCACTACCTATATTTATTGTACCACCTGTAATATTTTTACCTTTAATTGCATTAGCACTTATTTGGTCGGCTGTTATTGTACCTGTTTGTATTTTAGCACCGTTAATTGTAGTTGTTCCTCCATATGACCAAGATGAAGTTAATTGATGTGAACTATTTATTTTATCTTGAGTGTTACTATCTAAACTAGAAAAAGTAACCTTACCTGTAATATTAATATTTTTTGAAATAATATCCAGTGCTTCATCTGTTAATGTCATATTACTTGAACTAGTACCACTTTTTACTAACCAACTTATTTTATTAGCAGTTTGTTCAATTCTACTAAAATTACTACTTAAAACAGATGTATCATTAACATTAGCAACAGAAATAGTTTTACTATATGTTTTTTTATTTTCAATATTTACTGATATTTCTATCGTACCATTATTTCCTGATACAGAATTTAATAATATAGTTTTATTATCAGATTTTATACTAGCACTACAATTTGTCGTATTCGTTATAGTAACCTTATATTCTCCATCTCCTGGTGTACCATTTACAGCTTGTAACATTTTTTCATTTTTATATATATTAACTGTTGATACTGGTTCAATTGTTCCAGTAGTCGGTCTATTGACCGATACTGAAAACGAATTACTTATATAACTACTCATTATTTAATCACTCTCCTATTTTGGGAATCCGTTAGTCCAATTTTGTGGAACAGTAGTCATTGAGAATCTTCTCCACTCTTTTGTAATTTCTATTATCTTAGGCTGAGCTATACCTTTGTTATGTTGCCAACTACTATCAAATGTTAATCCTTCAGCTAACCACCAGTCACCACCACAACTTGCACAATAATGTGAACTATCTCTATCATCTGTACCACTTTCATTCCATTTTACCTTTCTTAAATCTATACAAGTATATACATATTGATATTTTGTATCAAAGTTTTTAATGTCAGAAAATGGGTGATACATACAGTTTTCACCATTAACTTTATTAGCTTCTCTTAAAATTATAGTTTTACTACTGCTAGTTGTTTTTATACTATCACTAAAGTATGTATTACTGTCACCTGAAAAACTTTCAGCATAGAAGTTTCCATTAGGAACTGGTAAATCTTGCACTTTTTCCCATTGACCATTATACCATCCATAAACTTTTATATTTCTCATTTCCACTCCAGTATTTGCACTAAAACCTGAATTTTTAACCCTATATACATTTGCCCACGCACCTAATGCTCTAAATTGTACTGCTCCTGGACAACCTGCTTGACCACAATTGTGAGCTATTGCAGTAGGTCTTTGTTGATTTTCCCAACGTGATTGGGTTGCCCAAGTATCATTTACACCACTAGGCAACGCTTCATGATTCTGTGGCATTAGATACATCTTATCTAAAATGTAATCAGATGCTATAGATGTTTCATATTCAGTACTATCAGAACTACTTCCTCCTGAACCTACATTAACAGTTATGCTAGCTGAATTACCTTCTAATATTGTCGCAGTTATAATACAAGTTCCGTCAACTCCTTTAGAGTCTACTCTACCACCACATACAGTAGCTATGTTTGTATTATTAGATTTCCATGTAACTACTTTATTATTCCAACTTTCGTTGAATTTAAGTATTAATCCAAGTTTAGACCATTTATTCATATGTCTAACACTTGTGTCCTCAAACCAAATTTGATTTGAAGTACCTCCACCACTCGGTGCTTCTTGAGGAGCGTAAACTCTAACCCAATCAACATACATAGTATATTCAGTCATATTACTAGGAACACTACCACCGGCGGCACCTAAAGCTTGATTTAGTAGGATATAATGTGGTTGGTGGAACATGAACCATGTGTTATCATCGGATATGTCAGAATGTCCTATAAGTCTATCATCTACATAGTAATCTAGTCTATCGTGAGTCCATTCCATAGCATAGATATGGTAATCATCGAAGCTTCCTATGTTTCCTGAATCAACCCTACCTAAATCTTTCGCATCCCAGTTGTCCCATACTAAGTCTGTTCTGTACAATGCACCGGCTGTAGTCCAAGCATAACCATATTTGTGTTCCATGATGTCGATTTCACCACAGTATGGCCATGTTATACCTCCACCTTCTTCGTAGTTACCTCCTAATGTCCAAAATGCTGGGAATGAACCTATTGTTTGTGGTATCTTAATTTTAGCTTCAAATCTACCATACATAAATTCTCGTTTGTTGTCTGTATGGATACAACCACTTGACCATTCTTTACCATTTGACCATTCCTTCTTAGCTTTTATAACAAGGTTACTATTTTCTACCCATACGTTATTTGTTCCTGCCACATAATTTTGAACTTCATTCGGTCTACTATAGTTGTTTTCATAATCCCAGTTAGCAGTATTTAAAGTTGTACCAGTGAAGTCATCCTCCCATATTAGGGTTCTACCTGGTCTATAAGCATCGCTTGAACCACTATCGCCACCTCCTGGGGTACTACCACCGCCACTAGATGAGTTACATAGTTCTTTTAATTGAGCTACTGTGAAAGCTGAATTCCATACTTTGAAAGTATGTATTGTGCCTTTCCAATATTTACTCTTATTGCATTCCGCATCTTGATAAGCTCCTAGTATTAATGAATAGTCGTTCATGTCGTATGCATTCTTAGTAACTGCAACAGCTGAGCCATTTATTACTATTTGGCTAACCACACCTTTAGAGATTGCTATGGCAATTTTATTATTTTTACCACCAACTAATGTCCAACTAGATTCATAAGTACCATCGCTAGCGTTTTGTCTATTTCCTATTATATAGTAGTGATTATCTTCGTTATTATAATATACTTTTAATCCGTCACCGTCAGCATTCTCATATGCACAGTGGAATAAATATGGCTGTTGCCCTTGACTAGCTCCATAATCATCAAAGTCAATGAATATAGTGTAATCACTTGCAGTCTTGAATGGTTTTACTCCAGTGTCTATATATTTAGAAGAACCGTCAAATACTGTATCAGCTAATTCGTATACTGGTGTAGGAGTAGTAGGTTCAGGAGTAGATGTGCTTGTAAGAGTAACAGTAAATACATTACTTGTCTTAGTATTACCATCTGAATCTGTAACTCTTATAGCCATTCTATAAGTTCCAACAGTTGCTGAATTATCATGCTTAAATTTATAATTTGTTCCACTAGAGGTTACATCACTTGTTTTGTCATAGAACATATTTCCACCATCCCATGAAACTTCATGTTTTGTTACTGCTCTATTTGTGGAATATTCAATATAGAACTCTGTTTTCTCAGGTTTTGTTATATTAGCTATATTGCTTATAGTTAATGTAGTTGTACCACTTGAAGTTTTAGTTAAATTACAATAAGTTAAATATTTACCTGGGTCATAACAACCATATCTTATTTTATTCGTAGGTGCAGTGAATGTATATTTATAGTTATTGTTACCAGTACTTGTGAATAATTCACTAACATAATTATCACTATCGTCGAAGGCGTAACCCCACACCCAAGTACCATCCATTTGTAATGTATAAGTCGCACCTTTCTCAACTGTTACTGGATTAATTGTTGCCCAACATTCTGCATTATCAGTTATAATATGAGTACTTTGATTTATACCTTTTCCATTAGTCATGTTTCCAATAGTTTGAGAAGGAGTTGTACCGCCTGAATCTTTAGCTCTTAATGTACCATTTGATACAGTTAATGTAATTTGTTTTGATACACCTGAATGTGAAGTACCTGTAATTATTACTTCACCATTAGCTCCTGCATAAGTAGAACATAATCCACTATGAACCCAAACTAGACTAGAATTATTAGATGACCATGTCAATGATTTATTAATACAGTTATCATTAAAAGTAGGTCTTACCATACAGTTATGTGAGTTATCATTCCAATCCATAGCAGTTAAGGAGAAGTCACTAGAATTTTCAACTAAATTATCTGTACTTAATGGGTAATATTTTACCCAATCGACATATTGTGTAATTTCTGTGGTGTTACTGTCAGGTGTGCCACCACTAGCACCAATTGCTTGGTTAAGTAAAATAAAGTGTGGTATATGGAATGCTCTGTTATCAGTAGCACTTGTTCTACTTAATTCATGTCCATCAATAGAGAAAACTAAACTACCATCTGTATTCCATTCCATTGCAAAATCGTGCCAATCACCTGTAGGATAATTATTATACCATACACGGCCACTTTCCTCTTTTTCATTGAAGAATGTACCACAAGTCAATTTACCATTATAAAATTCCATAACGTCAAATTCACCACAATAAGCCCACCATTCACCTAATGTATCAGGACTACCATTTTCTTTATATCCAAATTCAAAACTGTCACCTAAAGTCCAAAATGCACCGAAAGAACCATTCCAATTACACGGTCTAACTCTAGCCACTATTTTACCATACATAAAAGCAAAATGACCTTTAGAGATAATTGATGCTGATGTCCAAGAACCATCACTTGCTTTTTTACCTCTTAATGCTAATATACCATCGTTGATTTCAGCATTAGTGTTTGTATATCTTTGAGTTTCATTATTTCTAACATAACCTAGTTCATATCCCCATTTATTAGTGTCTACACTACTACCTGAAAAATCATCTATTACATAAGCACCAGTAGAATCTAATAATGAGCTTGAACTTGACCCATTTTCTTTTAATGTACCTGTGATTGCAGTACTTGCATCACCAGTAGCACATATTAATATTTTAGTTATATTTGCTGGTACAGTGAATGTATATGATAAAGCTTTATTTGACCAATCATCTGTATTACCTTCGGCAAATGATACATAAGAATTTGATGAATTATAATAACAAATACATACATAATTAGCTTTATTAAGATTGATAGTATAAGATTTACCAGCAGTCACACTTATATAATTCAATGTACTATAATATGTTCCATCTGTGGTATCTGTAATTACACCATCATTAAGTCTTTTATATTGAGTAAAAGTTAATCCACTATTATTTACTAAAGTGACAGTAAATATATTACTTGTCTTAGTAGTACCTTTAGCTGTTGTTACCCTTATAGCCATTTGATAAGTTCCAGCATTACCTTTATTATCATGTTTAAATTTATATGATGTTCCGTTTACTACAACATCACTTGTTTTATCGTAGAATGTATTTCCTCCATCCCATGAAACTTCATGTTTTACTACTGCTATATTTGTGGAATATTCAATATAGAATTCTGTTTTTTCTGATTGTGTTATGTTAGATATATTATTTATAGTTAATGTTTCAGGAGTAGTTCCTCCTCCACTACCACCACTTTCAACCGCTTTATCAATTATTACATTGATATTAGAGTTATTTTGATAACTTTGTTTACAATCTAATTTAGTTAATCCAACAGTAGAATAATTTCCAGTATTATCCCATTTTAAGAATTTCAATATTTTAAAGAATGTATTATTGTCCAATTTTAAATGTGATTGTGAATCAAAACTAGTTGTATAAATACTTCCATCATTGAAGAAATTATTTTTAATGTTTGCTCCTTTTATATGTCCTCTTAAGTCTAATCCAAAATTTCTACAATTAATAACATTGCAATTGAAACCTCTTTGAATTGTTAAAGCAGATGTTCCATTATAAACTTCATTATTTATGAAAAATAAATTTTTACCGTTCTCATATCCATCTTCAAAATCCAAAGCTAATTTTGTTACTTTATATTCATTTTCATCAGCAACATAGTTGAATGAACAATTCTTTATAAGTAAATGATTATAAATTCCCGGATGCATTGCACACGTTCTTGTATTATGTGATTTTATATTAATTAATTCACAATTTGTAGCCCCACCTGTATGGCATATTGTCATACCTGATGATGTTGTAGTTGGAGTGAAACCAGTAATTCTCATAGATTTTGAACCATTTGGTATTTTAACTACTTGATATTGTCTTGTTTTTATTGTTGTTTTATATGCAGAATTATTATCATAAAAATGGAAAAACAATTCAGCTTTATTTAAAGCCAATCCTCCATATCCTAGGTACACGTTACATTGTATTTCGCCTCTATCCAATAATGTTGAAATATCAATTAATTCTGTTGTACTCATAGTAGTACTACTAACTGTATTACCTTGTTCATTTATATAATATGCATTTGGGAAAGCTAATTGACCAGGAGTTCCTACATATCCTGCTAATTTACCTCCAAATACACCTAAGTTATATCCAACTGAATATCCCATTTCCATATCTTCAAAAGATGAATATCTTGCCCCATTGATTTCGGCAACTGCTAATCCTTCACCAGGGATATTATAATTAGTATTAGTCTTCGTTGCTTCAAAATCAAATCCATCATAGTTACCAATTAACTTACCATTTTTAACATGAGCATCAAAGCAATCTTTTAAATCTACTAAATTTGATACATTGATATCATTACATTGTGTTGCTTTGAATGTAGCACCATTCATATCTACTGTGAAATGGTCAGGTAAAACTACTTTATCAGAATGATAATCTAACATATAAACTTTATTTAGCATAGTAATCTTATTATGACCATTATTTTTAACTGCTTTAAACAAGTTGTTCAATCCTGTATTATTTGTTTTAGCTTGTGATATACTAGCAGTTTCACCAACAGTAATATTATATGTAGATAAATCAGCAGTTGTCATATTATAATTATTTACTTGATTATATGTATCATTAACTATTAGTATATCAAAAAATTGTTCAATACTCGCTACACCATTGTCATCTATGGTTTGAATGCTAAAGTAAGTTTCTCCAGTAGTAGCAATTGAACCTATATCTATTGAATATTCTCCTGCTTTAGTGGTTTTAGAATATGACTTATCATTTATTTTAACAATAGTTGTAAAACTTTTACTATCATCTTTATTTAAATACTCAGCTTGAGTACTATCAGATACATAATATTTAATACTTATCGTTTCATTAATTTTTTGTTTAGGATTGAAATATCTAATATATAATTCAGGTATTTTTGTGGATGTGAGATTATTAGTAGAATTTATTGTATTTGCCATACTTATTTCCCTCTTTCTATATAAATTTTATAAATATTAACTCGTGCAAAATAACATGTGAATGTCAATGTTATGTTTGATAAATTACCAGCAATAGTCCAATAAGTATCTACTTTACCATCACTAGATAACGCTTCATTTATTTGCACCTCATTAATCATATTAGAATTACTTATATTATTAGCTGAACCATCACCTAGAACTAAACTACGTAAAGAATAAATTGATGATGGGTCACTTGTTCCTAATCCTAAAACTACGTGTACTTTATCATTTTTGTTAAGATTTAGTGGATGATTACTTATAGCAACACTAACATCTTGACTTTGATTTGTACTTATATAACTTCCATAATTAACTGCATTATTTAATGTAAATGAAGCCCCACTCACTAAAGTACCATTGTCATAAATTACTTCAAAATTACTATTAGCACTATCTATAACATCTACTGTTATTGTTTTACTTGTTAAACCATTTGCTGATACAGTTATATTATATATATCATCAGTTTTATTGTTATCACTAATAGAAGTTACATTTACAGATTGAGCAATATGATAATTATCAGCAGTAAAAGTTAATTGACTTGTAGAAAGTGTTAAATAAGAAGATGATGAAGAAATATTTATAGTTGTACTTGATGTAGGTTTATTTGATAATTTAAAGTATATTGTTTTATTTCCACCTTCAGCAATATCAATATATGTGCATGAAGGTAATATTTCTAAAATATCATCTACAATTGGTGTATCAGGTATATCAGGTTTAGTAGTTTCTTTTTCAGCAACTGCATTAATAACTATATTTCCATGTACATTTTCAATAGTTATTTGTTTAGCAGATTTTCCTTCCCATTCCACATCTGTTATAACACCAAGTCCATCAGTATAATCAACTCCACCCATACTTACAGTTAAAGTTTTTAATGTATATCCGTCATTAGGTGCAACTATGCTTTGGAATGTTGTAGTTATTGAAGTATCTAAAGTATCACTTCCTGTTGATATACAATTAGTTACATTTCTAGTTACTGTATAAACCTTAGTGCCTGAAATCGCTTCTGTATATACTGTAATATAAATTTCACCAGTAACGTTAGGTATATTGATATTGTTTCCACTAACTGTTGAACTACTTACATCAGTACCACCCATTACACAATAAATTTTAGTTATTCTATAACCACTTTTTGGAGCAACAGTAGTAGAATAACTAGAACCTTTTTTAACAGTTGTAGCTGAATTAGTACTTGTTGATTCAAATAGAGTATAAGTTACAGGATAAGTATCTGTACTTCCACCAGTTGCTTCTGTATTTACTAAAATACTCACATCACCTGTAACATTGCCTATGTAGACATTATTACCATTAACAGCTGAGCTACTTATATCAGTGCCACCCATTACACAATATATTTGAGTTATTCTATAACCATTCTCAGGGGCAATAGTAGTAGAATAGCTAGAACCTTTTTTAATAGAGGTACTTGTATTAGAACTAGTAGCATCATGTAAAGAATATCTTATTGTATAATAAGTATCTGTACTTCCTCCAATTGCTTCTGTTGTAATAGAAATAGTAATATCACCTGAAACATTGGCTATGCTGATATCACCACTCGTACCATCTCTATCAATTATATTTACACCACCCATTGTACATAGAATTCTAGTTATTTTATGACCTGCATTGGCAGTAATAACAGTATGATAACTAGAGCCTTTTTTAATAGATGTACTAGTATTGCTACTTACTGAATTATTTAAATTATAAGCTATAGTATAATAAGTATCTGTACTTCCACCAGTTGCTTCTGTAGATACGGTAATATTAATTTCTCCTGTAACATTAGGTATATTGATATTATTACCATTAACAGTTGAATTACTTATGTCATCACCATTCATTACGCAATATATTTTAGTTATTCTATAACCACTTGTAGGAGTGATAGTTGTAGAGTAACTAGAACCCTTTTTAACAGTTGTGTTTGAATTAGAACTAGTAGCATTATTTAAGTTATATTTAACAGTATAATAAGTATCTGTTGATACTCCTGAAGTTATAGTTAATGTAAATATATTACTTGTTACAGTTTCTCCACTTGAAGTTGTAACTCTTATTGCCATTCTATAAGTTCCAACACTACTTTTATCATCATGATGAAAAGAATAATTGTTACCACTAGATGTTACATCACTTGTTTTATCATAAAATGTACTTCCTCCGTCCCATGAAACTTCATGTTTTGTTACTGCTTTGTTTGTAGAATATTGAATATAAAATGAATTTCCTACTGTTTGTGTTATATTTCCTATATTATTAATAAGTAATTGTGTTTCTTCGCCATTTTTACCATATGTAACTCTCAAAGTACATGAATTATAAGTACCATTTTTCCAACTAGATACATCGAAAATTGCAGAACTATTTGAAAAAGTTGTTGCACTTATGTAATTACTTCCATTATTACTAATTTCTATATTAGTAATATCTGAAATATCCGTACTATAATTAACTATAAGGTTATTATTGGTAGTCGAAGGACTACCAATAATTGAAAGATTTGCCATCATATCACCTTCCTTAATCTATTATATTTCCATTTATATCACATTTAGTTACTATTGTATCTTTAGTTATAACTATTGTATAATCATCTACATTTTCTTTTATTTCATTAATCTTTTGATTTACTTTATCAATATCAGATTTACTAGCAACTGGACTACTACCACTTACTATTTCTAAATTACTACCATCCCAACTAATATGCGAAGCATTCTTATTACCTATTAACACTTCTCCATTAGTGTTAAATTCATAAGTTTTAGTACCACTCTTATATCCAACTATACCATTAACACCACTATAACTACCACTAGTTCCGAATACATTTTTACCCATAGCAACACCAGTTGGTAATCCGTTACTAACTGTACCTGCAAATATTTTAGGAGTTAATACAGTTGAACCATTAATTGTTGTCTTACCAGTATCCCATTCAGTAATCCAAGTTGGTAAATCTGCTTTACCATCTTGACCTGTATTACCTTTAAATGCTTTTGCCCAACTAAATACCTTATAATAAGTAACATCATTAATTATAATTGGAACACTAAAGTTACCGGATGAAGCCAATTTATTACCTGTTGTAGCAGTAATAGTTATAGTTGTTCCACTTTTAGTTAATGTCAACCCATCTACGGTAGGTAAAGTACCAATAGTAGGTGTTATTTCTTTAGTACCTTGGTAAACTTTTACTTGTGTTGTTGTAGTAATGGCTGTTTCTATAGTTCCATTATTTTCACAAGGGAATGTATGATTTTCATTAGTTAATATTATAGTATATCCATCTGCTCCATCATCACCACATTTTACTTTACTATAACTAAATGCTTTATTAAAAGTTATTCCATCAATTATTACTGGAATATTAAATGAGCCATTTGAAGCAAGTGTGCTTCCAACCAAAGCAACTATTGTTATAGTTAATCCATCTCTTGTGATTTTTAAACCATTAACAGTTGGCATTGTACCAAAATTAGGTGTTACAATCTCACTGCCTTTATAAGATACAACTGTTGTAGTAACAGCTTGTTGCATTTCAATTTGTCCTTCTGCATTAGCTACGAAACTATGATTATCATTAGTTAAATTAATAGTACATCCATCTACACCATCTGTTCCATCAGAACCATCTATCCCATCTACACCATCAATTACTTTAACTAATGTTATAGTATCACTTAAGTCACCTGCTTTAATAGTAATAGATATTTTTAAATTATTAGTAAAATCATTAACTGATAAGGTTCTTGTGTTTCCTTCACCATTTAAAGTAACTTTTGGACTTGTAGACCATGTTATAGTATCATTAAAGTTTTGTTGATTAGCAGTTAGAGTTATAACTGTTGAATCTTTAGGAGAATTATTTTTATCAAATGCTATTGCTTGTCTATTTGCAGATAATGATAACAATCTAGCATCTGAACCATTAGTACCATCTGTACCATCTTCACCTTTTAATGATAAAGCATAAGTAAATTTTTTTGTAAATGTTATTCCATCAATTGTAATAGGAATTGTTAAAGTACCATTTCTTGTTGACATGCTATTAGATACTGTAACTATAAAATAAGCATTTGTTGTACCGTTATTTGTTATTGATACACTCATGCCATTTGGCATTCCTGTAATATTACCTATTGTTGTAGCTACTTGAGTACCACCTTTGTAACCTATAATACCACAATTTGCAGAACCAACTAAAGCAGTTGATGAATTACCTGCAAATGTATGAGATTCATTTGTTAGTAAGACAGTATAAGCATCCCAACCATCATTACCTTTAGTCAAACTCCAAGTGTAATCAGAAGGATTTGTACTATCTGCTTTAATTTCATCTGTATATACACCCATATAATCACCAGGGTCTTCACCATTATTATTAGTGAATGTTGTACCACCATCGTTAGAATATTTTATATGTACATAAGCAGAAGTACCATTTAAACCATTTTGACCATCTTGCCCATCATTTCCTTTTATTTGACCAACGTTTATAAATTCATTACCATTCCATACCCATAAGTCTTTATCAATTATATATCCGTCACCATTTTCATTTCCATTAGGATGAGCTTGGTCTAATTCTTCTTTACTATTATAAGAATCTAATATTTTAACTGAAGTACCATCTGAACCTTTTTGTCCATCTAATACTTTTACTATTGTAATACTATCAGTTAAACCTCCACCGGTTACTGTTATTTTTATTTGGTTATTATCTGTAAAGATTGTTGGATTTAATGTTCTATTATTACCACTACTACTACCTAATTCTACATTTGGTGAAGTAGACCATGTTATAATATCATTAAAATTTTGTTGATTAACTGTTAATACTATTTCAGAATTATCTTTTAATGTATTATCGCTATTAAAAGCTATTGTTTGTCTACTTGCAGATAGTGATAATAATCTAGCATCCGAACCTTCTATTTTTTTCCATTTATATTTTGAAAACACTGTTGAATCTGTTTCAATATTATCTACATACATACCCATCCAAGTACCAACTTCTTCACCATCACTACCAGTAAAGGTTACTCCGTCATTAGAATATCTAATATGTACATAAGCAGAAGTACCATCTTCACCTTGGAACTGACCAACATTTATAAATTTATCTTCTGTCCATACCCATAAATCTTTATCAATTATATATCCGTCACCATTTTCATTTCCAGTAGGATGAGCAGAATCTAATTGTTCTTTACTATCATATCTTCCCAATACTCTTACTGAATTCCCATCTTTACCATCTTTACCAGGAGTACCTGGAATTCCTTGCATACCCTTAAAGGATATTGAATAAGTAAATGTTTTAGTAAACTTCAATAATCCAATTGTAATAGGTATACTTAATTCACCATTTTCAGTTAAATTAGTATTAACATTTATATTCATAGTAGGAGTAATTGTATTGTTATTATCAATAGTGATTGTCATTCCTTTAGGTATATTTTCTATTGTTCCAATAGTAGCTTTAACTAATTGGTCTCCTCTATATACTAAGACATTACAAGTAGTAAAACTTGCTAAAGCATTAGAAATATCACCAGGAAAAACATGTGCTTCATTTGTTAATACAACAGTATATGCATCTAAAGGATTTTTTGCTCTATTGATTGAAAATCTTTTTGTATATGATACCCCATCATAAGTAGCTATTAAATCAACATAAGTACCTTTTGCTTCACCTGTCCAATTTGTAACTGTATAAGTTCCTGTTTTTGTATCTAAAGTACCTTCTATATCACTATTAGGTTTAGCACTATATGAAACTCCATTAATTAATTCTTGTCCAACATAAGATAAAGTTATCTTAGCAGAACAACCCTTAAAAGAATCTTCTCCAAAAGTACCATCAGGTTCAATAGGTACTATATGAGTATCATTAGTTAAGTTTGCAACTATACCCTTTTCTCCATCTTCACCTTTTATCTTTTTCCATTTATAATCAGCAAAATTAGTTGAATCAGCTTCAACATAATCTATATATTGTCCTATCCAATCTCCAGTGTCTTCTCCATTGTTATTTGTAAATGTTTTGCCATCATTACTGTATTTTATATGTAAATAAGTAGTTCTTCCGTCAGTACCATTCTTACCTGGTATACCTTGTTCTCCTCTAAAAGGCACTCCATCTGACCAACTATTATTTTCTTCTAACCAAACATATAATAAACCATCTATAACATAAGCATCTCCAGGTTTACCAGTTGCAGGTAATTGGTCTTTATTTTCTAATTTACCAATTATATTAACACCTGTACCCTCTTCACCTTTTTCTCCTTTTATTGATTTAGTTATAGTCATTACTTTTTGGAAAGTATTTTTGTCTACTGTTATATTTAATGTAACAGTAGCTATATTTTTAGATAATGAAGTTACATCTAATCTTCTTGTTGCATTACTATAAACAGAAGTACAACCATCATCTATTCTTTCTAAGTTAAATGAAGTAATTTCAGATAATCCTTTATAAACTTTTACATAAGTATAAGCAGTACTTATAGCTTCAAATGTGTAATTACCATTTTCATCACAAGGAACACTATGATTTTCATTGGTTAATAACACTGCATATCCATCTGAACCATCAGTAATTTTTGCTAATGTCATAATATCATAATAAGTGTCTACTTCATATCTTATCATTAATATTTTTGAATCACCAAAATAACTATCATGATTTACTATTAAAGTATTTGTATTTTTTGATGAAGTTATTTCAGTCCAATCATCATTTTCAGAAACTCTATAATACCATCTTGAAGTTCTATCAGCAGATATATTATTTCTAGTAGCTGTTAACGTAATTGAAGTTGGAGTTGGAGTTTCTGTAAAACCACCTTTATATCTAAATAATTGATTACCATTAATTGATACTGATTTAGCATCTTGACCAACTACACCATCATGCAATTTTACAATAGTCATTTCATCAGTATATTCACCACATACCACTTTTATAGTGATAGAATTTGAATTATTTCCCCATATTGGGTCATCATGTTTTAATATAAATGAACTTAAGTTAGAATTGCTAGGTATATTTGTCCATTCATTAGTTACTTTAGCATCTCTATAATACCAGTCGAATACAGGATTTTGTATATTGGATACTTGAACATTTAAAGTTATTGATGAAACATTAGGATTTCCATCTTTATCATATTTAAATATTTGGTCGCCAACTAACATTACATATTGAGCAGAACCTGCTTCACCTTTTAAATTCTTTTTAGCTGAATCATCTAAACTATCCCAAGTTAATGTTCCTGTCATTAATACTTTTCCAGCATCTAATTTAATTACATTATCTCCAATAGTTAATTGAGAAGTGGTTTGATTATACTTAACATAATTCAAAATTAAATTATCAGCAGTTTGTTTAATTGCAGTAGCATTTTTTTGAACTAAAACTTTTAAACCAGTTTTACCATCAATATCTTCTTCCATTTTAGATATTGTTTGACTAAAATTATTAGAAGTTTTTCTTATGTCTAAAATACTTTCTACTAATTTACCACCTATACCTAATAGTATTGCATCTGATACTGCATTTTTATATTGAGTATTTTTTACAGATACATTAGCTATTGCATTTAACATAACAGTAATTTCACTAGGGACTATTGTGTTATCACTTATAGAATCATTAACTAATGAGTTTAAATTATTAATAGAAGTATTTAATGCATCTAAATTTTTATTTAAATTATTTATTGTCTCAGTATTATCTTCCTCTGAATTCTTTAATCTCTCAATTAAAACTTGATGATATTGTGACATAACAGTATAATCATCTAGTAATTGATTCTGTATAGCTGATATGTCTATTTTTTCATCAGATGAAATTTCCATATCTTCTGATACTTTTGTTATTAATTCTTCGTATTGAGCTAATGTTTCACCTAGATTTATCATTGAAACATTTATATTATTTCTCAATTCTTCTAATTCTTTATTATTACTAAAGTTTTTTTCAACAGTAGATATTGTTTCTTTAGTTTCTTCGGCAGTTTTTTCTATTTTATTAACTCTTTCAACTAAAGAACCTGAACCACCTTCAGTAGAACCTAATACTTGTTTAATTCCATCTACATCTTCTTTTATTGTCATATATTTTCCATTTAATTCATCATATTTACCTAATGCTTCACCTGTTAATTTAGAAGAAGCTCCATTACCAGTATCATTATAATAAATATCATAATCGTCATGGGGAACTTGTGTTCCTATACCATTTTCATTTATATATATCATTTTTTTAGTTGCTGTTTCTTTTATCCATTCATTGCTTTCTTTTAAAATATATGGATTATCATTCATATCCCAATATATATATTTCATACAAGATTTACCATCATTTACTATGTATGGCGTATTATCTGATTTATCAATTATTACTAATCCAGTCCAAGATATATATGTCGTTGCAGGAATGTTAGGTAATAACATTAAACCAACTCCTTCCTATAAAATTTTTTTATTAATCTTGTCATAATTAAGTCCTACTCTATTCTTATTTACTCTATTAATAGTACTTCTACTTTTCTTAGCTATTTCATAAGCCTCTTTACCTTGTGTTAATCTTTCACCTATTGATAGTGAAAATGTATTCTCATCTTTTTTATTAGATAATTGTAACTCAATTGTTTTATCTTTAAAATTTTGTGTATAATTTATTAAATATACAACTTCAATAGTTGTTTCACCTTTTAATACTATCATATCTCCTAAGCCTAATTCTCCATTCCAATGTTGTCTAAAACCATTATCAATTAATTTTTCAATAAAATTAACAGAATCAATAGTCCAAGTTTTAGTAGGATAACAACTTTCTTTTAATTGTTTTTTACCTATTCTCATTAAGGTTAAACCATCTGTAATAGAATCATTGCTATAAGTATCTTGATATATAAAATCTTTTAATTCATTTAATAAACTTTCGGTAAATATCAATACGCCATTTTCATCAGTTGCATATTTTTTCTTACATAATTTATTTATATTATCTATTGAAGCATCTATATTTCTAATGTTCTCATCTAATTCTGTTACTTCTTTTTCTAATAATACTTTTTCATCATTTAGCTTTACTAATCTTTCTTGTTGTTGAGCTTTAAATTTTTCATCAGTAGTTTGCTCTATAGTAAACTCAATAGATTTCATTTGTGCATAAACTATTAATAATCTATTTTTCTTCTGTGTTAATGTAGCAGTTTTTTCTTCTTTTTCTGTTCTCAATTGATTCCATGTTACTGCTCTTACATTTACCATTTGATAGTATTTATTTAATGCATTTATTAATTCAGTACTCATTTCTTCATTTTCCATAAAATATGAAAAATTTTCTACATAAGTATCACCACTAGGATTAACTTCACTTATAGTTAAATCATCGTTTCCTGATAGTGTCAATACAGTTGTAATATCCTCTGTGTCATCTTCTTTTTCCATACTCTTAAGATAATTATCATAAGATAATATTAAATTAGGGTCATCACCTAATTCTTCATCATCATATAAGTCAACTGTTTTATCATAGCTATTAAATACAGGAAAACATTCAAATTGTTCTGATATATCATCATTAATAAAATCATACCAATTTGACGATACACTTTCTTGGTATCTTAATTTTTCTTCTTTTGTCAATTCTACTATTATTTCACCTGTAACATTGTCTAATATTGTTTCTTTTGATTTATATAAAACTTTAGGACTTACATATCCAACATGCCAACCAGTTGCATCATATAACAATTCATCTAAGCTAAAACAACCTTCTATATCAGCATATGGAGTTTTTAATGTTAGTGTAATATCCTCAAATTCTGCTATATTTTTAAATAATTTTTTTTCTCTTGAATAAGCTGTTATAGTTTTTTTCTTTTCATTTTCTTCACTTATATTTTTTATTACATAACATTCATCTTCATCTAAAAATATAAATCTTTCTGTTTTAAGTTCATCATACAAGGGATTTATTTCATTATTTTCACCATAATATTTATTAACTGAAAATGTAAATTCACTAACAGTTTTAACACCTTTTTGCATACTCTCTATAATAGAGCAAGGTATAATACCTAATTTTTTTCCATTCATTTTACTTAATATTAAATTGTATGAATCTTTAGCACCTCTTATTTTCATTTAATCACCTACTATATAATTACAGGAAATTCGCAAATAAATTCTATATTTGCACTTCCAGTAAGTGTTATATTGTTATTTCCTTTATCTAATTCTAATAAATTATAATTTTTTAATGTTTCAAATCTATTAGCTCCACCACTGTTTATTACAGTTCCCATAGCACAATCTACTGTAACCATTTCTCCACTGTTTAATCCACTTAATTCTACAAAAGTACCATTTGTATTATTTAATATTTTAATACTATCACTATTTGAAGCTGTTATATTAATTTTTGGCTTATATGTTTCATATAGATTACTATAATTAAATAAAACACCTGATTGACCACTAGCTTTTAAATTAAGTCTATTTGTTGGTATAGAATAACAATAAGGAGCATAACTCATAAATTCTACTTCTAAATAACCCCTAAAATCAGGAGTTAAAAATTTTGAAAAACTTACTGCTTTCAAATAATAACATAGATTATATCCACTAGAATAATCTACTGTTTGAAATTTTTTAAAATCTTTTTGAAATAACCAATTATATACATTGATTATATCTCCATCACTCCATATGTCACCATCTTTTTTCATTAATTGTAAGACTATATTTTCAGAAGTGCGAGTTCCTTCAATATAACTCTTTTTCCCATTAAGTGTATTTTCTTCATTTAATTCTATATTAATTGTACTCCCTATTTGTTTTAGTTTATCCGAACTATCAAAATCAATTATTACAACATTGAAAGTTTCAGAATATACATTGTTGAAATAAAATTCACCATTCCAAAAACTACTTGCCATATTCTTTTCTCCTTTCTTTTATCTTACATATATAAAATAAGAAGGAAGAGTTATATTTTAACCCTTCCTTCGTAAATTTATTTCATATTTTTAACAATTTCCTTACAAATACTTGCTTTGTAATCTTTTAACATTTCATCTACTTTTCCTAAAGTAACATCATCTGCACCACCTTGAATTGTAATATTAGTATCTCCAATTGTAATATTATTAGTTTCAACATTACTAGAAACTTGTGGAGAAGTATTAATACCACTATCTTTTGGAAGTACTGTATTGCTATAATCTATATTAGGAGCAGTATAATTATCTGACATTTTTTGAAGTTCTTTCATAGTCTCTAATGCTACATTAAGATTATTTAACAATTCTTTCTTTAATGAATCACCCATAACTCCAAAATAATCAGAACTTGTATTAGCAAAATCCATTAATGCTGTTTGAAGTGTTTTGATATTTCCATCAATATCTGTAAATACCTTAATATTCATATAAAGTTCGTTAAACTTTATACCGTTCTCTTATGAACTGCTCATACTTTCATATGAGAGTAGACTATATCATCATCCTATAAGGATGCTCACCACTAACTAGACTACTAGTATATATAGTCGTTGAAGTTTATTCATATTGCCTATTACAACTTAGAATCTTACCTGCTGATTATCCATTTACATTCACTTAGGATTTAACCATATGAATATCTAACTAATTTTTTCTGCTTTCGCCACATTCATATTCGCCATTTCTAGCCATATTGTAGTTTAGTTAGCTTTAGGAAGTTCCAGCAATTCAATGAGTTTTGATACTAATCACTTAGTAAAAGGAGCTAATTTACTCCAGTGTCTAAGGCTTGTTTAACCATTTCAGCTATTTTGCTTTCTGACCATGTATTTTCTAAATTCTTAATTTCTTCATCAGAATTTTCTTCTATTTTATCTATTTGGTCATCAAACATATTGTTTACATCTGAATCTATTTTGTCTTGAACCATATCTTCAAGATTTTCTTGTTCTTCTTTTAATTCTTTCATCAAATCTGCTAAACGTTTTTGCGTTTATATTCGTATATGTTCGCTAAACATATACCGTTCTCTTATGAACTGCTCATACTTTCATATGAGACTAGACTATTTCTTCACCTTTAATAAGGGTAGACCTTTTCGAGTGTCAATCGCTTACACCCTACGAATTTGCATTCTAGTCGTTGAAGTTTATTCATATGATAAATTATCACTTAGAATCTTACCTGCATGAACACCCATTGTTACTCTCACTTAGGATTTAACCATATGAGAATCTCTACGTTTTTTCTACTTTCGTACCTTCATATATTCTTTTCAGATATATTGTGGTGTAGAGCTTTAGGGATTACCTGCAATTAAATCTATTTTCAGTCGCAAATTACTTTACGACTAGGGCAACATTACCCAGTTAAGCTGTCATCACGTTTAGCTATTTCTATTTTCTTTTGTAAATCTTCAACAGTTTTTAATTGTTTGTTATAATCATCTTTATAGTCAACATCATCTCTCCATCTTTGATAAGCTTCTTTACGAAAAATTTTATTTATAATCGCATTTTATAAACCTTAGTTAATTCTAAGCACTTTCTTTCAAAACGTGTCAAGACTATTTCTTCACCTTAATATTAAGGGTAGACCTTTTCCATTTAAGGGATTCTCACCCACTCCAATCACTTGAGCCGTACTCCTATTGATGTATTTCAACATCCAAGGGATAGTCGTTGAAGTTTATTCATGTTAAATTATTTTAAACTTTTAATAAATTCTTCCCATTGTTCAAATGTATTGTTTCCATTTCCATAAATAGAATGAAATTTTTTATGAATTTCTTCTGATATTGTTATACCATTTTCTAATACCGTTCTTAAACATTTGTATTTATTATAAGAATATAAATGATGTACTACCAATCTTCCACCTTGTTGTCCAGTAACTTGACAAGTATATTTATCTCTCTCAAAACATTTAGTTCTCCATTCATTATATTCAAAATAACTTCTATCATCTTCTCTATCTTCTTTTGTTTTACTATGGTCAAATAAAGGATGTGTTTCACCTCGATAAGTTCGTCTATAACACTTTGGGCATCCAGTTGGTTTTGCATTTTTACTTCCTAATAGATTAGTAGGCTCTGCCTCCCATTCATACCCATCTATTTTACACTTACATTTAATTTTAGTATGACTATTTTTATATTCACCCAATATTTCTATGTTAGGGTTAATTATATTTAATCTATTAATAAAACTTTCATGCTCCATAGTTATATTCCCATTACAATATGGACATCTTGAATTTTTATTATAGTAATTATTAAATATTGGATAAAAAATATGACCATATTTACACATTACTTTTAATTTTTCATTCCCATTATGATAATGAGATAAAAGTATATCTCCATTATTTAACATATATTCTCTAACAAAATCTTCATTACACTTAGAACCGTTACAATAAGGACATCTTCTATTATTTTGAAATTTATCAAAATCCATTTTGAAAATATGAAAATTAGGACACATTAAAATGAGCTTCCATTTATATTTATTTTTATCATGTTTACAATATAAAACTTCATAATTATATTGATTTATATATTTTTCTATTTTTTTTCTATTCAATTTTTGACCCATATATTTCACCTCACTTTACTTATATTATACAATTTATCTTATTAAAAGTCAAATATTTAAAATAATTTAATTTAGAATCTTACCTGCATGAACACCCATTTTAACAACAATTTAAAAAATTGTGCTACTCTCACTTAGGATTTAACCATATGAGAATCTCTACGTTGTTTCTACTTTCGTACCTTCAACACATGATTTCTCTGTGCTTGTGGTGTAGAGCTTTAGGGATTACCTGCAATTAAATCTATTATTTTTGAAGCCGATTACTCGACAACCAGGCTAACTTTAGCCTTATTTAATGCTTTAGTTTGTGCTTCTGCTTCTTCTTGTATCTTTTTAGTTCTTTTATCTATTTCATCATTATATATTTCTGTAATTTTTTCTTCAATAGTTTTAGTTTTTTCTAGTTTAGTATTTTGTATATCTTTTAAATCTTTTTGATAATTTATTAATTCTCTTTCTAATTCAGGAATTGTATCTAAAGCAGTATCAAAATAATCTTCTAATGTATCGCTTACTATGCCAAATTCAGTTTCAGATAATGTATTTTTAAGTTGTTCTAATTTATTAGCAGTTCCATCTATTGTACCATCATCATTAATAGTGAATCCATAATCAATTAATGTTTTTTGCATAGTAATTTTTCTATGTTTTTGATAAGCCAAACTATCTTCAGTTGCCTTAGTTAAATTCTTATATTCTTCAATTTTTTGATTTAGTAAACCAAATTGATTTTCATCTTCCAAATCTAATAAAGAATCTATTGTATCAATACGATTTTGAATAACTTTTAGACCATTTTCATAAGTTTTAACCCACGCATCATCTCTAAGTTTTCTCATTTCTTCTCTAATTTCCATCATTGAATCTTTTAATTCAAGTTGTTTATTAGTTTCTTCTTCAATTGATTTACTAGCATCATCTATTGAATCTTTATAATCATTATATTCATCAACTAAGTCTTGTAAATCTTCCATATCTTGTAAATTATCTAATTTTTTCAATGCACTTGATAAATTATCTATATTGCCATCTTCATCAAATGTAATACCATATTGAGCTAATTGTTTCTTACTATCATTTAACAACTCAGTATTTTGATTAATAATTTCTTGATTCTTATTCTTCATACTAGTCAATATATCAAGTTGTTGTTGCATATAGTCTATTTTATTAGCTCCATAAGCACGTTCCATTTTAAGGTCTAATATATCTAAACTATTTGAAAGTACATCGAATTGTCTAGTTAATTTATCTACCTTAGCTGAATTAACTAAGTCATTCATAGCCTTAGTGGTTTCTTTTATTTGTCTTTCATTTTCCTTTATTTCTTGTTCTAATTTCCACCATTCATTTTCAGCTTTAGGAATGTTTTCATACATATCTTCAACATATTGGTCAAATGCTTCTTTTATAGCATCATATTCTTGAGTAGATTTAGATTTTTTTATTTTTTCTAAAGTTTTTTCAGCACCTGTTACATATCCATTTTTATCAAATTTAAATCCTTGTTTCTTTAAGAATGCTTTATTATCATTTGCTCTATCTTGTGCAGTTTCTAATTTTGATTGTTGATGTTTTTGATTTTTTTCTAATAATTTATTAGCTTCTTTAATATATCCTACTGCCTTAGACCAACTACTTAAATCAGCTTTTAACATAAATGTATCTGCCCAAGTTTCATTTCTGCTAATCATAGCATCCTTCATTTCCATTTTAATTGTCTTGAAGAATGTTTTAGCTTCTAATTCACATCTAATTATTTCTGCTTTGGCTTCTGCAATAGCATTAGCATATTCTTCCCATTGTTGTTGAGCTTCAGGAATTTCACTAAATTGTAAATTATAATATTCATTTAATTTGCTTTGAGTTTCTGATAATTCTTTTTGTGCTTTTTCTAATTTTTTACTTATTGCATCTTTTTTCTTTTCTAATCCACTCTTCTTACTTTCTAATGCCTTAGTTGCTTTTGATTTAGTACTTGAAGAACTTGTTTTCTTCTTAGTACTCTTCTTAGTCGTTGATTTCTTCTTAGTAGTACTTTTCTTAGTACTCTTCTTCTTAGTTGATGTACTCTTTTTCTTACTAGTTGATTTTTTCTTAGAAGTAGTTTTTTTCTTAGTAGCTTTACTTGATGTAGTCTTTTTGTTACTTTTACTAGCACTCTTTTTCTTGCTAGTTGATTTCTTCTTAGTAGTACTCTTTTTCTTAGTTGATTTTTTCTTACTTGAAGTTTTCTTCTTTTTGCTTGTACTCTTTTTCTTACTTGAAGATTTCTTTTTACTAGTTGATTTTTTCTTACTTGAAGATTTCTTTTCAGATTTTGAAATTTGTTTCTCAGTTTTACTTATTTGGTCTTCTAATGCTTTTTCGGCTTTTTCTAAACTTTCAACATTTTTTTGCATTTTAATAAGTTTACTATTGTAATTACTTATTGTTCCATCGTCTTTAAACTTAAATCCTTGTTTTTGTAAACTACCCTTAAGTTTTTTAGCCATGCCTTCCATGTTTTTAATATTTACTTTAGTTAAACTTTGTTGTTTAGTTAGTAAAGCAATTTGACTTCTAAGTAATTTAGCACTTGCATTACCCCAAGTTCTTTCTTGTTTAGCTTTTAATATATCAACTTGAGTTCCTAATTTTTTAAGTAGATTATTCATGTTAGTTAGTAAATCAATATTATATTTAACTGCACTTACTGTTAAACCAGTATCAATATTGGCTTTATATGTTTTCTTAGCCATTACACTAACTTCATTATTATTGTCAGTTTGTTGTTGTACACTATCACTTAATACTTGAACTTGTTCGCCTAATGATTGTACTTGAGGATTAGAAGCTTGAGCACTACCAAATGGTTGAGGTTGTAAATCAACAATTGTTGGTTCACCAACAGATGATTTTTCACCTTTACTTACATGATTAGTAGTAATTGTTACTGATTTACTATGGATATTACTTATTTTGCTTATAATACTGCTTAACTTACCACTAGCGTTATCGTTACAACTTATAGTAAATGATTTATTTGGTATTTTTTTACTAATAACTCTATTTACTTTAGCAGTCGCATTATCTGTACAATCTATTTTAAATCTCTTATCAGATATTCTTAAACCATTAACTCTACTTACTACACTACTAGCACTATCTGCACAAGTTATAGTAAATTTTTTACTAGGTATTACTTTACTAGCTAATTGAGAAAGAGTATTAAGAACAGCTCCACCATTTGTACAACTTACCACAACATTTATTGATTTAGAAGAAGGTGCGCTTGTAACTCTATTTATTGTAGAACTTGCATTATCTTGACAATTTATTGTAACTGTTACAGATTTATTTCCTAACTTAGCCACACTATTTATTTTAGGAGTAGCGTTATCTGTACAATTTATTGTGACTGTTACAGTTTTATTTCCTATTTTAGTTATATTGTTTATTTTAGAAGTTGCATGGTCAGTACAATCTACTGTTATATGTATAGTCTTATCTTGTCTTGACATTATTTTTTCTAATACTGGAGTTGCATTATCATTACATGATACGTTAATTTCAACATTTTCTGTTTTCTTATTTAGTCCAAATCTTGATAATATTTCACCAACAGTTTCTTTTAATGAAACATCAATATTAATACTAACATTTTTATTATCTTTAGTTAAATCGTCAACTTCTCTTTTTGCATCGGAAACTTTTTCTTTTCCTGTTACATCGATATTAGTTATAGCTTTACCATTTACTTCTAATTGACCTTTTTCATTTCTAGCTAAAGTTAATTGGTCTTTACCATTAACATTAACATTAGTTATAGCTTGACCATTTACTTCTAATTGACCTTTTTCATTAATAGCAACTGGCAATTGGTCTTTACCATTAACAGAAATAGTCGTAACTGCTTTACCATCTACTTCTAATTGACCTTTATTGATTTTTGCTTCTGCTATTTTTTCTTGACCATTTACTAATAAAGTAACTGTACCATTTTTATTAACAGCTAAATTGTCTACTTCTTTTTTAGCTTTTTCAGCTTCAGAAGTATCAGCATCTACTTTTACTTTAGCAGTCCCTTCCTTGCCGTCCACTTCATCAACTTTTTTCTCTACTTTATCTGCTCCCTCAGTTTTACCGTCAACTTTTGCTTTGGCAGTACCTTCTTTGCCATTTACTTCATCAACTTTTTTCTCTACTTTCTCAGCTCCTGAAGTATCTCCATCAACTTTTGCCTTAGCTTTACCTTCCTTACCATCTACTTCTTCTACTTTTTTCTCTACTTTCTCAGCTCCTGAAGTATCTCCATCAACTTCTACTTTAGCTTTACCTTCCTTACCATCTGTTTCTTTTAATTTCTTTAATATGCTATCAATTGTGTCAAGTATTTCATCTTTGCCTTCTATTTCTACTCCAGGTTTACATACATAGTCTCCAATTATTTTTAATTGTTCCTCAAATGTAGTAGCATTTTTAAGAGAATCTTGTATACCTTCTATTTGTAATATTGCTGTTGCAGTTTTTCCACCAAAAGTATCTACCATTTTTTCTAGCATTTCAACATTTTCTACACCATATGTTTGAGCATATACCATAGTTCTAATATCTTTTGGTAATTTTTCAAGTCTACTTTGTATTCCTTCTAGTCTTTCATCACCTTCAACCCCAATATTATATTTAAGTTTTATTTCATCAGGCATAGCTTCTATTGCTGATTCAACACTATCATTTTCCATAAAATATTGAGAAGCATCTGCTATAAAATCAACTTTAGCTTGTCTTCCATCTATTTGGTCAACAACTGACATTATATTGTTAACTTGGTCGGAATTTTCAAATCCTTCAGCTTCTATTGCTACTTTTATTTCTCTATCTGAGATTGAATCTATTGCATCTTTTAATGCTTGAGCTTTTTGAGCTTCTCCATCTAATCCTGTATCACCAATATTTAAGCCTTCTAAAGATATACCTAATTGGTCAGCTAATGACATTAATTCTTTTATTTCAGATGATGTAAATTCCATACCACCTATTTCAATAGTTTTATTTACATCCCATGTTCCGTCCATTACTTGATTTATTGCATCTATTGTACTTTGTTCTAATTTACCTTTATCTTTTATTTCTGTTTCACAGGCTAATACTAATTTTTCTTCTACTTCTGTTACTTCATTGTCTTTTGTTACCGCATCTATTATAGTTCTTAATTGTTTAGGTAAATCTTTATTATCTTTTTGTTCTATTAACCAGTCTACCCTAACCTTACCTTCCATCTCATATTGACCTTCAAATTCAGTTTCAAAATTTTCAAGTTCTTTAAATTGAGACTCTAATTTTTTAGCAAATGAATCACCTTGTTGTAATTTTGCAGTAGAAGAACCATAGGCACTCATAAAACCATTTAAGCCTTCAGTTGCTGATTTAAAGGCTTCTTCTAAATCTGCTCCACCTTTTAAAGCTGGTAAGAATACATCTGAATCTATACCAGTTAAATCTTCCATAGCATCAGCCATAATTCCTAATGAATGTGTATATTGTTCATTAGTACTTACTCCTTGTTCAAAACGAGTTTGAACTTCTGATAAGTAATTACTCCAATTTGAAAAATCAAATTTTCCTGTTTCATTGGCTATATTTCTTAAATTTTTCCCCCATTCATTTATAGCATTTGTTTTTTTGAATTCTGCATTTACCTTAGCAATTTCTGCTGAAACTTTTTTTGACATACTACCTGATAATCCTTTTGTCATTTCTTGAGTTGTAAACGCAGTTTTTTCAGATAATGTTTGTAAACCTTTAGCCATTCTATTGGCTTCTGCTTCACCATAAGTACCCCAATTTAGCCCTTTCATAAAAGTAGCAAATTTATTTTGTTCTTTTTCGGCTAATTTAGTTTTCTTATTAAATTCATTAACATAATTATCTTCAATTGTAGCATCTCTATTATTAACTTCTGTTTGTGCATTTCTGATTCTTTCTAATCTATCATTAATACTTTTTTCTTGGTCTTCTCTATATTTATTTCTATCTTTAATGATATTCTTTAAATTACCAGTATATCTTTTTTCTTCTCTAGTTTTTCTATCATTTGCATTTTGAAGATGATTTAATTCAGTTTCATAAGAATTTCTTTCAGGGTCTTGAGCACCATTTTTAGTGTCATTTTTCTTCATGTATTCTCGTGCTTGTTTTTTAGTTTCATAATTATATAGTTCTCGTTGTTTAGCGATTGCTTTATCTAATTCAGCTATATAACCTTGCATACTAGTAGTAAGATTTAATATTGGATTACCTGCTGAATCATATCCTTTAACAAGGTCAGGAGCTATTTGTCCTATTTGTTGTTTTAATTCATTTAATCTAGTTAAATCTTCAGCAGTTTTATCAGATTTATTATTTAAATTATCATATTCTTTAGCTATTTCTTGTAGATTTGATTTTTTAGTACTTAATGTTTGTGCTTCATCTCTATATCCATCTTGTCTTTCTTTAGAAGCCTTTACTGCATTTTCTGTTGCATGAATATAATTGTCCCATGCTTTTACCATAGCATCTATTCCTTTAACAACAGCAGTAAATGCAATACCCATTAATACACCTTTAAATAATCCTAATGCTACTTTAGATAGAGTTGTCTTAACACCTAATTCTTTAAAACTATCGCCTAGTGTTTTTATTTCACCGGAAGAAGTAACAGCAGTACCTTGTATTACTTCTAATAGTTTATCAAATCCTGTAAAACCACCACCTATTGTTTTAGCTTTATCTAAATTTGATAAAGTTTTTACAAAAGATGAAATACCTACTAATGCACCAGCAGAACCAATTTTACCTAAGCTTGAACTTATTTTTCCTACTGCTTCTACTACTTTATTAGCACCATCTAATAGTCCTTTAAACATATCTGTTGTAACATTGCTAGTTAATATTCCTTTAAGATTTTCTTTTAAAGTATTAAATTTACCAGCAATGGAATCCATATAGATTTCATTTTCTCTTTGAGCTGAACCTATCATCCAACCTTCATTGTATTCTTTTTGATATTGACGAACTCTTTCCCAACCTGTCATCAATGCTTGGAATACACCGGCTTGAGTTTTCGATTTGTTATCGTGGAGCTTTTTATCTATTAATAGTGTGTCAATTCACACATCCACTTCTTATGATTTCTCATAAGTCCAGCATATATTTTCACTCTCGTTTAACGTTAGAACTTATAGTAGCAACATCTATAAGTGATTATTCTTATATATATAATCGTGGAGGAAGCTCGTGGGGAGATTATTGCTTTCATAATATCGCTCACTCCCTATGCGTTACAGATGATATTAGATATTATCACCCTCGGTATTACCATATCTTTCGACTTAGGCTTCACCGATACATCCCTCTAATTATCTTTAATATTTCTATCAAAGACGGCAGTTTTAAGATTTTTATATTTTTCATATTTTCTATCTAAATAAATATTAGCATCTTTATAAATATATTCAAGAAAGTTTTTAATATCTTTTTTTGAACTAAGAACTAAACGACTTGTTTTTTTATTTTTATTTAAATCATATATTCTTTTTTTATCAATATCAATTATATCACATATACATTCAAGAAATTCATAAGTACTTATTACACTTACTTCTAATGTTTTTTCAGTATAACATAAACAGCCATCGCCATCAAAATAACCTCTTATAAAAGCCGGAATGAAACTTTCTTCTATAGATTTTGGAAATTTTAATATTAATGATTTATTTGGAACACATCCATATTTTATTAAATCATTCTTAATTTTATCATTTCTAAAATTTAATCTACATCTAGTTTCTTCTACTTTTATATTACCTTTCCATTTTAAAAATGCCTTTAATTTATTTAGATGATTTAAATCACTCGGTTTTAAATCAATACCTACTGTGTTTCTGTTTAGGCTTACATATCCATCTGCAAACCAAAATCCTAACCAATAAGCTTTTTCTTCTGTATCTATTACATTAAAAACATTTTCATCTACAGGAAATTTATGATATTGTTGACTGTCTATTCCACACTCCCTTAAATATCTTGAAAATCTACTTCTTGATATATTTAATTCTTTTGCTATATTCATTATTGTTTTTCCTTGTAAAAACATTTCTTTACCTAATTCATATTTATCTTTTGAACTTTTTCCCATAAAGTTCCCTCCTTATTAATTTATTACTTATATTATACTAATATTTTTGTATAATGTCTATTCAATAAATTAATAAGACAAAATCTTACATACTACCTGCTATGGCTTCTGATAATCCTTTTTGTTCAACATCAGTCAAAGAAGCCCATTTATCTTTTACTTCATCTAGTATACTAACAATATCTTTAACTTGTGTTTTAGATTTATCAGTAAATATATCTATTTTCGCAGTTTCTTGTAATGCTTTTGCTGTTTTATTTAATTCAAGACTACCTGTTTTTGCATTTGTTTTAATACCTGAAAGGTTAATTGCTATAGATTTTCAATTTTGTTATCGTGGAGCTTTTTATCTATTAATAGTGTGTCAATTCACACATCCACTTCTAGGAGTTTCCTCCATTATGAAATGTTAATTCATTTCTAGTTCAGCATATATTTTCACCCTCGCCTTTACGTTAGGGTGGAGGACACTCTTGGTAGAGTTATATTCTCATACTAAAAAGAACTACCTTTCAGTAGCTCTAATGAGTTTCATCTACTATGCGTTACAATACTAAATATTTTTAGTTATTTAGTTATCTCGGTATTATCTTATTTTAATTCTTGACAAATTATATCTTTTATATTATTATAATCCCAATATGGTATTCTTATCAATTTAATATTATTATCTTTACAATATTGTGTTTTAATATTATCTCTTCTTTTTAAGTTCATCAAATCTAACAATGTCATATTAAAACAGCCTACTTTATAATGTTGTTTACCATCATATTCTATGGTGATATTCAATGAATATATATAAAAATCAAATGGTAACGATTTTATATTTTTACAATCTTCAAATCTATATCCTCTTTCATAATTAATATTTAATTCGTCTAATATAGATTTAATTTTCTCTTCTCCTTTTGATATAGATATACAATCATTACAGTAATATTGTTCAGAATCCTTAAAGTTACCAAATCTTCTATAGAAAACATTTCCACATTTACATTGAATTTTCAATAACTCACTGTTATTATTATAGACTTCTGATAATAATTTACAACCTTTATTTTCAATAAAAGATTTAACTTCTTCTAAAGTATATTTATGATGATTACTACAAAATGTGCATCTATAATCTGTTTCCGATTGTAAATCAGCTAATCTTCTTGTAAAATGATTTCCACATGAACATTCAAGCTCCATATTTGTTTCATTATTTTTATAAAGTTTATATGGTGTTATTAATTTTGCTCCAAATTTATTACATCTAGCAAACACTTCATCTTGTGATAATCTTCTATCCTCTCTTAGTTTCTTATTTGTACATTCTCTACAAGAAAAAGCATTTTGGTCTCTATATGATTTAAATGTTCTCGTTATTTTTTCTCCACATATATTACAAGTAAAATCCATATTAGTTCTTGTGTTTTTATACTCTTCTTTTGTTGTTAAAACTGTCCCACCTTTATTTTTAACATATTTAACAATATCTTCATATTTCCATTTTTTTGGCATATTAACACCTCCTTATATTTATAATATACACATACTTTTATTATTTGTCAATATAAAACTTAGATTCTCTTACCATATATCTCACGATATATATGACCGATTTTGCCCTCTTTGCCTTAACTATCTCTAGTTAAGCGACCAAATTTTTTAGCCCATTACCTATACGAGCAGGGTCTTGTAAAGATTCATTCGCTCCTGTTATCATTGCAATGGAATCTTTTAAATCTACTCCATAGTTAGCCAATACAGAACCACCACGTTGTAATGCTTCTGTTACACCATCAGATGAAATTGCGAAGTTATTCCTTAATATTCATATGTATTCGCTATATACATACCGTCCAAAAAGGACTGCTCGTAGATTTCCTACGAGAGTAGACTATATCTTGAACTTTTATAAGTCCTCTTCCACTTCCATTTAAGGGATTCTCACCCACTCCAATCGCTTGAGCCGTACTCCTATTGATTTACTAAATTAGCAAATCCAAGGGATAGTCGTTGAAGTTTATTCATATGATAAATTATCACTTAGAATCTTACCTGCTGATTGAACAATCCTATTGATTTTTTAACATTCACGTTTGATGTTTCCATCTACGTTGTAGTTCAATAGGCTCTAAGTCCTTTCCAGCAATTCAAAAGAGATTTGTACTATATGTCTCCATATAGCCTGGCTAATTCTAACCAGCGTAATTTCTATTGTTATTATCCATAAGCTTTTTATCTTATGCTCTGGAGGTTTCCCTCATTTTCATCAATTGGTCTATTCCAATTCAGTATGGCATATATTTTCATCCTCGTCTTTACGTTAGGATGGAGGGCACTCTTGGGGATATTATATTTATTCAATCCCTATGCTCTACAATACTTATTAGCCTTTTCGTAATCTAATAAGTTATCTCGGTATCAACTTGTATTTTATTTAATTTACTTTATTTATATTATACCATATTTTTTATTAAAAGTAAACAAATTAAAATATTTAGTCTTCACCGATTTTGCCCTCTAATAATTTATATTATTTCTAATATAAACGGCAAATCAATTACCAAATCCATTGCTTCGGTTAAGTTATTGTATCCTTTTACGGATTTACCTACACCGTGGTCAACTTGATTTAACGCTGAATCCATATCATAATATTGGTTAACCATTGAAGAAATAGCTTTTGAAGCACTTTTTGCACTCATATCTGTAACATTTTGGAATATAGCAGAACTTTTAGCTATTTCAGAAGCTGTTTTAATGTCACCTGCACCTGCTTGTAATGCAGTACTCATTCCAGTGATAACATCTTCTACTGATTGACCAACACTAATGCCTATTTCTCTTGCTTCATTAGCAACACTTTGTAAATTAGATGTATTTAAACTAAAGTTATCAGGAGCAACTCTTTTAAATTCGGACATTGCTTCATCTAAACCTGATATAGTATCTTTTATTTGATAAACAGCTTGATTTATACCATCAGCCATTAATTCACCAATAGTAAAATTCCTAAATGAATCCTTAATAGAACCAAAGAAACCTTGTATTTTAGAACCAAAAGAACCCATTTTACCAGTAGATGATTCAAAAGAACTAAAAGTTCTTTGTGCTTCAGAACTTAAGGATTTCATTTTAGAAATTGCATCATCTATTCCTACAGTACCTTCTCTTATATCTGAACCAAGTGCAACAAATTTATTTCCTAATTCATCTATTTTTGATGTGTCTCCACCTATATCTCTTATTTTGCTACTAAGTTTTTCTAATTCAGATATACTTTCAGCACATTTTAAAACAATAGATTTTTGTTTTAATGAATCTGCTTCTTGTTCAACTTGTTTTAATTCATCTTTTATTCTATTTATTTCACTTATATCAAAAGTACCTGAAGATAATGCACTCTTTAGTTTATCTCTCAATTGTTCAGCTTTTGCCATTATTTGGTCAAATTGTTCAGATAAACCTCTTCCTACATCACTTTGAAAACTTTTGAAGTTTACAGCTTTATCTAAATTTTGCATTGATGATTTAAATCTGTTTATACTTTTTTCAACTTTATTTATTTCAGCTTCATATTTAGAAGAAAAACCACTAAATGAACTACTGTTAAAAGCATTAGCCGATTCTCTTTGTGATTCTTTGAAACTTGAAGTTAAACGTTGCATAGCATTTTTTATTCTATCGGCTTGTTGTTCAAATCCTTTAGCAGTATCAGAACCACTAGATTTCAATGCTCCACTCATAGCTTGTTGTAATTCTTTAGCATATTGTTTATATTGAGATATAGTACCACTTATGTTGCCTAAACCTTGTTTACTACCCATTTGTTTTAACTTATTAATAAAGTCATCAATCATTTTTATGGCACTACTTAAATTTCCATTAGCTGAATTTTTTATACTTTCAAATTCACTCTTTAAAGCATTTATTCCACTAGTTGATTTACCTAATCTTAATAAAGCTGATTCAAAACCTGCTAAATATTGTTCTGCTTCATTTGATTTAACATTAAATGAAACTTCTAATTTCATATCACTAATTGTTTTTTTAGTGTTTTCTATTAATCCTTTTAATTTTTCTATGTCTTGTGCTGTTTTATTTATTGAATCAACATTAATATTTCCTTCTCCAATAGATGCTAAATTTTTCTTTACATCATTAACAACTTCATTCATTTCTCTTAATTGACTTATGTCAACTTTATTCAATGCTTCATTGTTTAGTTTATTTACTTCGTTTTCTAATTTAGAGAATGTTTTTTCTAAGCCATTAGCAGTATCTTCTAATTGTTTTAAGTTATTATTGTTAGCATCGCTAATTAAACTTGCACCAAGTCCACCACTAGTTTGACCTTTAAGTTTTTCTATTATATTCTCAGTTTTTTCTAATTGATTATTAAGGTCTTTTACTTTTGATGAATCTGTTTCAACTGCTATTTTATTTTTTAATTCATTTCTATATTGTAATATAACTTTTAATGCAGATTCTATATCTTTGATACCACTAGAACCCAAACGTAAATTAATTTCTTTACCAAGTGCATTTTGTATTTCCTTAAACTCTTGACCTATTTTGTCTACGCTTAAACTTGATAATTTTTTAGTTCTTTCTATTAAAGCATCTATACCACTAGTGTCCATATTTTTAAGTGACATTAAATCTTTAACAGCTTCTAGTTGTTTATTTAAATTAGGTATTTTAATGTTATCAAAAGATTCTCTAATAACATTATCCATTGCAGAATTTTTTAAATCATTAACTTCACTTGCGAATTCGCTTATTTCTTTTTTAATCTTACTTAAAGCAGAAATATCTACATTATCAGACGCTAATATTTTGCTTAATTTATCTTTTAATTCTTCACCTTTGTTAGCTAAAGTATCAAATTGACTATTTAATTCTTTACCTAATTCAGATGTCATATTTTCAAAATGTACATCTTTATCTAATGTATTAAGTTTTTCTTTAAGATTATCAACTGTTTTAATTGATTTATTAATTTCAGAAGACATTTTTTCATTAGCATTAGAGAAAGCATCAGTTTTTAATCCTTGAGCAATAGATTTTTGAGCTTGTGTAAATTCACTTTCTAATTGAGTTAATACACCTTTTATACCTTCTGCTTCTTGTTGATATTTTGTAGCTAAATTAACATCATTTGTTTTACCTGCTTGACTAGATAATCTTTTATATTCTTCTAAATATTTACTATATTGAGTTAATTCACTACTCATTTTTTCTACACAATTGCTTAATTCATTTACTTCTGCTTCAACTTTTTTAACATCTATTAAAGATATATCATTTTTATTTAAACCTTCTATATGAGATTGTATTCGTGCAACTTGACTATCTAAAGATTGAAAAGCACCTTGGTCTATATTACCTATATTTTTAACCTTTAGTTCTCCGACAGCTTTAGCTAAGTTATTAAATTTTTTAACTGATTTTTCTAAAGAACTATTTAGTTTTTCTAAGTTATTATCTTTTCCAATAGCTTTTATTCCATTGGCTAATTCTTTATAACCTGCTGTACCACCATTGAAATTGGCTTTAAGTTCTTTTAATGCATTAATAACTCTTTCTATTTGACTAGTATCTTGTCCTAATGATTCTAAATCTTTTTTAATTTTATTAAGTCCTGATACAGTTTCATCAGTTTTAATTTTTATACTAGTATCTTTAAGTTTAGAAAGTCCGGAAAAAGTACTTTCAAGTTCTGATTTTAACTTAGATAGTTCAGTAGTATTTATGTTACCTGATGATAACATATTGCCAAGTCTTTTTTCTAATTGATTAGTTTTATTAATCATTCCGTCAAATTCTTCTTTGACTTTTTGACCTAATTTAGAAGTAAGACCATCAAAATTTACATCATTATTAAGAGTTTGTAATTCTTTTTTATATTCTTGAGTTTTCTTAATAGATTTCTCAACTTGATTAATAAATTCTTGAGTATTCTTATTAATTGACTCTAATCTCAAAGATTTAGCCATAGATTTTTGAGTTTGATTAAATCCACTTTCTAATTGGTCTAATGCTTTTTCTATTTGTGTAACTTCTGATTTGTAAGCTTTTGCAAAACCAATATCTGTAGTACCACTAGCTTTTTTAACCAATGATTCATAATCTTTTAAATATTGTTTATATTGGTCTAATCCACCAGTTATTTTACCTAAACCTTTATTCTTGGCTTCTTTATTTACTTTTTCTATAAAACCACTTATTTTGTCTAGTGCTACACCTGGGTTAGTCTTAGATAAATCAAATAACCCTTCTAATTCATCTTTATATTTTTTAACCATTACGGTAGATTTATTAGATTTTATTAAAGCAGAATACATACCATTTAATTGGTCTTGAGCATTTTTCATATCTACTTTAACTGTTGCTTCTATATCTAATTTTTTAGCTGAATTACCAGTTGATTCTATTGTTTTTCTTAAATTATCTATGTCACCAGTAACTTTATTTATTTTATCAGTATTTAAATTTCCAACATTTAAACTATCAAGGTTTTTCTTTATGGCTAATGATTGTTTCTCTATGTTGTTTAAATCTTCTGTTCCAAGGTATCTGCTATCTTTATTTAATCTTTCTCTTTCTTTTTCTAAACTAGCATAATCATTTTTACATTTTTTTAATTTGGCGCTTAATGTATCTAATTCTCTTCCATTAGCTTGTTCCATTAAATTTAATGCTGTACTTCTACCTACTAAGTTTAAATCTCCTCTAAGTTGTTCAACAACTTCATCACATCTTACTATTTTATCTTTTAAAATATCTATTTGTTCTGAATTTGTTTCAACTGAAACTTTAGCAGTTAGTTTGTTTTTATAATCTAAAACATTTTTAATTGCAGTTTCAGCGTTCATTATGCCACTTAAACCTAATGGTATCTTTAATTCTTTACTAAATACTTGTCTTAATTCTTTGTACTGTTGTAACATTTGGTCAACACTTAAAGAAGTAAGTTGTTTAGCTTTAGAAATTAAAGCATCAACACCACTTAAATCCATGTTTTTAGCTGACATAGCTTCTCTAACAACTTTTAAGTCTTCTAATAATCCTGATACTTCAACATTATTAAACGCTTCCTTAGTTGCATCTGTCATTAATTTCTTATAGTCATTTGCTACTTCCCCTAATTTTTTTTCTACATTGTCAATATTACCTATATTAAGATTAGCTTTCATATCTTTTAATTTAGCTAATCCTTCATCTAAACCTTTTTGGTCTATTAATTCAACTTTCTTAGCTCGTTCAAGAGTACTAATCATTCTATCTACATTTCTTTGGGTATCTTTCATTTCTGCATTGATACCTTTAAGACTATTTCCAATACCTTTTTGAGCATCTTTAGTTAAATCTCTTTGGGCATTACTAGTTATTTTGGCAATAGATTTGGCTTGTTTGTCTATACTATTTTCTAATGATTTAGTAGCTTCACCAGTAGCCTTACCTATATTGCCACCTATGTCAATCTTTGTGCTTCCTAACGCCTTAGCTATCTTTTGCATTTCTTTCATAGCTTTGGTTGTGTTTTTTATGTTATTAGCACCTTTTGTTTGACCTATGTCTATATTTATCTTTTCTTTATTGTCATATTTTTTGACGAATTCCATCAATTGTTGTAACGCTTTACTAGTATCTAGTTGCGTACCAATTCTTATATCAAATTCACTCACAAATTACCACCACTCTTTCTTATTAATAGATTGATTAAACTATTGGTATCCCAAATGCCACTAAACAACTTCTATAATAGTCGGGTATTTCAGAAAGACATCTAGTGTAAGCAAATGGGTAAGCATTTGTTGCTTCTCTTCCCCAAGAATGACCACCTTCTAATCCTTCTAAAGCAAAGAAATGTTGCCCTTTTGTTGCTCCTACTAAACTAAACCAACCACCATTATCTACAAATTCAGTATGCATTCCAGTTGAATTAGCAGAAATTATTTGAGGTGTATTCATCAAATCGCCTGTTCTTACATATATGTTAGGTGAATAATTATTATAAATTCTATTTTCTAATTCATCTGTCATTATGTCTAACATTTTTTTTGCACTTAATTTAGCACAATCATCCATTGCCTTTAATACATATGCTTCTAGTTGCTCCATTGAATCAAAAACCAATTCAATCACATCCTATTTTCTATATTTTTTATTTCCTTTTCTTTTACAGGCAAGATGTTTTTCTCTTTTTTCTTTTTCTAAATCTATAAAAATATTCTTATCTCTTTTATCTTTAGCACGGTCTACTCTTTCTTGTGCATAATTCATTTCATCTATTGTAGACTTAGCTATTAAAGCCATAGCTAAATTTCTAGTTTGTTGTAAGTTATCCATAGCTATTTCATATTGTATTTCATATATCATATCATTAAATTCTTGCATTAACATTTTTCCAGTTAATGTGCTATCATTTAATAAAAATAATACATCATCTGTATCTATTACTAAATCAGTGAATTCTAAAATAAGACTAGTATAAAACATATTAAATAATTTTTCATCATCTTCATTATGTAATTCCATAATAGTGTTTAATTCATTTAATACTTCTTGTCTTCTATCACCTTTGATGTTCCATATAGTTATGTAACTAGGTTCACCATCCTCTTTGCTTATAACTTTTAATTTACATCTTATATCATCTGCGATTAAATCGCTTGTGAATGCTAATCTATCCACAAAAATCATCTCCTTCTTTTTATTTTACATATCTAAAATAAGACTATTGGGGCATAAAAAAAATGGTAAGAGATAGCAGTTATCTCTCACCATTTATCAAGTATATATTTAATTATTTATCAGCTTTAGTTTTTATAGAAACAATTTCAGGTTCGTTAAATCCAGCAGATACACCACCAGTAGTATTTTCTATATCCATTATTTTACCAGTATCATCTGCCATTATATCTAATACTAATGAGAATTCAGAAACATCAGAAGCAGATAAAGTTAAATCAGCTGAAACTTGTGCTTTTAAGTTGTAGAATTTTATTTTTTTGTATTGGTCTCCGTTTAATGAAGTAGTTCTAAAAGTACCTTCTGCTGTATAACTTTGGTTTGGAACTGAAGATGTTACAGATATTTTACCATCTGTACCTTTAGTAGCACCAAGCATCATACATAAGAATTCGTCATCCATTACTTGACAGTTCATTGTTAATGCCTTACTATTCGCATGAGGTCGTTAATCTCATACCGTCTTTCGACTGCTTATAGTTTCCTATAAGAGTAGACTATATCACTACCTATTCTAGGCATCCTCCATTTCCACTCACTTGAGTGTACTCCCATTTAGGGATAGTCGTTGAAGTTTATTCATATTTATTATTTTACTTTTAATTCATTTTTTATAATTTCATCTATTTTATCAAACTCATAATAAGCTATTCTTATTAATTTTATATTATTATTTTTACAATATTCTGTTTTTATTTTGTCTCTTTTTTGCTGTTTTAAAAAATTAGAATAAGTTCCAAAGTGTGGTTGATATTCAAAATGTTGGATACCATCAAATTCTATACAGCAATTATATTGAGGTAAATAAAAATCAAATGGAAGTCTTTTTTTATCTTTACAATCATTAAATTTATATTGTATTTCAATGTCATCAGAATATTTATGTAATATTCTATAAATTTCTTGTTCACCACTCGACATTTTACATACCGGACATCTTTGTTTTGCATTTTTAAATTTACTAAAACTCATATAAAAGATATGTCCTTTGTTACATTTTATTTTTAATTTTTGCTTATTGTTAATATAATCTTTTGTTAATAATTTATATCCAAATAAATTTAAATATTCTTTGACATATTCAATTGAATATTTTCTCTTATTTGCTGTTTCTAAATTTTTACATTTTCCACATCTACAATTATTACTATAGAAACTATTAAATGAAGTTTTATAAATATGGTTATTAGGACATTTTAATGTTATTTTATCATGTATACCGATATAATCACTTAATAATTTATAGTTAAAACTTTCAACATATTCTTTAACAAAATTATAATCATATTTAACAACTCCCATTTTATCACCTCCATTTACTTAAATTATACGAAATTAATTATTAAAAGTAAAGTAAAATAAATATAAATCTTACCTGCTGATTGTCCATTCATTCACCTTTAGGATTTAACCTTGGGTAATCTCAATTACTTTTTTCTACTTTCGTAACATTCACACTTATCATTTTCAGATTATGTTGTAGTGAATTGAGCTTTAGGAGTTTCCAGCAATTAAAAGGATTTGCTATGCTTTTTACAAACATAGGGAACGTTTTATTATTAATAAGTTATTCCTGTTCTACCACTTGAGAATGATATATAGTTATCTCCTTTTTTAAGTGCATATACTTGTTCTGAGTCCATTTGTATTTGACATTCATTTAAATAGTCTATTGTAGTAAAAACTGTTTGTTCACCTTTTTTAGTTATTTTTAAATCTATAGCATCTTTTATAGCAAAAAGTGTAGCCATTTGTAATCACCTTTCTTTTTATTATTTTATTATTTTATATTTTATTTATCAAAGAACCAATGTTCACTTTGTTTATCTACTTTAAAATTACCACTAGTTCTATATCTGATATCTATATCATAACTTTCTTGATTTTGATAATATTTGAAAGTGTTTTTAATTTGATATATTGTTAAATTTTGTATACTTTCATAAGTATATTGAGAATTTTTATTATTTACTATGTAGTTAACTAGAGTATAAATTGTTAAATGGTCTTTATTTTTACCTTCTCTAGCTTCTCTACCATATTCTTTCTCATAATTTGCTTTTTTCTTAGCAAATCTTTTAGCAAGTTCATCTTCTTCTTCAGTTTGAGGGCGTTTTTTTTCTACTTTCATATCTGTATCAAAGATATCACAGATTATCCATTTAAAGTCCTCATAGTTACTTCTATTTATTTTATAAGACTTATTGATTAAAATATAGTTATCATCCAATTTATCAATGATATTTTCACACATTGAAACTTGAACATCATCAGTCTTGAACAAAAATTTAATAACTTTTACAAGTCTATTAAGTACCAAGCCTTTAGAGAGCTCTGAATCTAACCATTCTTGTAAAGTGATATTTTTACCATTTTTAAGTATAGATAGATAAGAAGTAAATATTTGAATAAAAAACATATCAAAATTTTCTAATTCACTATTTTCTTCTTCTGATTCAAAATTTCTTTTATCTAAAGACATAAATGGTTCTACTAGAGCTTCAAAAGATAAATCACTATAAATTATATCTTTTAAAGTTGGTTGATATAAAGTAACTTCATCGTTAAATTTTATAGGTATACCAAAATATAATTTTTCTTCTTTTACCTTTTTCATATATTAATCTCCATTAAATCCATAGGCTCTGAATTGCATTTGGTATCCGGTAAATTGTTTAATTATACCTAATATAGGAGCAACCCTAATTAAATCAATAGAACCAATGGAATGTTTTTTTACATAATCACCTAATGCTTCTTCTAAGGCACTTAATATACAAATTGCTCTATTACCATTCATTGTATCAACACAATCTTGATGAACTAATATATCCACTGTAAAAGTTACTTCTCTAATTTTACCCCCAATTGTTGTAGGAGTAATTCTATATACATCTATAAACATATAAGCACCAGCATCTTTAACTGTTTCTTCTACTCTTTTATACATGAATATCTTTTTATTTGCTATATCACTAACTTTTGGTTTTTCTTGTTCTAGTATATCTTTTTCTTTATATTCATTATCAGTATAATATAAGAATTTTGTTAGCTCAGGGTGTTTTAATAAATGTGCATGAATCTCAGCTAACACTTTATTCGTATAACCATATAATGCCATATTCTAAAACATCCCCTTCACTAAAATTTCTTTAATTATATCTTCTTGATTTCTTCTTATTATTTTTAATTTAACCTTAGTGCCTATATAATCAATATCATCCGTACAAATTATCCTACAACCTTTACCATTGTATTTAGTATCTATATAAACACAGTTATCTTTGGCTTCTATTTCCCATCTGATAACTTCATGATTTGTTGTATAAACTTCATTACCACCTAAATATATATAATCAAGACCTATAATTCCACTTTCATCAACTTCATCATTTACTTTATTATAGGCATGATTATTCTTTTTATCATCCAGTGATGTTGAAAAAATTTGTCCGACAATACAATCTTTTACACCTGGTCTACTGAAATCATCTATATGAGTAATTTCAAAGACTTTACCACTAACCATTATTTTAAGACCACAATCAAGTGGTTTTGTTAATTCATTATCTGTAAAAGTTAATCTTCGTTTACCATCTTCATTAGACATATAAACCTTGTCTTTTAAACCATCACTATATAGTGTTAAGTTTGTTACTAACATTGGTATAATATATCTTTTTCCATGAAAATCAAATGCATATGAAAAATTACATTTTTTAGCTGTAAAAGTTTTATGTGATAATACGGCTTTCTTTTCTTCATGATACATTATCCACCATAGTCCATGCCAAAATAATATATCTCCACTATTAACATCCATATCCCATTTAAAGCTAAAGTATTTTTCATCATTAGTTTTTTGGTCATTCTTAGAAGTATCTTCAACTAAAACATTGATTTCACAATCTTTAGTACTCTTTCCAACATTCTCTCTTTTTACATAAGGAACTGTATGTACAGTTGGTGCAAGTTTATTATCTATTAAATCATCGAAGGTTTCTCTCGCTTCCTGTGTTCCTGCTTCTGATGGATTACAAACTCTATTAGTATACATTCTTCTTCTAAATATTTGAAGATAATCTTTATTATTCAAATCCATCACCTGACCAATCTCTATTTCTGTATCTTATCCTCATTTTAATGAAATCTTTTTCAATTCTTTCATGTAAAACTTCATTGTTAGCTAACATTGTAGCATTAGATAATTGTTGGAAATCGCTTGTATTAAGGTTTTGTTTTAAGAATCTATCTCTAAGAACTACACTATTATGCCATGATATTATCATACCATGAGCCAATATAACTTCTTCATCTAAATCTAAATCTTCATCATCAGAATTTATAGTTTTCTTAATAAATTTTTCACCAAATTCATCTTCAACTACTCTAGGTTTATATTTTTTATTTAATTCTTTAAAAAGAACAATTGCAGTTTCTATATATTTTTCAAATATAAACTCAATTTCTTCATCAGATATTTTGCAATATCTCGAATCCTCAATAAGAACTGATATTCTTGCATATATGTTTGAAACAGGTGTCATTATGAACACCTCCTTCTTATAATCTATCTACATCTGATTGTATCTTCTTCATACTTCTATCTATATCATCAAAAACATTTTGTATACCGAGTTTTTTCTCTAAATATGACATTTTAAAATTATTAGAAAACTCTTTTTCTTTATATAAAAAGATAGCTCTTTCAATTAATCTATTAATTACTTGGATTTTCATTTTATCTACTTCATAGAAAAACTCATCTACACTACAGTCAGCTGAAAGTAAATCATCAAAATACTCTTCATCAGGGATTTCTTCCATGCCTTTTTTAATTCTTCCTAATCCTACTATTTGTTCTAATTCTTCTATACCAATATTTTCATTATCAGGACAATATACATCTTCTATTAATACTGAGAAATCTTCAAATAAACTCTTTTGTTTTTTTACTATACTTTGTAAATCACTAAAAGTTATATCTTCTTCTTCAGTTGGTTTTAAAGATATATAGCTTCCACCATTTTTATCACTTCTAAGAACAACTTCAAATATAGAATTATTTTTAATTGTTATATCTGCATCCTTTAAATCTCTTTTCATCTCACTGATTGTTTTTTTATCTAATCTATCTTTTTTTCTTTCACGCATATTATCTCTCCTTTAAATAATTATACGAGGGAGAAATTATATCCTCCCTTTTTTACTATTTATAAATTAGTTCATTTTGTATATTCCATAAACAGAAGCTTTACAAACACCTAATTGTATTCTTCTCATGAACATATATTCAAATTGCATATCTTTTCTTACTGCTGGGTCAGATACTTCTATAACATCTACATCGCCTTCAAATAATAATTTTATTATTTTAGTTCCGTTAGGTATTACATAAAGCATTTTATTACTTAACATAAATTCATCTTTTCTGTTAACTGATTGAGGTATTTCAACAACAGGAGTTCCATAGTAATCTCCAACTCTACCAGTTTTGCTTATGTTTTCTTTGTCGCTATCTGATAAGTAAGCTTGGAATGCACCATCTGCACCAGTTCTTAATTTAGCTAAAGCAGTTTTAGTTCCGTATATAGTAGCTTTTTGTCCAGTTTTAGCTTCAACTCTTTCTATTAATTCAACCATTTTTTCATCTTGGTATGCACCAGTTACACCGAATTTAGCACCTAAACTAGAGTAAGCATCTTCTATACCTCTAACTATATATTCACCTATTTTAACTTCAAATGATTTTCCTAATCTGCTTATCCATTCAGCAAAGTCAGTTCTGCGTTTATTTTCGACTAGGGTCGTTACTCCTAATCCGTTCTCTTATGAACTGCTCATGCTTTCACATGAGACAAGACTATATCACTACCTATTTCTAGGTATCCTCCATTTCCACCCACTTGAGTGTACGAGCTTATGCTCTAGTCGTTGAAGGTTATTCTAATTTAACACTAATTCTTTTATAAGTATGTTTTCTATATTTTTAAATTCCCAATAAGGAATTCTAATAAGTTTTATTCTTTTTCTTTTACAATATTGTGTTTTTATTTCATCATGTATTTTAGTTTCTATAAGTTTATCAATACCACCCCAATGTGGTAATATTTCAAAATGTTGTATTCCATCATATTCTATTGCAATATTTAATGAAGGTATGTAAAAATCAAATGGCAACTCTTTTTTACATTTACAATCTTTGAATTTGTATTGTGATTTAAAATCTATACACATTTCTTTTAATATATCTTTTACTTTTTCCTCACCTTTAGACTTATTACATTCTGTGCATCTAGTTCCTTCTTTAAATTTTCTAAATCTAACTTGATTCATATGTCCTTTAGGACACTTTATCTCTATTAAACTATTATTTTTTTCATATGTTATAAATCTTATAAATTTATAATTTTGAGATTCTATAAAATTAATAATATCTTTTTTAGACCATATTATATGACATTGAAAACATCTTCTATTATTATAGAAATTACTAAAGTATGTTTCATATGATTCGTGTCCTTTATTACATTGAATTTCTATTATACTTGCATATTTATTAAATTTTACAAATCTTATAAATTTATAATCTTGAGATTCTACATATTTTATAATTTCATCTTTAGTCCAAATAGTATCCTTTTCTCTTCTACATTGTTCACATCTCGTTCCTTCTTTTTTAGAAGTACCTTTAAATGCATCAAATCGAACTTTATAAGGTTTATGATTAGTATTACCGCACCATACTAGCACTATTGATTTCATTCCATTTAATTTAACCATTGATATGAATTTATAATTTGTTTCATTTTCTATAAATTCTTTTATTGTAATTTCATTCCAAATCTTTCTTGTCATTTTCATCACCTCCACTTATTTATATTATACTCATAAACTTATAAAAAATTAAGTGTTAATTAAAATCTTCCCTGCTGATTGTCCATTCATTCACCTTTAGGATTTAACCTTGGGTAATCTCAATTACTTTTTTCTACTTTCGTAACATTCACGCTTAGGATTTAACCTTACGTTGTAGTGAATTGAGCTTTAGGAGTTTCCAGCAATTAAAAGGATTTGCTATGCTTTTTACAAACATAGGGGGCTGTCTAGTAAACTAAGTTACCCCTTCTAAAGTCATCAAATTCAGTATATAATTTAGCACCTAATTGGAAACCAGTCATAGTAATTTTACCATGAGTTAAGTTTTGTCTTCTTAATTCAGAAGTACCATCAGCTACATATCCTATTTCAAATAATTCTTGGTTCATAACTTCAAAGTCTTTAGTATCACCTAAAGCTATATCTTCTATGTCTACCCAAGATTCAAATCTAGCTAAAACATTTTCAGCTACAACTGGAGTTAATATTTCTCTCATTATAGCAAATACTTTGTATTTGTTATCCATGAATTTATACATATCCCAACCATCTTCACATCCAGCTGTTTTAAGTATTATATTTTTTATAGCTTCATTTGCAGATTCTGCATCGAAATTAGCAGTTTTACCTTTATATAGACTGTAAGCCATATCTCTTACATCAGTTATATTTAATTCTGACATTCGTCTCATTCTCCTTTTTATCTTATATTTTATTTATTTTATATTTTATACAAATCTTATTACTAATGATTTTTGTACTGTATCGTCTACACCTTGTTTTCCAAATTCATATTTATACATAGGTATTACTATGTCTTCTTTAGCTTCAACAACAGCTATTACAGTGTCTCCAGCACTAGCTTTAGCTAATTTACCATCTGCTCCTAATTTTAATTCGTCTTTTTCAACTACTGTATCAGCAACTAATGCTTCAGGTATTGTGACTATATCACCTAAAACTGGTTGATATCCTCTTCCTGGTCTACCTGCTTCTAATTCAAATTCGCAAGGTAATTTTCTTTCATCATATTGGTTTGCAACACTGCAATGGAATAATAAATTAGCTCTTTTAGTATCAGCAGTAGCTAATTTAACTTTATAAGCTTCATAATCAGCTTCAACTCCTAGTACAGCATTTTCAGCTTTTCCATCTATTTCTAGGAAAAGTCCATTTTGTAAGTTTTCACCATAAACGAATGTTCTTGGTTTACCTTCGATTATGTCTAATCTAACTATATTTTTTACATCCATGTTTTTCATGCTCCTTTTATTATTTATTTTTGTTTCCAAATTCTTTTAATAGATAATCAAATCTTGATTTTGGTTTTGCTGGTTCTTCTTTTTTAGAATCAACTATATTTAAACTGTTTTCTTTTTCCATTTTAGCAAATTTTTCTTTTTCTGCTCTATTCTTTTTAGCTTCTAAAGCAAATAAGCAAGTTTCAAACATATCTAAATTAATTGATTTGTTATAAACTTTTTCTACTAAATCAGAAGTTTCTTCTTCATTGAATTCAAATTGTGATAAAATAGCATTAACTTTTTCATCGAATTGAGCTTTTTCTTCTTGAGCTTCTATATCAGCTTTAAATTGTCTAAGTTCTTTTAATTCTTTTCCAACTGCTTGATACATTTCATCTTTAGCTGTATATTTTTCTTTTTTATCAGTATTTTCAAATCTAGCTGAACTTGATTCTTTAGGTCTCCATTCTTGAATATATAATGCTTTATTATCCAAATCTAAAGTAACATCATCATTATTTATAGAATAAGTTACTCCATAGAATTCATTTTCTTCTTCATCTTCTATAACAACAACTGAATCTTCAGGGATTAATTCTACTACATAATATTTTCTCCAAGTATAAGTATCACCCCAATAGCTCACATATTCATAAGTGTAAGATTCTAATTGTTTTCTTATAGCTTTAAATGTATTATTTAAAGAAAGTCCAAAGTCTGCTTTGTCATCTTCTACTGTATGATTTTTCTTTTTGCAAGATTCATCTTCTTTGTCCTTATCTTTGTCATCATCATCTGATTTATCATCATCCTTGTCATCTTCATCGTCATCTACTTTATCGTCTTTTTTATCATCATCATCTTCTTCTTCGTCATTGACTGCATGATTTTCTTTTTTGCAAGATTCATCTTCTTTATCTTTATCGTCTTCTTTGTCATCATCCTTTTTGTCATCTGCTTTATCTTCTTCATCATCATTAACTGCATGATTTTCTTTTTTGCATACACAAGGATTTTCACCACATTCAGGACAAACTTCTTCATCTTTGTTTTCTTCAGCAAATTCTTCTTTGTTTTCAACAGCAGAAGTTTCTTTATTTACATCCACACTTAATCCCTCCTCTCTTTGACATTTTAATAATTTATTTAATTTTTCAACAGAAGATAAATATTCTTTATATTCACTATCTTCTTTAGAAAAATTCATACTAAGTACACAATCTTCCCCCATAGCAATATCTTCACATAAGTTCGTTATTCTTACGCAGTTCTCTTATGAACTTCTTTAGCTTTCGCTAAATGTTGAGACTATATCATTATCTTACAATAATTAAATAAGACATTTTCTATTTCATCTTACAATAATTAAATAAGACATTCTCTACTTCCTCTTACTTAAGAGTACTTTACTTTAATTGCAATCAAAAAGAACCTCTGATAAGGTTCTTACAATTATTTCAATAGTCGTTGAAGTTTATTCATATTTATTTAATTAAATTCTTGACAAATTATTTTTTCAATATTTTTAAAGTTCCAATATGGTATTCTTATAAGTTTAATATTGTTATTTTTGCAATACTCAGTTTTAATAGTATCTCTTATTTTGATATCTATAAATTTATCTAATCCACCAAAATAATCAACTATTTGATAATGTAGCTCTCCGTCATATTCTATAACCATATTATATTGAGGTAAATAAAAATCAAATGGCAATTCTTTATAACATTTACAGTCTTTGAAAGTATATTGGTGTTCAAATTCAATATTAAGTTTTTCTAAGTTTTCTCTTATTTTCTTTTCTCCCTTAGATTTTCTACACATAGGGCATCTTTGACCTTCTACGAAATGGTCAAATCTAATTTTGTATTCTCCATGCTTTTCACATAATATTTTAATAATAGAATTGAAACCATTATATTCTATAAAATCTATAAATTTTTCCTTTTCTTTTTCAACATAACAAATTATATCATCTTTTTTCCATTTTATTTTACTTCCACTATAACATTGTCTACATCTATGATTTTTTTGAAATTCTGAAAAATATGTTATATACGGTCTATGATTTTTATTACCACACCAAATAGATATCTTACTTTCATATCCCTTATTTTCAAGAATCTCAATTAATTGATATTTCTCTTTTTCTATGGCTTCTTTAATAGCATTTTCATCCCATATAATCAAAGATTCATTTGCACATTGTCTACATAAATGATTGTTTAAAAAATGTTCAACTCTAGTGACATATGGAGTATGACCATTGTTACATTGTAATTCGACACACCATCTTTTATTTTTGTAAAAAACATTAAGAACTTTATAATTTATACTATTTGCAAATTCTATACATTTATTGATAAGTTCATTCTTTTTATTTATAAATTCACAATTTTTACAATAATTCTTATCTTTTTTTCTTTTAAAATTATTGAATTTTATTTCATAAACTTCTCCACACTTTTTACATTTTATTAATATTATAGAATTTAATTCATCAAATATCTTAAAATTAATTAATTCATATTGTGTTTTATCTATATATTCTTTTATAGAATTTTTATTCCATGCCATTTAATCACCTCCCCATTTACTTATATTGTACCTATTTTGTTATTAAAAGTCAAACATTTAATTTAAATAAATTTAGAATCTTACCTGCTAGACACCCATTATTTATAGTACTTAGGGTTTAACCATATACCATTCAACTAATTTTTTCTGCTTTCGCCACGTTCACGCTCGTCGTTTCCAACCACGTTGTAGTTTAGTTGACTTTAGGGATTACAAGCAATTCAGAGAATTTTCTATACTAATCACTTAATATAGGGAGCTAACTTACTCCTGGATATTTTGCACCTAAAACTGTAACTCCAAGAAATTCAAATTTATTAATATTACATCTTTGTTTTCTATCATAAGAACAATTGTTTATATAAATTTCCATAGAGACTTCTTTTTCTTGGTCTTCTTCTAATATGTCATAAGCATCATTAGAATAACATTTCCATATGTAACCATAGCACCCTAAGTATGTTTCTCCATCTTTTTCTTCAAAGAAATATTCATTACTTTCAGGTATTACTCCAATAGGTACTTCTTTATAGTATTCTCTTACTTTAATTGTTCCATCTTCATCTGTAAATATATCTAAATCAGTTTCATGTCCTGCAAAATCTTTGTTATCTTGTCCATCAGTTTTTTCAACAAATGCCAATATTGGAATGTTTGCAAGTGTATCTATTGAATCATTTATACTATCTACTGAAAATACAGAACCATTAAGGTTTTCACCTGTATGCATAATGTATATTTTAACTTTTTTAAAGTTTGTGTTAACTAAAACTTCATCTGTACTTTCAAATCTTTTAATAGGTAATCTAAGTTTGTTATTCATAATTACACCTCCTTTCAAATTAGAAGGTAAATTTGTTATTTACTAATATTATTTTACTATTTTCTTCTTTACTAAAATTTCTATTTAATAAACTCATATCATTAATAAAGAATACATAAATTATTTCTCCATTAACTTCTTTTTGTTTTTTTAGAACTTGTTTATTATCTAATAATTTATCTTTTATACTTTCATCAGTCGTATAAACAAGCATAAAAGCAACACTCTCCTTTGAAAAATGTCAATCTTACATATTATTTATAAGACGATATTTTTAATAAAATATCGAAAAATGAAGTATTATTTAGTGCTATCAGGATTCTCACCAACATCTTTTTGATTATCAGGGTTATCTGAATTTTTAGGTCTACCTAATTCTTCTTCTTCATCTCCACTTTGAGTGTAAGAAGTAGCTAGAGGTACAAAGAATTCATCTATACCATTTTCAGTTTCAAATTCAAGTAATGATAATGCTTCTAATGGTGCATAATGATTACAAGCTAAAAATTTCATTCTTGATAATCCTACTGTACAACCTTGCATTGATTCTGTTACTAAAGTTTGTTTATTGTATTGAGTGTTTCTTACAAATCTAACCATCCATAAAGGATTTCTTTTTAATTGTTTTACTCTATATTTAGTATAGTTTTCAAATACATTATTTAAAACATCACAATATATTTCATCTGCTGTTACCCCAGTAAGTATAGCTTGGTTATTACTTTGATTACCATTGAATATCTCACTATTAACACCTGAATTATTATAAACTAATTCAGTTAATGTTTGTCTATTACTTGCGTTTACATTACCAGTTCTTTGTAATGTTAATGCTTGTACTTTCAAAGGGTTAGTGTTTACACAAACGTTGTATTCAATTAGGGTCGCTACTCCTAATCCGTTCTCTTATGAACTGCTCATACTTTCATATGAGACTAGACTATATCACTACCTATTATTAGGTACTCTCCATTTCGAGTGCCAATCACTTGCACCCTACGAACTTACGTTCTAGTCGTTGAACCTTATTTTAAGTTTAATTCTTTATTTAATATTTCTTCTATGTTGTCATATTCCCAATATGGAATCCTTATAAGTTTTATATTATTATCTTTACAATATTGATTTTTAATATTATCATTTCTTTTTCTTTCATTAAATTTAACTATACCTCCAAAATATTCAATAGGTTCATAATGTTCTAACCCATCGAATTCTATTAAAATAATATTATCATTTATAGTAACCATAAAATCAAATGGTAATGGAAATTTATATCTACATTCTTTAATTCTAAATTCTTGTTTAAAATTATATTGTTTATTTTCTAAATATTCTCTTATTTTTCTAGCCCCTCTTGATTCTTTGCAAAATTTGCATCTTCTACCTTTTAAATACCAATAAAATGTAATAGAATAAATTTTTTTACATTTATTACAATATAGATATAAAATACTATCTAAACTATGATAGTCAATATCTATTAATGTATCTTTATTATCTTTTATTATTTTTTTTATTTCTTCTTCACTAATTCTATTTTCTTTAAGAAAACATTGCATACATCTACGACCATTTCTAAATGTATCAAATTTAATAGTATATACATATCCACATTTAGGACATTTTATTTTTATAAGAGATTGAACACCTTTAGATTTTATAATTTCTATTAGTTCATATTTATAACTTTCTAAATATTCTTTAATAATTTCATCATTCCATTTTCTTCTTCTTTCATCATAACAAGACTGACATCTTGTTCCTCTTTTAAAATTATTAAAAATAACTTCATATGGTTTATGATTAGGGTTACCACACCATATCAATAATCTTGTTTCTTTTCCAATTCCACTTATTATTTTTTTTACTATATAATTTTCATTATTTATAAATTCTATTATTTTTTCTTCAGTCCATTTTAATGCTATATTAATTACCTCACTTTATTTTATATTATATTAAAAATCAATGAATTAAACTTAAAATCTTGGTTGCTGATTGTCCATTCGTTCACCTTTAGGATTTAACCTTGGGTAATCTCAATTACTTTTTTCTACTTTCGTAACATTCACGCCTGAGTTTTAACTCTACGTTGTAGTGAATTGAGCTTTAGGAGTTTCCAGCAATTAAAAGAGTTTTCTATGCTTTTTATAAACATAGGGAGCTATATGTTACTCCTACTGGTAAATTGGCTTTAGCTGAATTATGCATTTTTATAAGGTCAGCTTCAGCTATTCTTGATTCGCCTTCTTCATCTACATCATATTGCATATGTATCATTTTTAAATTATTAGCTTTATTTTCCACAACTTCATTTTCTTCTTCTTCCATTAATCTTAATAATGAAGGAAATAAATAAGATAAAGTTGGAACAGATTTTGTTGAAGTCATATTATTTAAACTTAAACATATTGCTTCAGGGTCATCTACTATTACATAACCTGAACCAGCAGTTCCTAAGTATTGTTCAGGTGATAGTGTACCTGCTTTATGTTGGTCATATAATCTTTGTAATCCTAAAGGCATCATTGAATAATATTCTGCTGTACCTAATTTATTAACATTAATTGCATATTTATATAAATTATCATTTATAACCTTACATATCTTACATATTTCTGTTGGTATTTCTTTTAATATAGTACCTTGATTATCAGATACATCATATAAGAAAACTTCTCCTTGTATCATAAGGTTAACTCCTATGTTACGATAATTTGATTTCCAACTAATTCTTTCTAATAAATTACTTATATCTAAATAATCTTTATATAATTTATCAGGTGTTATTTTTCTTTTTGATTTAGAAAATTTACTAATTGTAGTTGGATATAAATATAAATCATAGATATTCATACCAGCATAGTTATTAATTATTCTATTGTATATACCACTATTATAATACAACCAAATACTAGCTTTTTGTAAGTTAAGTGCATTTGCTTGTGGGTCTTCTAAGAATCCCATTATTTCACTAGCACTATATTTAACTGGTTTAGTTGTATATTTTTGTGCATTGTTAGCTACAGAAGTTTCAGCAAACAACTTCTTTTGCTTTTTTTCTTCACTCACTCATATCATCCCTTTCTTTCTCAATATTTTAATAAGACTACCATAGATTAGCTAATCCACCTTTTTTCTTTTTCTTTAATTTTTTTTCTCTTTCTCTTATGAAATAATTACCATAAGCTAAACTTGAATATCTATCCTTACGTTTACCTGTGGTTTCATAAAGTTTAATATAAGAATCTTTTATTTCATATTCCAATTGAGTTATTTCATCTTGCATTAAAGAAGTTTGAACATAAGGCATTAATTTGTCAGCTTGTTCTTTAGGAGACATCTTATGATATCCTTCTATAAAGTCATCTGCTTCAAATTGTGTTTTTAATAATCTAATGGTTTTATTTTGAAATGCTGTTTTAAGAGTTACTGCAATTTCGTGGTTAAATTTTGAACTACCATTAACACAGAATATAGATTTTTGTGCTTCAGAATAACCACAACGTTCTTCATATTTTTCATCATTCATTGCTTTCAATGGAGGATAAACTATTCCTCTTTCTACATCTGTTGTATATTCACCTAACTCATCTAACACAGATATCCCATTACCGGCAGTATCTAGCACTATATAATCACTTTGAGTGTCAAAATATAATCTTTTTATATTTAATGCTAATTGTTTGGCTGTACAACCATCATAGGTTTCTTGCCATAAAACTTGTGATATATAATTTTGATTCTTTGGAATACTTCTTATAAAAGTAAATACGGCATTATCGTTGTCATGTCCATTTTTACTATTCATTAAGGCTATATCACAACTAACTACTCTAAGTTCTTTATCGTTTAATTTTTTCAAATGATAACTCTTTTTCTCTTTATTTTTATTTCTATAATATTCCTCTGCTGTTGGAGGATACCATGCATATTCCAATGTTCTACAAGGTAATATGTCACTTGATTTAAAATAACTAGTATCTTTATCAGAATAAAATAATGCTTCAAATTCCATCATAAATGATATTTCCGACATATTCTCATCTGATAAAATATCTTGTATTCTTTTTTTGGTTAATATTCCATGATAAGCAGATAATTGATAAGGTAAATTACATACAAAATAATCATCACCTGCTAACATTTTCTTAACGTGGGAAGAATAAAGGTCATAACTCCAATGATTCTCAAACCAGGCACTACTAAGGTATATTTCTTGGTTTTCTTCTGATGGATAATCTGCATATTTTCCATCATCTCTATTCTTAAATTTTGGTATTCTAACACAGTTTAAGAATGGTCTTAATACTGAGTTTAATGTATCGAAACCTCCTTGTATCATTCTGTACTCATCTCAAAGTTTTATCGTGGAGCTTTTTATCTATTAATAGTGTGTCGATTCACACATCCACCTCTTATAGTTTCCTATAAGTTTGGCATACATTTCCACCTTATACAGTAAGGTGTTGGATACTCTTGGAGATATTTTATTCTTTGCAATTAAAAAAGAACTATTATATAATAGTTCTTGCAAAGGTTCAATCTCTATGCTCTACATTACTGACAACTTTTTAATTTTATCAGTTAACTCGGTATTACCATATCTTTCGACTTAGGTTTCACCGATTTTACCCAATTACAGATATACTTTTATATATATGTATATCTAGGCAGATGACTACCACGAGTACATGGCATCTAAGACCCCTCGTATTTTGAGAGGCGTTTACTGCATTTGTGTTCATATAAGGTTCGTTATACCTTATACCGTTTATTTGTGAATTTTAATTAATCACATAAACTGCTCATGCTTTCACATGAGAGCAGAACATATCATTATCCTTTACTAAGGATACCGACCACTACCTAGACTACTAGGATACTTGTTCGTTGAAGGTTATTCATTATTATTTAAATTAAAATTTTCTATAAGTATATTTTCTATATTATTAAAATCCCAATACCATATCTCTAATAAATTAATGTTATTATTTTTAGCATAATCTTTTTTTCTTTTATCATGTTCCTTTTGTATCTCATATCCTTCATCTGTTTGTTTTCTAGCAGTTCCATCATGATAAGAACCTTGATATTCTATTAATGTATTATTGATATAGAAATCATAAGAAAGTTTTCTACCACCAACCCCAATTAATCCTTCGTATTTTTTTTGACATTCATAATCTACATTTTCAATTAAATTATATTTATCAAATATTCGTTTAATTTCATATTCTCCTCTTGATTGAGCTTTACATAAACATCTTCTATCTTTATTTTGATAGTGCCCAAATGAAGTTTCAAATACATTATTACATTTACCACATTTAATTTTTAAATTTTGTGAATTGTTTACATAAGTTTTTGATAATAGTTCATCACCTTCATTTTTTATATAGTTATATACATACTCATATGAAAGTCTTTTATTATTTGCATTATTTTCTATACCACATTTTTTGCAACTATTACCATTATTACATAATATATAATTTTGACTTGTTAAAAATGGTTCATGATTAATATTTCCGCACCATACTAATAAATTTTTTGTATCACTACTTATATACTCTCCCTCTAGCCAAATAAGTCCTCTTTCTCTAATTAGGTTTTCTACATCTTCTCTTTTTAACATTTTTGCTTCTTTTTTACATTCTTTGCAAGAATTTCCATTTTTTAGCATAGTTTGTCTAAATGATGTAAATTTTATTTCAAACGGTTTGTGTTTTTTATTCTTACATTTAATTTTTATTAAACTTCTTATGTTATTAAATTCTATAATTTCAATAAATTCATGGTTATATTGTTCAACAAAATTTTTTATTGATTTTTTATCCCACATTATTTTTGACATATTATCACCTCCATTTATTTATATTATACAACTTATATTATTAAAAGTCAAATATTTAATTTAAATAATTTTAGAATCTTCCCTGCTAGACTTCCATTGTAAAAGTACTTAGGATTTAACCATATACCATCTAACTAATTTTTTCTGCTTTCGCCACATTCACGCTTACCTTTTCAGGTTACGTTGTAGTTTAGTTAGCTTTAGGATTTACAAGCAATTCAATCGGTTATACACACTAATTACTCAATGTGCAAAGCATTAAACTTGAATGGTACTACCATTGTTGAAGATGATAACTGTTTCATTAGTACCAATGACTACTTTAGAAATCTCCCGATTTAACATTTTCGACTGAGAACATAACTCTTTGGCTATCTTCTCCTTTATAAGATTCCTTATGTTCAATAGAATATCGTTACTATTCTATCCGTTCTTTTATGAACTGCTCATGCTTTCACATGAGAGCAGACTATATCATAATCTTATTAATATAAGATTTCTTCCACTACCTAGACTACTAGGATACTTAGTCGTTGAAGTTTATTCATATTTATTTTAATTTATTACCTTTTCTTCTTTGTTTTCTTTTAATATTTAATTCTTGACAAATAATGTTTTCTATATTATTAAATTCCCAATATGGTATTCTTATGAGTTTTACGCTATTATCCTTACAATATTGTGTTTTAATTTTATCATGTAATACTGTTGATTTATATGTTTCTATTGCTCTTTCATCTGAAGCTCCATTCCAATTTCTAGGTTCATAATGCCCTTCTCCATCAAATTCTACACAACAATTATAATCATACAAATAAAAATCAAATGGCAAAGGATTTATATCTCTACAATCATTAAAAATATATTGATGTTTATAGTTTATTTTATAATTATTAAATAAATTTATAAGTCTATACTCACCTTTACTATATTTATTATAACAATATGGACATCTTTTACCATTATCAAAATTATGATATGTAGTAGGATATTTATGACCATTAGGACATTTTACATTGATTTTTTCATTTGCATTTTTATATTCTTCAGATAACAATGTATAACCATATTTTGATAATCTCATTCTAATTTCTCCAACGGTAGGTTTATAACAACAAGAACAATAATAACATCTTCTTCCATTTTTAAAATCAGTAAATCTTACTTTCCATTTATGACCATTTGGGCATTCTAATTCTATACGTTTTTTATTTCCATTGTATTCTTTTGATATTAATTTATACCCTTCTTTTTCTATGTATTCTTTTACATATTCATAAGAAAACATTCTTGGATTTCTACCTTTACATTTATCACATTTACAACGTTGTTTAGCATTTTTAAAATTATCAAATCTTACAATAAAATCACTTTCATTAGGACACATTAAATGAAGTTTATCTTTACAAGTCTTATATTCTTTTGATATTAATTTATAACCAAATGATTCTACATACTTTTTCACATCTTCATATTTCCATGCCATAATATTTCACCTCCATTTACTTAAATTATACGAAATTAATTATTAAAAGTAAAGTAAAATAAATATAAATCTTACCTGCTGATTGTCCATTGTAAAAGTACTTAGGATTTAACCTTATACCATCTCAATTACTTTTTTCTACTTTCGTAACATTCACGCTTAGGATTTAACCTTACGTTGTAGTGAATTGAGCTTTAGGAGTTTCCAGCAATTCAAAAGATTTGCTATACTAATCACTTAATATAGGAGACATTATATCTCGCTTGTTCTTTAGTTGAACAAGAAACTACAATTAAACTATTTGGATATAATATTGCTTTACAACAAAGGAATATTGCTGTCATATACGATTTCGATAACCCCCTTGCACATATTAGGCAAGTGCTATACATTATATTCATCATATAAAGCAATATAATTTGGAACGGATATAAATTAAGTCCCAAAAAATCCAGTGCGAATCTATGGATGTTTAGCCTATAGAATGCAGTCCATATTTTCATACCTTCATTTAATCTATCTTTTTTTCTTTGGGATAAATTCCTTCTTTTTCTATGAGGACTTTTCATGACATCATCGGAAAGTATTTCTTCTTTTTCAATATTTTCTTTTGCACTACTCGTCATTGTCTTCCTCACCTACTTCGTTCTTTACTTCATTTTCTACTTCGGTATTATTCTTATTTTGTTCATTGTATATTTTATCTACATCTTCATAATCTTCTATTCCTTCTTCTCCCCCTAAAACATCATTTTTAGCTAACTTCCACTGCTTTGCAAAAGGCAAAACAAACGTTAATATTTATTTATAGTCGCTACACTATAAACCTTAGTTAATTCTAAGCACCTAGTTTCCTAGAGTGACTAGACTATTTCTTCACCCTCAGCATTATCTGTTAGGGGCAGACCTTTTCGAGTGTCAATCACTTACACCCTACGAGTATTTAAACTCTAGTCGTTGAGGTTTATTCATAATTTATTTATATTTTATTTAACTTTAATTCTTTATTTAATATTTCTTCTATTTTATTTAAATCATAATAAGGGATTCTAATTAATTTTATTCCATTGTTTTTACAATAAATATTTTTAATAGTATCCCTTATTTTACCTTCAACAAAACCATCAAATCCACCGAACCATTCTATTATCTCAAAATGTTGTTGCCCATCAAATTCGATACAACAATTATGTTGAGGTAAATAAAAATCAAAAGAAAGGATATGCTTAAATTTACAATCATTAAATTTATATTGAGCTTTAAACTTTATATTATATTTATTTAAAACATCACTAATACTCTTCTCTCCTTTAGTTTCATTACATTGTGGGCATCTGTATTTGTCATAATAAAAGGAATCAAATCGTGTTTCCCAATATGCATGGTCATCATTTCCACACCATATCAATATTTTACTTTTATTATATTTATATTCAATTATTTTTATAAAAACATAACCTTTATTTTCTACATATTCTCTTATTGCATCTTCTGTCCATTTTGTTTTACTTAAGCTAGATTTTTTAAGAGAACATTCAGGACATCTTGTACCGTTACGATTACTTCTTCCTTTAAAATTAGCAAATGTAACTATATATGGCTTATGATTTTCATTACCACACCATATTTTTACTTTTGTATTTTGACCATAACCATCTAATATTTCTAAAACTTTATAATTTTTATCTTCTATAAAATTAATTATTTTTTCATTAGACCAAAATCTGTTTTCATCATAACATTGTTTACATCTAGTGCCTTTATTTTTTCCTCTTCCTTTAAAATTCCCAAATGATACTTTATAAGGTTTATGATTTATATTTTTGCACCAAACTATTATTTTTGATTCTATTCCTCTATATCCATCTTCATCAAATCCAATAAATTCATAATTATTTTCTTCAACAAAATTTTTTATAAATTCTTTTGTATATTTTATTACACCCATAATATCACCTCTTTTCTTATATTATACGAATTCTATTATAAAATGTAAAGTCAAATAAATAAATTAATTTTAGAATCTTACCTGCATGAACATCCATTTTAACATATATAAATATGTTTGGATACTTAGGATTTAACCTTATATCCATCCTTACGTTTTTTCTACTTTCGTACCATTGCCG